ATTCATATGCTTAATTTTATAACGTTATTATATATAAGGCAAATAATCAGTTGAGTAGTATTACTCAACCTGTCTGCCTTCACCTTGAGGATTTCTAGCTTCCCCCGAAATATCTGGGGAATTATTATCCCTTTCTTGGTCTCTTGTTCTGGTATTTCCAGCCTGGGCTCTTACTTCCGCCTGCTGTTGTGGCTTTAATTGTACTACTTCGTCCCCGCCATCCATTGGAACCATACCCTTGCGAATACGAACTTCATTTGGGGTAATTACCTGCATTCTTAAATAACGCTCATCAATCTTAGATTGAGTATCTTCGTCAGTAAGCGACAATTCATTAAATTTAATTTGAAGGGCATCAGTCATTTCTTCAATTAATTTATTTAGTTTCTTTTCTAAAATATCTTGGACTGGCTTACATACCTGCTCTTTAAATGTTTTATCTGCATCACGGGCATTTGCCAAAGAAATTCCTTGTGGGCTACCAATTTTAGAAATTGGGACACGGTGAGCCATTAATATTTCATCACGGTTAGATTGACGATATACGTTAAATGAAGATTCTTGTGCTCCCGCCTCAACTGGCTCCATTTTAAATTCAACCTTAGAGTCTGGGGAATCGGCTGGAAGAGGAATATATAGTGAGCGGTGATTCTTTCCTTTAAGACCGACCTGGAAAAATTCCAGCAATTTACGCTCTGACTCTGTTGAGAGCTTTGCACCTTTTACCGTAATAATATAACGTGGTACTGCCTTATTTTCAAAATAGTCAAGGTTATATTTACCAGCAAATTCATTTCCAGCCATAGCATTTGATGCTGCTACGATGTCTGGGATACCATAGTAGTTATTACGTGGGGTATATTTCTTAAAGTGGATAATTTCATTTGGTCTATCGCTGCCGTCCGCAATTGGATTAGGAGTTTGCTGATCTGCAAAATTACGGAAGAATACAGCCTTGCCATAAAGCAATTGAATAAAGCCATCACGAAGACGACGGACACGCATTGTCTTTGAAGGAATATGTCCGATATATCCTATCTTTCCAGAGGTTGTCCTACCAACCTCTAGATAGCCATTTCCTGTTGCTTCTACATCTACATAAAACTTAATTAGAGTCTCTTTAAATGTTTCTTCTTCATTGCAATCTTCTAGCCACTCATGTAGATCTTGACGAAGTCTGTCAAGCTTTCTACGTGCCCGCTCTAATTGATTTTCGTTATCAATCCCATCAATTGCATCCATTGTTTTGCGTGTTTCAATAAAGTCATATCCAAGACCTACAATGTTTGAAACCTTGGCGTTAATTGCTGCATAGTTGTATGGAGAAATTTCATAAATATGTGAAAGATATTCAAGGTTATATGGAGGCTCAATAAGGTCAAACATTGCATAGCCAGTAATGGCTTGTGCAAGAAGATTCTGTTGTGTCTCCGCCCCATCAAGGCCAACAAATCTCTTTTGAATTGTACGGCTCATCTTGCGTCGGAATGCAGGACTTAGCCCAGAAATCTTTTGTAAATCTTCGCCAGAGGCCATAAATACGTCTGTTGTTTTTACAACGCTTGCTGACGGTATGTGGAAATCTGATGCTGTGTATGCGTGTACGCCAGTATCTAATTCTTGTGAATTATCTTCGAACATTGTTGCCATTTTGCTGAGCCTTCCTTGTTTCTTCCTTATAAACGCCTATGTCTAGTGGATCTGGTGTTAGGCCCCACTTTAGCCTTTGTTGCTGATATTCAAATTCTTCATCATCAATTTTACGACGGCCCGATAGGAATACTGGCTGCCCTTCATAAATTCCATATGATCTTACTTCTCTGGCAAGGGCATCTATGCGAGAGCGATTGCCTTTCATGGAGGTTATAGATAGGAAGTTGCCATCATCATCGCCAATCCAACGCCCGTCTGGCATTTCCCATACATATATTCCCAGAGTTGTTTCTTCTGGTCCTACCTTTATGCTCTTGTTCTTAATATCCATAGGTATTTATTTTACCATCTTTGCCAGTCTAAGTCCAGCTTTTTGTCATGCCAAATGACAAAATTATATACTTTGAACCACAATCCAGTCATTATTATATGCCGTTGCGCTTGTTTCTGTCAGAATAGGAGTCGAAGAGTCTGTAATTGTTGAAGTTTGCTTACGAATATATAGATCATAGTTGGCGGCAGCTTGGGTTGAATTAAAAGCTGTCTCATATAAAGTAATATATTGGTATAGGGCTGATACCGATCCATTTACTGAATAATTGAATCTAATATCACTTGATACCGCCGACGCAAATACGACTATGACATGGTGTAATTGCCCTGCTTTAAATATGCCTGAAACGTTGGTTTGAGATGTCTTATTTACCCCATTTACGTATATGGCAGAAATATTAGTCTTAGACATTGTGCCAGAATTACTCCAGCGTAATGTTGAGGCGGCATATCCATTTGTAGCTGTCGTAGAAATTAAACCGCTATCTGTCAAGGCATTTGGTGTATAGAAAAATTCTATAGTCCTTATTCCTTTATTTGTAGTAATTTCAAATCCAGAGTCTACAACAGTTCTGAGGCCATTTCTGCTATTTCTAGACAAGATGTCATAAGGCAATTTTCCTAAAGATATATTATAGTCCGATATTCCAGCATGCTGTTCTAATGTTGCTAAGTATCCAGTACCATTATAAGAATATCTCCTATAGTTATTGTAAAATAGTATATCTAAATTGTACAGTCTTGGAATATATCTTGATGTATCGGTAGAGGTAAATGTTATTCTTAAATACAAATTACCACTTGATGAAAAACTATTTAAAGTATAATTTGGCACCTGCTGTCCATTTATACAACTTGTATAATTTATTCCATCTATACTTGCTTCAACTGTAATTCCATTGTCGCCGTCCCATTCTATTTTAGAAGAATCTAAAGTTGCTGATGTCGGGATAGAAATAAAATCTTCTATTGTAACTGTGCTGGATGCAGAATTTTCTGTTTCTGTTATTTCAAGACAATCTAAAGACTGGTTATATGTTAGGCCAGAAGTTGTTAGTTGATCCCAACTTTTGCTGTACGGATACTGAAATTTATAAGATGAAGAAACCTCATTATCATAAAGTTCAAATAATTCTCCTCCTGCTGGATCTGCTATTTGAATTGCAGGTAATCCCTGTCCTTGTGCAAAATGATATAGTATTTGAGACTGTGACAATCCGTATCTGTATATTGCTACGCTATTGATTAAAAATGAATCGTTTGAGCTAGGAGTTGGACCAGTGGCTAAATTTAAACTGGTGTTTGTAAATTCAAAATTAGGCAGGACTTTATACTGAACTAAAGCCCCATTTATATAAATAGAGGCGGAAGTAACTGAATATACACACGCTATATGAAAAACTTTATTAGTAGACGAAAGAGTGTATTCTAAACTTTCTGAATCCAATTTAAATACTATATTACCTTTTTGATAAAATACTCCTATATCTTCTGTGGAGTCTCCTACTAAAGGAATTTCTGATGTTGAAACGATTTGAGGATAAAACCAGAATTCAATAGTAAAATCATTATCAGAATAATATTTTTTTCCAAACATTATGCACCGCCACTGTAGTCATTCACTATTGTATAAACTATAGAGTTTAAATTTGTTATTTTTGTTGATCTACCGTTACCAGAAACAATTGGTAAAATTCCAGACTCTGGATCTCCAATATAATTAGAGTCATTTTCACATCCAGAATGATCATATGCAACATCACCATACAAATTTGCATATGAAGATACATTATCTAATATATCTTGATATGAAGAAAATTGTGAGAGTATGTCATTATAGTCTGTTACTAAATCGACAGTAGTCAAGTCATCCAAAGGGTAATACGCAATTGGATAGTCATATAGCACTGTCGCTTTGTAAGACATTTTAGGCCTGCTTTAGAATTTGAATTTGAGCTTGCTTTTCTGCAATTGCAGACTCAATTTGTTGTATTGCATTGCTGTCTATTTCGTTTGCTGCATTTGCAATTAACAACTGTTGTTCTAGGGTATATATATGATACTCTAGACCACGCATAGCAGATTCACGAATTGCTGTTTTTTCAGCATCTGTTAAATATTCATATGTAGTCATTTATTCCTCCTTTTATGGTAAATTCGAAACAAAAACTTGCTGACCATTTCCTGGCAGTGGTGAAAACGACCAACCGTTATTTGCAGTTGCGGGTGCTACATATAAGCTAAATGTTGGACCAGGAGTTATATTGCTTATACTCCAGCTAGTGCTTGTTGTTGTTGTATTAACATATCCTGCTCCCATAGAATACTGTATTTGATATACTGTTGCTCCTATTGAAGAATTCCAGGATGCGGAAACCTGTCCATATCCAGTTTTACTTGCATTCAATCCGCTCAACGCTTGTGGCTGAAGAGCTGATCCTGCTGCTGGCTGTATCTCTACAGTAGTGGATCCTCTAGCATTTGTTGCGGTAACTCCAACTTTTATTTGAGCTCCAGCTAAAGACCCTGCTAAATATAAAGTAGACGATGTTCCTCCAGAAACTGTTGTCCAAGATCCACCATTTGGCTTATAATACCATTGATAGCTATAACTTGTTGGACTATTTGTCCATGTACCACTAGTAACTGTGGCATTTTGCCCAGCTCCATAATTCCAAGCATTTTGAGAAAAAGAAACAGTTGGCGATACTGTATTTACTGGTGCTTCTGGCCAAAATTGACGCCATTGAGATCCATCGTATACATAAGCAGTTTGTATTTGAGTCCATGAAGAACCATTGTATAGTTTAAAATCAGTTGCTTGTGAACTCCATGATGAGCCATTATATACTTTAAGACCCATATTAGTAAGTTACCCAGAGGTCTCCAGCTGCCGTCCCAGTTGGTTGAGCGCCAGTAGTATAAAAAATTTTATTAGTATTAGATGTATTTGTACCATTAGAATATGATGTAGCATTAGATCCAGCTGGTCCTGTTGAACCAGTTGCGCCTACTGCGCCATTAGTTCCGTTTGTACCTGCTGTACCTTGCGGCCCAGTTGGTCCTGTTGCGCCTGCTGGTCCAGAAGGTCCTGTTGCGCCTGCGGAAGTTCTTACTACATTCCACGTTGTGCCATTCCATATCCAAGTAGTTCCACTTACTGTAAATGTATCATTAAGGGCGGGAGAGTTAGGAAAATCCATTGGCATATCAGATACCCACTATTAACTGAATATCTTCTTCAGTCAATCCTAATTGCTGTAATTTATTTATTGCTGCCTGTCGTTTATTTTGCTTTTCTAATTCTTTTTGCTCTAGATATTCAATAACATCAATCTTTCCCTGATTAAATTCTTCTTCTGTAATATAAGGATCTCCATCATGCCAAATTATTCCAGAATACTGATCTCCATATATTGTCCATCTAATATTATCTGGGACTAGCATCTTTAGCGTTTCTGATCCTATAGCCTGTCCTAAATTAATTGTCATGGCGTTACCTCCATCAAAATCATTGTACTGCCGCCAGTAATGACTCCATCATTAACACTTATATGACCATATCCTCCAGTAAATTTTGTTTTATATGTAATAGCAGATGTTGTTGATGGACTATGTAAATGGCTTCCACTATAAACTAGTCCTTTCCAAGTATGCGCTGGTAGATACGTATTAGACCATCCTGCATCTATTGTAAACTGCTTAACTAAACTGTTATCTTTCCATAATTCAAGCCAAAGACTTGATAGCTGAGAGTCGTTAGTTTTATTATAGGCTTGGTGGAAAATAATAAGAATATTATTTGATGCCGATGTAGGGGTAATTGTTGCCTGTAAAGTAGTGTCCTGTTTTGTACCTTGCAATGAATTTGAAGCTACATATTGAGAAGAGCTTCCAGTAACAACTTGAACTACTTTTCCTAATCCTTGCGGACCTGTAGCACCTGTTGCACCAACATCACCTTGTGGTCCAGTTGGACCAGTTGATCCAGCTCCCGTTGCTCCTTGCGGACCTGTTGCACCAGTTGGACCCTGTACGCCAGTAGGGCCAGCTAAAGAGTTTCCAGTTTCTATCCAATAAGAATCATAATAAATATAAGTTAAACCGTTATCTGAATTGTACCAAGCTTGCCCAGAAACTGGTGATGATGGTGGCGTACTTGAAACAATTGTAAATACTCCATTTGCACCTGTTGCACCAGTTAGACCTGTTGCGCCTGTTGGTCCTTGTGGACCAGTAATTCCTTGAATACCTTGAATCCCTTGTGGACCAGTTGCTCCTTGAATGCCTTGTGGGCCAGTTGGTCCTTGTAAGCCAGTTGTTCCTTGAGGTCCAGTTGCGCCTTGAACTCCTGTAGCTCCTGTTGCACCTTGTGGACCTTGAAGTGGTCCAACATTAAGCCATTGTGTTCCATCCCATACATATAAATCTCCTGCAACAACATAACCATCTCCAAGAGATCCAGTTGGATGCGCTGTTTGCAATGCGCCTAATGTTGCATATGTTCCTAAAATTGTTACGCCTGCGCCTTGTGGACCTGTTACACCTTGAGGTCCTGTTGATCCTTGTGGACCTGTAGCACCAGTTGGGCCTGCTATTCCTTGTGGTCCTGTAGGACCAGTTGTGCCTTGAGGACCAGTTACACCTTGAACACCTTGAATACCTTGCGGTCCAGTTGGACCAGTTGTACCTTGTGCGCCTGTTGCTCCAGATGGTCCAGCGGGACCAGATGGACCAGATGCACCTTGTGGTCCTGTAGGACCTGTTGCACCAGGATTTGCTGTTAGATAATTATCTATATCATTAGCCAAATTTTCAAAATGTTGCGGAATGTCTGGCTGATCTGGGTAATCAGGGAATCGAAAATTCTTAGACGTTGTTGGCATTTCTTTATTATACCACTATGACCTTTCGTACCAGCCTTTACCCCATAGGTTCATAAGCCTATAAAAGTACTTTTCATACATATATTTAATAGTGTCTACTGAATATAGGTCTACTGCTCGTTTATGAATAGCATAGGTGTCTAGAGATTTTACATCTTCCGCCGCCTTGCAAAATTCGTCAAGAGTATGGCATCTATAACCAGTAACGCCATGAACTACAGTTTCTGTAAATGCTCCCCAGTCTGTGGTAATGACTGGCGTTCCGCAGGCTTGAGCCTCTATATTAACATTACCAAACGGTTCAATATAAAGTGTTGGAACAAATACTGCGATAGCTTTACCCATAAGTTCTGCTCTTTTTTCTGCACCAACTGATCCGACATACTCTCCGTATTTTGGAATATCATTTCCAGATCCAGCCAAAATAAGTTTAGCGCCTAATTCTTTACAAGTCTCTGCAGCAATTTGAACGCCTTTGCGTTCTATCATTCTGCCAATGTAAAGATAATAGTCGCCTTTTTCTGGCTGATACGGAAACATGGCGGGATCAAGATAACCAGGAATTACAGTATCATAAAACTTTCCATTAATTGTATATGGATCTTTATGTGCAGCATAAACGCTATGCATCCAAGCATACGATTCAAATACTCTGTAGTTAGAAAATGTTCCTGTATATCCAATTCCAAATTCCACGGTCATATTATTTGGAAATGCATCTGCTATTGGCTTTTGACAATTACCAGCAATTACACAAATAAAATCTTTTTCTTCAATTCTTTTAGACATTTCTTTTATTGCTGTGCTATTGAACATTTGCCAATATTTATTGCTGGTGTCGAATAATATGTTTTCTAGATCTGGTTCGGCATTATAAGCAAGTCTATCTTCTTCTGATATACAGGTTATGAGTTCATCTACTTCCGACTCATTTTGTGTTCCAGCATATAAATAAACTGTATGACCTAATGACTTCATCATGTTGCAAAATCTACGGACTTTTTCCGTATAGGCGCACCATACAAAGTCTTTAGTCGTGTTTGTATGAGGTAATGATATTACATGAAAACGCATATTTGACATGTATTAAAAATAATTTATATTTAATAAACAGCGTACTTTTGTATCTGTTTGAGAAACACCAGTATGTGGAATATTAGAATCAAATACTACTAGTCTATTTTCAAGACTTTCGACTTTTTCTCCATTTTCAAAAAGTGTATATCCATTATTAGTATTTAAATAAAATACTGCTGTTTTATGGTTAAATTTTGTATCTACATGAAATCCGCCTTTTATATGTTTAGGAGTTACAGTCCCAAGATTTGCCTTTACTCTTATAAGCATTGGAGTGTTTATTTTTTCTATTAACGGAACTATATATTGATAAAAGTCTGAAGAAACACCTTGATTTTCTCTAAACAACATATGAATAAATTGAAATTTATGAATTTCCTTATCAGATTCTTTTTTTGCAATTCCATCATGATAATACCAAGGAAAATTATAATTATTTATAAAAACACTTTGTATTGATTTAAAAATTTCTTTGTCTAAGTAGTTATCAAAAACTTCATATGACATTATTTCTACTTTCTAGTATAAATTATTATATTTTATAATAACTATTGTGCTGGATCCCAGGACTGATTTTCTTCATTCCAAAAATAAATATTTCCATCTTGTGGATATGGAATTGGACATTCCCATAAGCAGGTTTCTTCATTTAATACAAAAGAAGCAAAATCCTTAGGTGGGATAAAAGCATCTCTTTGCTCATCATAGGTGTAACCTATTCCAGCATAATTTTTTCTTAATGGGATTCCTCCATTTTTATGCTGTCCGCCAGCCGTATTATAAGATGTCTGAATCCATCTTCCGCCGAAACCTAACTCTTCAGAAAGATATTCTTCTCCTCTTTCTTCATGTAAGTCATCGACAACAAGTACTCTTAGTACTATATTGTTTTCATCAATTTCTGCAAAATGTGCCATTTGTTTCTCCTATGTTTATATTCTACCTTAAATACCTAACAATTACAAGACCCCCAGCGCCATTACCAGTTCCCCAATCTCTTCCTCCACCGCCGCCTGAACCAGTATTTGGTCTTCCATCTTGTGCTTTAATTCCAAAGTTTGCACTAGTAATACCGCTATTAGCTCCACTATTTCCTCCACCGCCGACACCGCCAGCTGTAAATGTGCTACCTGCGCCGCCGCCACCACCTGCAATATACATTAATGATCCTGAAATTTCTCCAAATCCAGTTGCTTTACACCATGATGAAAAAGCAGATGTTCCTGCACCTCCTGCGCCGCCGCTATTTCCTCCGCCGCTGGTTCCTGGTGCACCAGCACCACCGCCACCACCTGCACCATAAGATCCTCCGCCCGAACCATTTCCACCAACATTTGTATATGTTCCAGAAGTTCCACCTCCGCTAGCGCTCTGTTGACCGCCAGCACCTCCACCTGAACCTCCTGTACCTCCGTTTCCTTGTCCAGCAAAGTTTTCTCCACCGCCACCACCACCTGTCGCTGAGGAGCCGTTGAATGAGCTTGTACCGCCTTGATTTCCTCTATTTCCATCAGTTCTTCCAGAACCTCCTCCACCAATAGATGCTTGATAGCTTTGTCCTGAATTTAAAGATGCTCCAGTAACTAAAGTAATTGCTCCAGCTCCACCACCGCCGCCTGTTCCACCACCGCCGCCTCCGCCGCCGCCAATAATAATATAATCAACAGTTAATGCTTGCGTTGGTGTAAAGTTTGCTGTGCCTGTAAAAGAGTGATAAACGTAAGTTGCATCTGCTGTTATCAATCCTCCTGTAGCTTTTGTGCTTGGAGACGAACCAGTATAAAAAGAACCTGTAGAAAGATATGTGTGATATGTATATCCTCCTCCAGATGTAACAGTTCCTCCAAATGCAGCTTGCGAGCCAGCATATCTAATAATTGAAAGTCCGCTTCCACCACTTCCTGTTGGATTTGGATCACGTTGTCCACCGCTTCCACTTCCTGTATTGGCTGCTACGTTAGAGCTACTATTTCCTCCTGTTGCTCCGCCTCCGCCGCCGCTTCCTGAAGGACCACCTCCGCCGCCGCCAGCGTATGCTCCTCCTACTCCAGTAGACGTAACAGATGCCCATGTAGAATAAGAACTATTTGCAGCACCTCCAGCACCTCCGCCGCCGCCACTATCTGCTCCTGCTCCAGAAGCACCACCTCCGCCGCCGCCAATATAGTTTCCTGTTTGTGCTCCGCCTCTATTTCCCTGTCCAGATGTTCCTGCGGCCCATGTATTTGGAGCATATGATCCAGTTCCACCAGCGCCTCCACCTGAACCACCTATATATCCTTCAACGCTTCCAGAGTTAAATCCTCCTCCATAACCCCCTCCACCGCCAACTGCAAGAGTTAAATCGCCAAAACGAGAACTACTTCCGCTTCTTCCAAATCCTCCAGTAACTCCAGCTCCACCTGCACCAACTACAACTGGGTATGATGTATTTAAACTTAAAGACTCACCAGAGAATACTAAAAATCCTCCAGCTCCGCCGCCACCAGCATTTTGAGAACCTCCAGAACCTCCGCCTGCAACAACCATAATATCTGCAGTTAGAGTGGCTGGATCAGTTGTTATCTGATTACTTGCAGATGATGCTGCTGATGTTCCCATTGCATTTGTTGCAGTAACTGTAAATGTGTAATTTGTTCCACCAGTAAGTCCAGTTATATTAAATGTACCAGATCCTGCTTGATTTAATGTAGATGTTATTCCGCCTGGAGAAGAAGTTGCAGTATATGATGTAATAGTAGATCCGCCGTTATTTACAGGAGCTGTAAATGTTAATGTAGCTGTTGTAATTCCAGTCTTAGTAGCAGTTCCAATTGTAGGTGCTTGAGATATAGTTGCTGCAGTCAAAGATGTTGATGCAGAAGAGGCAGAAGAGTTTCCATTAGCATTTGTTGCAACTACTGTATATGTGTATCCTGTTCCAGCAGTACCACCAGTAACAACTATTGGAGAAGATGAGCCTGTATTTGTATGCCCTCCAGATGAGGTTACTGTGTATGAAGTTATTGTTGATCCGCCTGTTGCAGGAGCTGTAAATGCAACTGAAGCTTGTGGAGAAGATCCATATGCTATTCCAGTAACATTTGTTGCAGTTGGAGCAGACATAGTTGCTGGTACGGTAGTTGCAGTAATTGCTGCTGATGCAGAAGATGCTGCTGATGTGCCGTATACGCTAGATGAAGTAACTGTAAACGTATAAGATGTATTTGATTGTAGACCTGTTACAGCAATTGGAGAAGATCCTCCTGTATTATTAAATCCGCCAGGTGAAGATGTAACTGTGTATGTAGATCCAGGAACTGTACCTGGTGAGAAAGCAACAGATGCTCTACCATCATTAAATGCTCTACTAGATCCAGTATTTGTGGCAACGACAGAAGTTGGAGCAGTTGGCACTGCGCCAATAGGAATCCATGTTGTCCCATTATAAAATTCTGGATATCCTAATTGAGTGTTTGAAAATATGTCGCCAGATACAGGGCTTGATGGTCTATCAGAAGTAGTTCCCTTTGGAGTATTTCCGCTAGAAGATTTTTTAATTGGCATTATTCAAACCTCCATCCTACCGTCGCTCCTGTATATACAAATGCTGAGCTTGCTTGATTTACATCTATTATAGCATCATCTGTTATTCCATTAATCTTGTTTCCGTTTCTGGCTATTGTTATATTATTTGTTGCCGCCGTCCCAGATGCATCAAATATTTTAATTTCGTCTCCAAGAGAAGGAGATGCTGGCAATGTTAATGTTCTAGCAGAAGTGGTATCTACAAAATATCTCTTTCCCGCCGCCAAAGTAATATTTGAGGAAACCGAGTTCCCAGATACAGAAAGGGCGGGGGTAGAAATAGGCTCAGATGAAGTAAATGCTCCTGTAGACTGTACCCAATTAAATGTTTTATCAGTTGCACCTTTAATTGTAATACCAGCGCCATCGGCGGTGGTATCAGTAGGAGAAGCAACAGAAGCTAATTCTATATTTTTATCATCTACAGTTAAAGTAGTTGAATTAATTGTTGTGGTGGTTCCATTTACTGTAAGATCTTGAACTGTTAAATTTCCTGCTGCTGAAATTGAAGCAAGTACAGTACCACTGCTATTCTGCCATTCTTGAAGATTGGCGGTTTGGGAGGCGACGGCTCTAACAATTATGCCTTGTTGCGCTGTTCCATAAGGAATAACATTTAATGAAGCACCGTATGATCCAGCAAAAGATACTCTTGTTATTCCAGTTGATAGTGCTTGTGAGACCATATTTCCATAAGAATCTACTGAAGCTAATACTGTACCGCTACTATTCTGCCACTCTTGAAGGTTGGCGGTTTGGGAGGCGGCTCCTTTGACTATTAGACCAACTGCAGATGCTGATTGAAGAAATATTGATGCAGCACCATTATATGCTACATCAAATACGCTAGTTCCTGAATAAGAATCTTGTTTTAATGCTATACCGCCTGATGCTGGAGTAAAAAAACTCATTCTTCCTGCAACTATACCAATTCCATATTGTCCGCCCCATAAATCAATTTTTGGACCAACAGTTCCAGAATTTGAAAATGCAAATGCTGTTGCAGAAGTATTTCTTAAATCTAAAGTTCCGTCTTTAGTTATATAAGATAATGCTGTGCCACTTGAATTCTGCCATTCTTGAAGATTGGCGGTTTGAGAGGCTGAGCCACGTACAATTAAACCTTTTTGCGCTGCACTTGATGTAACAATACCTATGCCAGAAGTGTCAAAGTTTGTTGCAATATAAGTGAGTCCACCTGTTGTATTTGCAAATATGTTTGACCTTATTGTTCCTATACTTGAAACTGAAGCCAGTATTGTACCAGAACTATTTTGCCATTGTTGAAGGTCGGCAGTTTGGGAGGCAGCGCCACGGATAATTATACCTTTATCAGAAGCCAGCGCAGGTTGAACATTTATCCAAGCACCATAACCACTAGCAGTTCCGTTTTGGAATGTTCCATAAGCATCAATTCGGGCATTTACTGTACCAGCATTATTCTGCCACTGTTGTAGGTCTGCGGTTTGGGAGGCAACAGATTTTATAATTAAACCAATTCCTCCAGCATATCCTGTTCCAATTAATGCTGATGTATTATTTGTCCAAGCAGAGCCAGATGACGACTCTCCAGTAGTTGATGACCTAACTGTTAAACTTCCACCAGCATAGTGAATTGATGTTTCTCCAGACTGTCCACCAACTGCTAGACCTAAAGCTCCTATAGAACCATATTGTGATCCGCCATATTGTGATCCATATGCATAAAATTGACCATCGCTACGTATTTTTGAAATAACAGTTCCACTACTATTCTGCCATTCTGTAAGATTGGCGGTTTGGGATGCTGCGCCCTGTATAGTTAAACCCTTTGTAGATGCCGAAGCGGCAGTAATAGTAGACCCACCACTACTTGATATAGTTAATGAAGAAAGATCAGTAGGAGCATAATTTGTTCCTGAAGAAGAGTACGGAATTTGACCAGCATTTGGCGATGTTGTTGTTCCAGTTCCGCCATATTGGGTCGGAAGCGTAGTAGATGAATCTAAATTATTATTTGTAGCGAGAATGACGCCAGATGCATTAGATAAGCCATTAACAAATAGCTTATTTTTAACTTTAAAGTCTTTATCTGCCAATTCAGTTCACTCTCCCTTTATTGGATATTTAATTATAGCATTAGATTATTTAGCGTATCTAATGATTATTATTCCTGAGCCGCCAGTTCCATTGAAGTCTCCTCCTGCACCGCCGCCTGTGCTGACCATTCCAGGGGTTCCATATGAACCTCCGCCGCCGTTACCTCCAACGCCTGAAGAACCACAACCTCCTCCTGCATACCAGTATGTTCCAGAAATATTTTGTCCTGTGCTGGTTGCTAAGCCCCACGAAGAATATGAAGATGATCCATTGCCTCCACTAGTACTAGTAGCTGCAGCACCTGCACCACCACCACCGCCGCCATAACCACTTTGATTTCCAGCTCCGTTATTTCCCTGTCCTGGTGTACCTCCGCCGCCTGAGCCTGCGCCAAATGAGCTATTTTGCCCACAGCCTCCGCCACCTGAGCCACCGCTAGCTCCGTTGTTTCCACTACCTCCAGAATTACCACCGCCACCTGCGCCGCCGCCTGTAGCAGTTAAAGAAATAGCTCCTCCAATAAAAGATGAATTTGTTCCATTGGTTCCACGTCCATAATTAGGATTACTTCCAGCTCCTCCACCACCAATTGTTGTAACATAATTAGTGCCATTTACTAATGACTGTGATGCATTATACAATAATCCTCCTGCGCCACCGCCACCGCCCCAGTTATATCCCGCTCCTCCGCCACCAGCAATAACAAGAACATCTGCTGTTACTGATTGAGATGGTGTAAGAGTTCCACTATTTGTAAATGTATGATACCAGTAACTAGCATCGCTTGTAACTCTACCACCAGATGCTTTAGGGCTTACTTCATCAGTATAAACAGTTATTCCATATAGAGTAGCAGTTGTATGCTCTAAAAAATTATAATCGCTAAAATTAGCACCACCTTCACCTGCAGCAAGCCTTATAGATGTAATGGCTGCTGAGTTTGACCATAAGCTTGTAAAAAATCCCATATTATTATTAGTAGTATCATTTGCTTCCATTACAGAATCAGAGCTAAATGATTTATTATTACTTGATTTATAGTTAGGAATATAAATTTCAAGATTTGAAAATATTCCTGAATTGTTATTTGTTTGATTTGTGTAGCCAAGATAAGCATATGTTAAAGTATTGCTACTTTGAGATATTGGTGAGTTTGCTGCTTGAGCTACTAAATTTTTATAAGAATAACCGCTTGTTGAACTATTAAATCTTATATTTGTAAAATTTGTAGAATAGTCATTTCTGCTAGAACGAGCAGAAATTTTTATCATTAAATCAGTATATATTTGTGGGATATTATCAAAATCAATATATGTTGCTCCTCCTGCACCAACTGTAACAGTTTTTATTGCTTTTATATTTTCGTTAGCCATTATACTGGATACCTCACTATCACTATTCCCGAACCACCAGCGCCAGAAGGATTAGAATCTCCGCCTGAACCACCGCCGCCGTTACCTGTATTTGCAGCACCTGTAGCTCCTTGAGTATTAGCATAGTAGTCAGAACCATTTCCACCAGCGGCATACGTTACAGATGTTCCACTTATAGAACTTGCCTGTCCACTTCCACCAGTGCCTGAAGATCCAGCAGAACCTTTACCGCCACCACCGCCGCCTGAATACTGGCCGCTCCAACTTCCGTTAGCGCCGTTATTTCCTTGTCCTGAAGTACCTGTACCTCCGCCTGAACTTTGTCCGCCGCCGCCTCCTGAACCTCCATTACCGCCGCCACCGTTACCTCCACCAAGACCTCCTCCATAAGCAGTTTGTCCATTAAAAATAGAATTGCTTCCAGCAAAACCAAAATTTGAGTTTGCAGTTTGTCTTGCTGCACCAGCACCAACGGTTACTGTATAAGCTTGTGCTGTAAGTGACATGCCGCTACCAGTAATCATACCTCCTGCACCGCCGCCACCGCCAAATCTTGTTCCTCCACTTCCACCACCTGCTACTACCAAATAATCAACATTAGATATTGAAGTGTATGGGGTTAAAGTGCCAGATTTATTAAATATATGATACCAATAAGAAGAATCTCTATAAATGCTATCTCCGCCAGTTGCTTTAGCTTGTGCAGAAAGACTTGAATTAATTCCATAAAGCTTGAATGTTGATCCTGCAGAAAGACTAGCTCCTCCTCCACAATAAACTTGAACTGATGCTATAGCACTTGTATTTCTCCATAAAGAAACCATAAAATCTAAACCAGTAGATGCGTTATTACTTCTACTGATTAGTGTTTTGAATGTTTCATTATTGCTATAATTTTGTATATTAATAAAAGATGTGCATGAATTTGTTGTTGTGGGAGAACCCATATCTGATATACGAGATCCGCTTGTGCTGTTACCCCTTGTAGATGAAGCAGTAGAGCCATTTCCTCTTAAAGTTATATTAGAATAATTGCTTCCAAAATCACCATTATATCTTAAATATAAATCATCATTAGAAGATACTTTACAATCAAGGACTAAAACTAAATCTGTATATATTTGTGGTATTCCGTAAAATATAACAGACGACTGTGAACTAGATAAGGTTTGTGAAGCAATAGGAGTATATGTGCTCATAATGATTTTATCCCATATAGTGCAAATTGACTATTTTGAACCCAATTTGTAACATCGCCATTAATAATTGTAATACTTGTAATGGCATTATTATTTCTCCAAGATCCAGATGAGAAATACATATTAGAATTTTGTACTCCATTAAGTTCTATTCCAGAAAGTGCTTTTTGAGTTTTATATTTATTAGTATTTGAATAATCTAATATGTCTACAATTGAAACTCCAAATATATTAGCAACATTAGAATTTCCTAATTTACCACTAAGTAGCCAACTACTATTAGGACTTCCACCATTGGAGGCAGCTGAACCACTTCCTGCTAAATAATGCCAAGAATAATTACTGCCAGCATCACTATTGTATCTAATATAGATATTATCATTTCCTGTTGTGCCACCCGCATCAGATTTAGTAAGCATTCTTATTTGTAGATGTTTATAAGTATTAGGAATATTACTAAATGTTATAGAAGATGTTCCAGTAGAACCAACTGTTACGACTTGTAAAGGATCCATTGATTCAATTTCATTTGCAACTGGAGTATATGAGGAGCTTGCTGTTGAATATGATCCTGTTCCAATTATATTTACTGCCGCCACTCTAAATATATATGCTGTATCTATTGTTAATCCTGTAACTGTAGCAGATGTTGATGTTGATGTTCCGTCGCTAAATGTGGTCCATGATGATCCTGAATTTGATGAATATTGCACAGCATAATCTGTTATTGCGCTACCGCCATTTGATGCAGGCGCAGTCCAGGAAACAAGAGCCTCCCCATTAATTCCAGTACCTACTGCTGTGACAGATGTTGGAGCACCTGGAGTTGTAGCTGTTGTAATTGAATTTGATGCAGATGATGCATTTGATGTTCCATAACTATTTGTGGCAGTTACGGTAAAGGTATATGAGGTATTTGCAGTAAGTCCTGATACTGATATAGGAGAAGATGCTGCGCTTCCTGTAATCCCGCCTGGATTTGAAGTTGCTGTATATGAAGAAATTGCTGCATCGCCAAAATCTGTAGGACCTGTAAATGGAACTGATGCGGTAAGTCCACTTACCGTTGCTGTTCCAATTGTTGGAGGTAGAGGAACTGCTCCATTTGCAATTAATGATACCCAAGCGCTACCAGTCCATACTTCAAATGCTTTTTTATCTGTATTGAAGAATAGATCTCCTGCTGTTGGAGATGCTGGTCTACTTGCTGTTCCGCCCCTTGTATATGCTGCAGGAACTGTATACCATTGAGTATTTGTTCCATCAGTTTGTAAAACTTTATTTGTGTTACCAGATTGAGGTGGCAACAAAGAATTTAAAGTATTAGTAGTAGAAGTTTGTCCAGTTCCACCCATAGATACAGGAAGTGGAGTTTGGATATCCAAACCATTTTTTACTTTAAAGTCTTTGTTTGCCATTATGTCCAGCTCACATTTCCAGTACCAGCAGTTATTGTTGCAACTTTATATCCACCAGATGCTGCACCTTCTGTTCCAGTTAATCCTGCACCAAATGAAATTGTTCTGGTATCTGGATAACGTAAAATTATTATTCCTGAACCACCAGCTCCACCTGAAGCAGTTCCTGGACCGTTTTGACCAGCACCGCCTCCGCTACCGCTATTTATTGTTCCAGCAACGCCGTTACCACCTTGAACTCCATTACCACCACCGCCAGTTCCACCAGTTCCACCGCTACCAGTTCCAGTGCCACCACCACCACCAGCATAAGTTACAGATGAACCAGTAATTGATATGGCTACACCATTACCACCATTGCCTCCAGCGCCTGATGTAGCATTACCACCTACAGCGCCAGCACCTCCACCACCGCCACCATTAGCGTAAGTAGCACTATCGGTTAATCCTGTTCCACCATTATTACCTTGAACTGGGCTTGCAGTTCTTGCTCCGCCAACAGGAGAAGTTTTTCCACCACTACCACTACCAGAACCACCTGGCAAACCATTAGAACTATTAATTGCTCCGCCTCCTCCGCCCGTAGATGTAATTGTACCAAATATAGAATTACCTCCACTTCCGCCACTTGATCCTGAAGGACCAGCTGTTCCAGCTGCTCCAACAGTAGTAGAATAAAGAGTACTAGTAGATAAACTTAAAACAGTTTCAAGGGCACCGCCACCGCCTGTAGCAGTTACTGTAGAGCGTGTACCTCCTGCCCCACCGCCACCACCATAAGGATATCCAGCGCCGCCGCCACCACCAGCAACTACAAGATAATCAACAGAAAATGTTGCATTTGTTGGAGTAACACTATTACTTGCCGATGATGCAGATGATGTTCCATTTGAATTTAAAGCGACTACTGTAAATGTATATGAAGTTCCAGCTGTTAAGCCTGTTACGGTTACTGGTGACGATGCACCAGATCCTGTTATATTACCTGGAGATGAGGTTACTGTGTAGGAGTTTACGGCAGTGTTTGTAGGTGCAGTAAATGATACTACTGCTTGTAAAGTTCCACCAGTAGCAGAAACAGATGTTGGTGCATTTGGAACTGGTGATATCTCTACCCAAGCAGTTCCATTATATTTAATAAGATTATTTATTGTTGTATCATAATACAGATCGCCAGTTGCAGGAGATGCTGGTCTTGATGCCGTGTTACCACGGCCTACATGACCATTTGCTGCTGTTGCGTGGGAAGAGATGGCTGCCGCTGTTTCTGTATCCGTCGCCAAAGCGGTGGCGGTAGAAAGAACGTTAGCAACATCTCTTGCTCTAGTCAATTTATATTACTCCATTGATACTAACTGCCAATTGAGATCATCTTCACTCCAACGATAGAATTGTCCATCTGTTGGATATGATGTAGGTGCATCCCATAGGCATGTATCTTCATTTAATACCCAAGAATTAAAAGGCTTAGGTGGAATAAATGCGTCACGAGATGCATCATATGTATAGCCAATGCCAGCATAATTCTTTCTAAAGCCTGGTTGATCTGTCATTTCATTTGTTTCTGGGTTTCTCTTTTTTCCGCCCATTGAATTATATGATGTACGCTTGCATACTTGTCCATATACTTCTGCATAATGAGCTTCCCAGTCAGAAATGCCATCAACAATTTCATCTTCGTTACGACCAACGATTACTTGAGTTACTACGTTATTTTCATCAAGAAATGAATAATGTGCCAATTTTGTTTCCTCCTTGTTTAACTTTTGACAGTTTCCACTCCATAATGGTCCTGTCTTTCTTACTCGCATTACATGATTTGCATAGCGTCATCATGTTTCCAATTCCATGATCACCGTTCCTGGAGATAGGAATTCTGTGATCTATGCTCTGGTTTTCCTTACTTCCACAATTATAGCATTGATCAGTATATAGCCTATTTAAATCTTTATTTGAAATGGCATATACTTTAGATTGAGATAGCCTTTGCTTTCTTTTAGCCTGACTTAATATTTTAGAAGCTCTAATTTTATTAATATTTTTAGCCCTAGAACGTCTCTCTATCTCTATTCTTTTGTCATATTCTCTTATTCTTTGATCCGCCATCTGCTGTCTCATCTTCCATCCGACCTTTTGATATCTTTTTTTAGATCTCAAATTTTCGCATGTTTTACATGCCTTGCAGTGCCCATTTTCATTATTTTTATTTTTAGAAAATTCTGTAAGGCTCTTTTCAACCTTACATGTTTGGCACCTCTGCAAAGGCATTTAGATTACTAGTACAGCTGCTTCTTCTTCTGTCAATGGTTGACCAGCAATAAGCTTAGCTTTTGCTGATGCTTTAAGATCTGCTTTTGCTTCTTCTGCCGCCACACGAGCTGCTTCCGCTTCGGCATATGCTGCTGCATCTGCTTCACGCTGAGCAATTTCTTCGGCGGTCAAAGGAACAATAGATTGTTCTCCTGTAGCACAATCTACTACTATTTTTGTTAGTGTTTCAGTCATTTTTGCCTCCTTTTTGTTTATACATTATAGCATTTATCTATTATTTATACCACATTATGATTTTTTGATTCCGTAAAGTGTTGCAGTTGTATGCTGCAAAAATGTCCCGCTATTTGGAGTCCAACTCATGCTTGTTATAGCAGCAGCATTGTTCCAAAGTCCAGCAGTCATAAGAAATCCATAAGTATTAGCGTTAGCCTCTGCAACGCTATCACTTAATAGTGATTTTGCATTACTAGAAGTATAGTTTGGAATGTATACGCATATATTTGAAAATGTGTTTGTCATAGTATTTGCATTATTATTGCTTTGACCAACCCACGTCATAGATGTTCCAGTAGTAGATGCTGAACCTTGACTAGGAGTTCTGTAAAAAATTTTAGAATAATAGTTATTTCCCGTATCACCATTAAGTCTAAAAGACATATCTTCACCATTTTCGGCTGTCGTTGTTGATGGATTTTTCAATGACAAAAGAATACATAAATCGGTAAATGTTTGAGGAATTGACGAAAACGAAATACTACTAGTTCCACCACTACCCACACTAACAGTTGCTATTGCTTGATATGTATTTGCCATTATGCCGCCTTTATTCCGTACAAAGTCCAAGTACAACCAGCTTCGAAACTTCCCGATTCTCCTGCTGGTCTATTAAAATTTATTTCTGTAATTGCGTTAGTGTTGCGCCACATTCCAAGAATCGCTCCACCTAAGTTAGCGCCATCGCTACCACCCAAGGTTGACCATCTACTCAACCAAGTTTTATAGGTATTTGAGCTACTATAATTCATAAAATTAATTATAGCTGTAGATACGCTATTTCTGTATAACTGTCCGTAATAGCCACCATTATTATTAGTACCTCTACCTGATGTATTATCTAAATTGAATTGAGTAGATGAGTAATTGTTACCACCATCACCATTCAAATCAAATTCACCAGTCATAGCAACGTTCGCAGTTGTATTTTTTCCAACAAATACTACGACTAAATCTGTATATGTCTGAGGAATGGATGAGAATACTACGCTTGAAGATGTGCTTGTTAGCGTTGTCGTTGCAATCGGTTCGTATGTTGCTCCTGCTGCCATTATGCACCTGCCTTTGTAAAGTTAGTTGTCATTATGCGGCCGCCCTTATTCCATAAAGAGCTAAAGTCGTGTATTGTGATAATGTCTGGCTTGCGTCTGCTAACAATGTAATAGAAGTAATAGCACTGGTACTTTGCCATAATCCAGAAGCAAAAAAGATTCTATCTCTATTTCCGCCGTTAGAGTCGACACCAGACATATATCTGACTGTTTTATATTTGCTTGTATTAGAATAATTTAAAATATCAAGTATGAGTGGGGCAAAATTATTTGTACCAATATAAGGACTTGAAATAGAAGAATCTAAATTGATTCCAGATGTTGATATAGTAGCAGCTGAAGCAACAGCACTTCCAGTTGCATATACTTTATGATGTGCATAGTTATTACCAGAATCACTATTGAACCGTAGTATGTAGTTATCTTCTCCGTCAGTTCTTCCGCAACGAGAGATGCCACGAATTTGTAGATGAGTAAACGTGCTAGGTATAGAACTAAAGGTAATAGTTGTCGGATTATCATTACCTATAGTTACTGTAGCAATAGATTCAAAAGCAGTAGGTGGCGCTGCTGTTATAGAATTACTTGCTGCAGATGCTGCAGAATCTCCGTTTGCATTTACTGCTTTTAAATAGAATGAATAGTTTTGTCCATTTGTTAATCCAGATATAGTTAATGGAGAAGATGTTTGAGCAGGACTAAATGCTGTGTATGTTATGTTATCTGTTGAATATTTATAGTTAGTTATTGAAGATCCGCCAGTTGCTCCCGCCGTAAAAGTTAATGTTGCGGATTGATCTGCTCCTGTAGCCGTACCAATTGTAGGTGCCTGTGGCACAGTTGTTGCAGTAACACCTGAAGAGGCAGAAGATGAAGAAGATGTCCCATAATTATTTGTAGCTGTAACAGTATAAGTATATTGAGTAGATGATTGTAGACCTGTGACTACAATTGGAGACGAAGAACCTGTATTCGTATATGATCCTGGTGATGAAGTAGCTGTATACGTTCTACCTAATACTGTACCTGGTGTAAAAGATACTGATGCTTGGCCATTATTAAATTCCCTACTAGATCCTTGATTTGTTGCAGTGACACCAGTTACTGTAGAGGCAACTCCACCAATTTGTTCCCACCCATATGTCGAACCAGAATATACTTCTGTAAATGCTGTTTCTGTATTTGAATATATATCTCCTATATTCGGAGAAGCGGGGCGGGAAGCAGTGTTGCCTGCCTTATAATGTCTATTAGTTGTACTAGAGGCATGATTAGCAATAGCAGAGTTTACTTCTGCATCCGTCGCCACATCTGTGGAGGCGGAGAAAAGGTTAGAAAGATCTCTAGCCTTGCTCATAATACCTCCTTATATTCCTAAAGCTTCCTTTAATTCTTCTATTGTTAATCCTGCTGCCGCTAGTTTATCAGCAACTGTTGGTTCTGGTGCAATTACTGTTCCATTATGAGAATTGACAATCGGTAGTGCTAATTCAGTATCATTTTCAGAAATATTGATGAATAAATCATCACCTTTTAGATGTAATCCATCCACCTCGTCAATGAACACTATCCCTGCCGCTTTTAATTCTTGTTTTAGTTCTGCGCCATTTAAGTTTGCTGGTTTGTTAAATCTAATCATTTTTCTATGCTCCTAAATATTGGACAGCAAATGTCCATGTGCTTAAGTTTAGTGTTCCGCCACTTTGTTGCATACCTGCAAGTTCCAAATAATCACCAGCAACAAGACTTAGAATTCTTACGGTTGGTGTGCTTGGCCAAGAACCACCACCACCCCAAGTGGGGGTTGGTGCATAATTAACCCAACCAACACCTGAACCATTTTTGTATATTTGTGTATTTCTTGCCCCACTGGAACTTTGGTCCCAAAAAAGTTGTCCAACAACTAAATACTTTCCACCCAGTCCTGAAGGAATTGTGATTCTTGTTGGATTAACAGTTGTGCTATGAAAATTATCTGTATCAAAATCTTCCAAATCCATGACTGGAAATGTCCAAGTGTCATTAGAAGCACTTATTGAATTTGAAGCCCTTACAGCGCACCCTTTGAATGTGGGAGATGTTGAAATTGTTTGCCAACTTGGAATACCTGCTGACACAGACAATACTTGTCCGCTTGATCCAATTCCAAGTCTAGCTGGAGTATTTGCAGATGATGCATATATAATATCTCCAGTAGTAGTAGTTAAAGTTTTTTGAATTGCTCCATTTGCTAAATCATATGCCGATTTAACTGAATTTGGAGTAGCTGCAGTTGATGTGGAAGTTGAAGATGTTGAATCTGTTAATTGAACTGCTCCTGATTGAGTTGTAGAAGCAGATTGAATTCCTATTGTTACCGCTCCACTTGATCCGCCGCCTGTTAAAGGAGATGAGGCTGTAACGCTCTCAATATCTCCAGGAAGGGAAACTGATCCACCTAGAGATACCGCAGATCCATTTATAGTAATACTTGAATTCTGTAATTGTGCATTTGAAATTGTGCCAGTTAGTCCAGATGTAGGTAGCGTAGCTACGCTAAAATTATTATAGCAATTTACTTGAACAAAGTCCGAGGCGGACAATGCGGTTAAGCCTGTAATTGATGTACCATTTGTAGCTGTATAGTCATCTCCACGAACTAGAAGAATACCATTGAGATATACTTGTTCCTGCCCTGGAGTATATGAAAGAGCTTGTGATGCATTATCATATCCTGAAAGACTTGTTTCTCCGCCGCTCATTGTCTTCCGCCAAATAAGACTTGTTAATACGCCATTAGCCGATGGATACTGATCTATCATGCAATCTCAACTCCTGATATATGAAATTTAACATCTGTACTACTAGCATATCCTGCTAATATTTTATTTTGTCCCATAACTGTTTTTGGCTGTAAATTAATTACTGTATTTGCAGAAACTGGGACGGTAGGCAGAATATTAATACCATCTACTGTCATTGTAACATATTGTTGACTTGAAGACGTATTTGATATTACTATGTCTGTTAATACCGCCTTTGCTCCTGCAGTATTTGGGGAGGTGTAAAGAGTTGCAGAACTTGTTGCTGCCGCCCCTCTATAAAACAATGCTGGTGTTGCTGCCATTTAAAAGACCCCCATTAGTGTATATGAATCTTGCTCTGCTAATGCATTTGTCAAAGTAGTTATAGTTGTATAGAAATTAGGATCATCATTTAGAGCTTGTGCAATTTCATCAAGAGTATCTAGGGTTCCTGGCGCAGATGCTATTAAATTATCTATCGCAGTTTTAACAAATTCTGTTGTTGCTACTTGAGTTGTATTTGTTCCTGCCGTCGCAGTTGTGGTAAACATAGAGCCAGATGAATCTACTTTAGCCAATACAGTTCCCCCCGAATTTTGCCACTCTTGAAGATTGGCGGTTTGGGAGGCGGCGCCACGAACACGTAAAGCCACATTAGAAGCCACGCCTACATCAAATAAGGAACCAGTACTTGTCATTTGTAAACGAGAATTATTAAAAGAGGCTGTATTTAAAATCTGTGGTGTTCTTATTTGTCCATTAGGATCAATGGAAGCTAATACTGTACCGCTATTATTCTGCCATTCTTGAAGGTTGGCGGTTTGACTAGATGCTGCTTTTATTACTAAGCCATTTCTAGTTGCTGAATTTGTTTGAATAATAAGTTGAGAATATGCTTGTGGGCCTCCGCCTACTGCAGCAACTCCATTGACTTGAAGATTACTATTGAAAAATGCTGATCCATTTGAATCTACATATGCAACCATAGCTCCTGCATTTGTTTGCCATTCAGTAAGATTAGCGGTTTGAGAGGCTGCGCCTTTTATAATTAAACCCTTTGTAGATGCCGAAGCGGCAGTAATTGTAGATCCGCCAGATGTTGAAACTCCAGTAGTATCTGTAAATGTAATTGTTGTAGTATCTGTTCCAGAATCATCTGAAAATGTAGCACCTACTACATTTACTATTCCTCTTGGGGTAACTGTTGTTCCGTTATTCTTAATTGTTTGATTATATAATTTGCCCCAATTTACATTGCTGCCGTCCGATTGTAGAGCATAATTTACTGTAGATCCGTTTTGTACTGGAAGTAAGGCATTTATAGCATTAGTTGCTGATGTTTGTCCTGTTCCGCCAGCCGTAATTGGAAGAACTGCAGTGGATGAAATATTTCCGCTTGCATCAGTAGTTAGAATGGCGGCGGAAGTAATCGGGATATTTAGTCCAGATTTTACTTTAAAGTTTTTATCTGACACTTACTTCCCTCCTACAACTTTACTTTGCTGAATTTTACATCTACGTTTGTGCTTGATGCATCTGTTACAGTTACCTGTAAAACTCCATTTGTTGATGCTGTTGTTGCTGAAACTACTACTCCTGACATTGTTCCGCCAGTTTCTGTAATTGCAAATTCTGTCATATCAACAGAAGTTCCGTCAGTCTGCATTACTACCTTAGATGTTCTGACCTTTGATCCCTGCTTTAGCGATACCATATATTCAATTGAGGTGAATGCTGAAAGGGCGGTAGTGCTAATAGTTGTTGCAGTATTTGCAGTTAGAGTAGCAGTACCTGTTTCAATTGGAACTACTAGAGTTTGCCAAGAAGCGCTTGTCCCATCTGACTGTAAATACTTGCCTACGGTAGACCCGCTTTGAGCTGGCAAGCTAATTGGTGCTGCTGCCCATGTAGGAGCACCAGATGATAGTGTTAGTAGATATCCGTCTGTTCCTGCCGAAAGTTTGCTTAATGTATTTGTGGCGGAGGCGTAAAGGATATCTCCAGTTGCATATGAGGTTAATCCAGTTCCACCAGATGTTGTTGCTACAGTTGAATTTGTAGAACCATCTGCCATTAAATATTGACTTGAAGTTCCTCCAGATTTAACTATAGATGCTGCTGTTAAATTACCTGAAGGATCAACTTTAGCTAATACTGTTCCGCTTGAATTTTGCCATTCTTGAAGGCTAGCTGATTGTGAAGCAACACCTTGAACAAGTAAACCCTTATTTGTTGATGAGCGTGTAGACAACAATACTGCATTATTTGATTGAAGTTGAATATAACTTCCACCATTTGCTTTATCTAAAAGATATTCTGTTTTTAGATTTCCATTGGAATCTATTGTTGCCATTACAGTTCCACTACTATTCTGCCACTCTTGAAGATTGGCAGATTGAGATGCTGCTGCTTTAATAATTAATGGTTTTGTTGAAGCAGAAGCGGCAGTAATAGTATTTGCTGCATCTGTTACAACTGCATTTGTAATTCCATATCCTGAAATTGTAGTTGGAGTAGATGATATTTTAGACCATCCAAGGCTAGTTATCCACGAAGGATTTGAATAAGATCCAGTTGTAACTACTCCATTTGTTGCAGTATCTGCATTTCCAGTTAAATTACCTGTGAATGATCCTGTAATTGTTTTATTGGTCAGAGTTTGTGCTGTATTTAGGTCAACAGTAACTGCTGTATTAATTGCCAGGGTTCCTGGGGTTGTTTCGGTTAGACCATTTCCAGCAACTACAACCTGACCAGCATTAAACTGAACATATGAAATTGCGGTTGTTCCAATTGTAATTGAACCAGTTGTATTTACAATAAATCCATATCCTGCCTGCCCGCCATTTTGTACAAAGCAGAAATCTCCGTATGCTACTTCACCTGCTGGTGAATTATCAGCATCTGTAGCACGAGTTAGGATATATGGATTTGATCCATCTCCTGTGGCTGTTACTACATAAATACCGTTTTGAGATCCAGTCGTTTGATTCTTAACAAGAACTCGCTCATCTGCTGAAAGTGTGTGCCCATCTAATGATAAGGCTCCATTAGCATTTGCAGTAAGAGTTGCACCTACTCCGCCTGTACCATTTGCATATGTTGCATCTAGATTTGCAGTTGTTGCTGCATGAACGGCGGCATGAAAGTTAAGTCCAGCAGTAGTATTATCTACATAAGCCTTAGTTGCAGCATCTGCCGATGATGTTGGAGTTCCTAAATTTGTAATTTTATATGTACCGAGATCAATATTGCCAGTAGGCGCACCAACTGCGCTTAGGGCAAATTCTGATGGATCTACAGAAATTGCTCCAGTATTATCGTCATAGTCTAGACCGTTTCCAACGGCATTTCCGACGGCATCCTGAGCATTTTCATCTGTATACGTTACTGCACCTGTAAAGCTTAGAGTATTAGCATTATCATCATAAGTAATTGTTACGTTTGTATGAGTTCCTGCTGCTATTGCTGCCGCTACAGCGTCTTGTGCACGTTCATCTGTAAAATATTTATTTGTAGAACCTTCTGAAATATCATCTGAACCAAGAGTTCTTGTTCCACCAAGAGATGTTGCAGTTCCGTTAATTGTAATTGATGAATTTGAAAGTTTATCATTTGATATTGATCCAGCTAGTTTATCATTAGAGATAGATCCAGCTAATTTATCATTAGCAATTGATCCTGCTAACATTGCATTTGTTACAGAACCTGTGTCGCCTGTTGTAACTACTGTACCAGTAACATCTGGAAGAGTAATTGTGCGATCTGCTGTTGGTTCCCCGACCGTCAATGTGGTCTCATATGAGTCTGCTACTGCACCTTCAAATACGATGCTTGAATCAGACAGGCTTAGACCAGAAACGACGGGGGATGTAAGAGTCTTATTAGTTAAAGTTTGAGCAACATCAGTTCCTACAAGAGTGGTTGTAGCGTCTGGCAATGTAATTGTTTTATCTGATGTTACATCTGGGGCAGTAAGAGTTAATTCATGAGCATTTGCAGTTCCTTCAAATACTATATCTGTACCTGGAACATAGACTGCTCCATCTACAATTTCCGCCACAGTATTGCTCAAATCGCCAACTTCTAAATATCCATTTAGGGTTGTATTTAGGTCTGCTGGTACTACGTTTGCATATGCAGTAATTGAATTCCATGGTGTGGAACCTGTACCTACTTTAAATTTAAGGGTATCTGTTTCAATACCAATTTCTCCCGCCCGCAGTGTTGGATTTGAAGAAACCCAATTTGCGGCGGTATCTCTACGAAGCTGAATTCTAACTGCCATTTTCTATGCCACTCCTCCGTCAATTATATCATTGTTTGGTGCTGATGCATAGGATGAACTTGCGGTTCCGCCGTCCATAGAAACAATATAATTTAATTCATCTACATATTGTCCATAGTCTACATGGCGTACTAAACCTTCTCCAGCATAGTGTTGGTGATCCAATAATTCTTTAGGGCCAGCAACATCGTACCAAATTGTTCCATTATAAGCTTTAATTGTTTGTTCAGTTGTATCAAAATAAACTGCACCTTGAGTTGGGCTATTCGGAGCTGTTGCTAAAGCTTGTATTGCTGATGCTGAAGATGAACCAGCTCCAGTTCCTACTGCCGTCCATGCAGTACCATTATAAAATTTTAAAACATTAGTAGCAGTATTGTAGTAAATAGCTCCTATCGTTCCGCTTGCTGGATCTGAAGCCAGGGCTGGCGGAACGACGGGAGTTAAAAACTTTTTAGCCATTAGCCAACAATTACCGCTCTATATTGTGCTGATGTTGGAGCAGTTGCAAATTTAATTGTTACTGTATTTACAGTAGCATGTTCTACATCTGCCTCAACTTGAGCATATGGTGATCCATTTTCAAATATTTGAACTGATATATCTCTAGTTCCAAGATTATGTGAAATTGTATAAGTTGTAGCTGCACCGTCTCCGATATCGTCTACAAATTTACGAACTCCATATCCTGCAGAAAATGTTAGAGCTCCAGAACTAAATGTGAGTCCTGTTCCTGTATTTACTCCCAAGCCATTAGCATCTACAGAAAGACCACGAGATGTATCAGTCTTTACTTCAATTGCTCCACCAGTATTGATAAGAGATGCATTTCCAGAAGTTGGAGTTACATCTGCGCTAAATACTGTTCCAGTTAGGGTTAATCCTGCTCCTGCTGTATATGTACCAGCACCAGAGAACTGCGTAAAGCTAATTGCATCTGTTCCAATTGTTGCTGGGGAATTTGTTTGAACCCATCCAGTGTTTCCATAACTTGTTCCAGAAGAAACAAATATAAAGTCTCCGCTAGCAACTTCAGTTGGAGTATCAAAATCTAGTGCACGTATTGGTCCACCAGAGGCTTGAACTACGTAAATGCCATTTTCAGACTGCGTTGTTTGGCCATTTACCAATACTCGCATTCCTGCAGCAAGAGTTACTCCATCTACTACGTCTCCTGCTTCTAGAGCAGTTGCGATAGTAATATTTGTTCCAACATAAACTTTTGCTGCCTCATGAACATGTAGGCCTTCAGAAACTGCATCTACATATGCTTTTGTTGCTGCATCTGTTGAATTTGTTGGAGTTCCAAGATTTGTAATCTTGTAGGTTCCAGCATCTAGATTTGCACCAAGGGATGTGCTTGTACCAAGAACTTTATTTGTTAATGTTTGTGATCCATCTTTTGTAGCTACAGTTGAATCAATATCAATTGTAAGTGTTCCAGCTGAATCATTATATGTTGCATCGATTCCTGTACCGCCAACTATAGTATCAGCAATTTCATCTTGTACACGCTCTTCTGTATAGTACAAATTTGTACCCTCAGCAAGATCTGATGTAGTATGTGATGGGAATTGATCTGCTACTGCGAAGTCAAGAGTATTATCTCCATCTTGATAAGTAACCGTAATTCCAGTTTCTGTATTTCCAGTTACCATTCCGCCAACGATATCTGAAATACTTTCTGAATTTATTGTTACGTTTCCGCTTGTTACTACAAAGTCTGTTGCGCTGAATGACGCAACACCTTTATTTGTATCTGAGGCATCTTCGCCAGAAATTGTGATAGTGTTTGATCCATCATTATAAACGATATCAATTCCTTCGCCTTCTGTTAGCGCTGTTGATATTGCGTCTTGTGTGGCTTCCGTGAAATCTGATACTTGAGAAGCTGTAATTGAAATATTTGTGTCAGAAGCTGCAGTTAAACGACCTTGCTGATCTACTGTAAAGGATACAGTTTTTCCTGCAGATCCTCCATAAGAACCATGTGTGACTGCAGTGTTGTCTAAATCAATTGTTGTTTCGCCTGATGTATCATTATATGCTGCAGTTAAACCAGTTCCACCAATTACGGAAGAGCCGATAACATCTTGAATTACTTCCGTTGAACCAGAGGCTGGCACCCACTCAGTTCCGTTGTAAAAGAATAATACATTTGATGTTGTGTTAAAATAAATTTGACCTGCTACTGGGCTAGACGGCGCAGAGCTGAGGTTTTGGATTCTGGCATTCTGAAGTTCATTTTTATTCAGATTAATGCCAGTTACGAATAATCTTGCCATTTTTTATCTCCTTACGACAGGTACGCTGTCCCTGCAAATGGTTGAGCCATTGTCAGTGTTATTTGATTAATACTATTATAATCTATTCCTGTTTCCAATATGTCTCCGCCACTTGTTTTGACGGTTACATTAGGATAAAAGCCTAAATTATGTGTTATTGAAACTGAATATATTCCTGATACTGGTCCAGATACTTGTCCTATTTCCCAAGAATGAGAAGATGCATAATCTGATCCCTCTTGAATAAATTTAATTACTGTTGCGCCAGTCCAGGTTATATCAGAAAGTTTTGGTCCATAAAAATCTGTTGTGGCTGTATTATAATAAAAATCTCCAGTAAGCCCAAGATTTGCTGATGGGGCTCCTACTCCATTTAAAATTGTTCTACCCCTTGGCCCTTGTGGACCAGGAGTTGAAACTAAAACTGAGTTTTCTGTTTGATTTACTACTACTATATTTTCGGTCATACAGTGACAGTCCTCTTAAGAGTTATGTAACCCCCAAGAAGTTTAATTCTATTTGAATTACTGTCTACGATTATTAGGTCATAAATAGATTTTGGATAGAATAACTTCTTAGTTTGAGTTGGAGTCATTTTAACTGTAACTTTGCCAAGGGCTCCGTCGATTGTTATTCCACCAGAAGGTGATGTTAAAGTAAAGGCAAGTTTTTGGGCTGTAGCATCTCTTACCTGCATTTTTGCGGTAGCGCCAGTAAGATCGATGACTGCATCATTCGGATCTTTATATTCTACTACGAATGTGAAAGTAGTATCTTGATCTACTTCCCAATTTTTTTGTCCTGCCATTTGCTGAAATATCTCCTAAATAGGAAAACTCCTATGCTTATTTTAGCACAGGAGTAATCCTAATCTATTATTAAATTATGCCTTCTTGGTAAAGCCAAAAGATGGCTCATTTGGATTTAATGCCTTGAGGATTACTGGCAAGCATGCCGCAATTCCACCTTTGATTAAATCTCCTGGGTCTGTATTACCAGTCATATATAGAGCGATGGCGGCGCCAAGGAAATGACGGCCATAGCTTGCTAACGCTGCTAGAATTTTCTCTTGCATTGTTACCTTTCCATCCTGATTAAGATCTTCTTTCATAAAGACCTCCTTATTTCTGGGCCCTATGCCCAGGAATTTGGGTGTTAACCCAATTCTATTATACTACTAAGCAGAAATATCCACAATCTCGCAGTTACCATCTGATGTACAAGCAAGAGTCTGTGTTCCACTTGTTCCGTCTTCAGTTTCGTAGAAAGACAAATCTTCCCAACGAATTTCTGATGGCATCTTAGAAAGAAGTTCTAAATATTCTGTTTCAGTAACTTCTTGATATGGTGCTTGCTTATAGCTATGATCTGAGTGTGGAAGGAATGAAATTCCAGATACTTCATCAAAATGCTTATATACCCAAGCACCAACTTCCATCCATTCATCTTCCTTTACAGATACAGTAATAGATGGTTTATGTTCGCACCATGCTCGCTGATATACGAGCCATGTATTTAAGTGATCAATAGCAGTAAGATCATTTCTCGTAATAGCGCCTTCTGGTGCTTTTACTGGGAATGAGAAGACATAAGTATCGTTTGGCTTCATGAAATCATCTTCTACTGGAATTCCGACTTCTTTCAAAAATGTTGATAGTGGATCTTTCTTGTCACCACGAACTGTGCGGATATAATAATCTGAATGCCATGCATGCATTCCAGAAGATACACCTACAAGCTGTGATACAGTTCCAGATGGCTTGACGCATGTGATTGCGGCAGACTCGTTAATGCCAATCTTTTCTGCTTCTACTTTATTTGTCTCTCTAGCATATTCACGAAGACTTTCTAGCGTCTTTCCTAGTTCATCTAGATTCTCTTTACCAGAAAAGAACTTGTTGCCAAATTGACCTGTTAGAGAAACTCCAAGCAGTCTTTCTTCTTCGGTGTTATCTTTCCAAATTTTACGAAGGTATTTAAAGTCTGTTAGTGTAGATTGCCATGTTCCTAGAATTGTGGCAAGTCTTACCTTTTCTGCTACTGTTTTACGAGTATCCTTCTCTCTGATTACAACTTCAGAGAGGTTACAAAATTGATAAGGTCTGAGGATAATTTCTGAACATGGGTTTGTTCCGTAATGGATTTCAGGGTCTCTGCGTCCCCATCGTGCTGCCTGCTTTTGAGCAGCCGCCACATTGTAAATACCACGTTCTCCTGATTTTGAGTCATAAAGATTCTTCCATTCTGCAATAAACTGTTCCATCTCTGGTTTACGAGAATATGCTACTGAATTATTTGAAAGGGCTCGCTGCGAATTGTTCTCCCACCAGTTACCTGATTTTGCTGCCGCCATCTCAATGTCATTAATGTTTGAAAGCGAGATCATCGCAGAACGACGAACTCCTCCAACAACAACGATTTCACCAATCTTACACATTATATCGTGTGCTTCGATAGGTTTCAATTGACGACCTGCCGCTGTTTTAAACTTTGCGATTGTAAAGTCAAAAAGATTAATCAATGGCTGTGGTCCTGAAGAGCGGCCTCCCATTGTCTTAAGACGAGCACCTGCTGGACGAAGTTTTGATACATCGATTGCTGGAATCTGTCCTGCCCAAAGCATTGCAAGAAGTTCACGGTAAGCTTTTGCCCATCCAGTCTTTGAATCTTCAACAACAATAACGGTGGTAGACTTTTCAAATGATTCTGGGACGGCAGGAAGTTTGTTGACATACTTATATTCAACAGAGAATCCAACACCAGTTCCACACATCAAGATATACATCGTTTCATCAAATGAACGTGGATTATCTACTGGAACAAATGAGCAGTTGTATCCTGCAACATGGTCTCTATCAAGAGCAGCACCTGCAGTCATTACTGATCGCATTGACGGCATTACATTTCGGTTATAAACAGCATCTTTAAGTTCTGCAACTAACTTTTCATCTGGTGTATATCCGTGATTCTTTCCAAGGTGATTTAACATGAAGTCAAAGTATCGATCTACAGTTTCTCCCCATGTTTCTCTGCGATTCTCTTCTGGCATCCATCTTGCATACCTTGATAATGCAATGAAATTTTCGTATGGGTTTTCAATAACTCTTGACATATAACACCTTTTCTCCGCCTTGCGGTTTAAATTTAAAAATTAGTAAGACTCTAATTCTAGCAAACTTTATTTATAGAGGGAAGGGGTTTAAGAAAACTTTTTAAATATGTGACTGAATGCATTATTGGTCAACTGATTCCAGTTATAGTCTTCATGTATTTTAGTTGACTGAGCGTAATAGTATCCAGAATAAGCATTAAAGTTTATTGATACATCTCTCATAAGTTCAAGTAGATGTTGATAGTTTGGTTCAAATACTTTTCCTTCATGTGGAAAAGGCCAAGGTGAATCTATAAGTTCTGATTTTAACTTTAATGGTCCTAGATATCTTTCATAATCTGCCCAATCACCTGTACAAATTGTAGGCATACCAGTAGCTAATGCTTGTAATGGAATAAATCCAAATCCTTCACCATATGATGGATAAATTAAAACATCATGATCATGATACAATTTAACTAATTCTTCAGTTGTCATATCTTTATCTATTATATATATATTATTATATAGAACATTTGGTAAACCTAATATATTTTTATCTATATAGTTATTATATATTCTAGTAGTATTATGTTTATATACTTTAAGTGTTAAAGAATAACGTCGGTCATTACCAAAAAGATTTGTAAAAGCGTCGACCACCATTTGGCCCGCCTTTCTTGGCGCTGGCTCGCCGACATGCAAAAACTTTATAACGTCATCATCACGGCGGCGGCGGGGCGCCCAAACAGGATCTATTCCATGTGGGAAAACACGAACATCTTTGTATCCGTTATCTGCAAACACATTAGCACACCAATCAGAAGTTGTCCAGATCTCATGAACTAAAGATAAAGGACTAGCCCATCTTTCAGGAATTACAGTTGATTCCCATGGAGTATAACTAATCTGATATTGATTACGATGAAGTTTAAAATAATCTGGTTGAGAAAAGTTTAATTGTACTGGTGCTTTTGAATATTGAAAAGGAACTTCATGACCTAAATTTTTTAAAGAATCTACTATTTTTGTGCCAGCATGACCGTAACCATTATTGGTTTTCATATTGATTATCGGTGTTGAGAATGAAATTTGCATTTTATTTTCTGGTCAACTGGCTTGACAGGCATTGCCAAACAATGTTACTATTATAGTTCGTTATCTCTAAAGGAGGAAATGCCAATGGAGAATATCAAACAACGGTTGAGCGATGTTGCTCATAGTTGGACCGTAATAGGAATGATAACATTGTTCTTATTCGGAGTCCAGCCTGAAGTAATGACGCCAGCCAAAGCTTTGGTTGTAAAACCAGAGACAAAAACAGAAGCACAACTGAAGAAACAAACGCTGGAAAAATTCAGCAACACTGTGTACAAACCTTCAGAAACGCTTACAGATAAAGAGTTGCTGCAACTACTCAAGTCTGTAGGTTTTGAAGGCAAAGCCCTTAAACTGGCTTGGGCCGTAGCAAAATCGGAGTCCAATGGACGACCAATGGCGTATAACGGCAACAGGAAAACTGGAGACAGTTCCTACGGAATTTTTCAGATCAACATGCTGGGAAACCTTGGCGATGATCGCAAAGAGAAATTCGACCTGAGATCGAACGTACTATTGTTTGATCCAGTAATTAACGCAGAGATAACGTATCACATGACCCAGGGCGGAAATGACTGGAGTTCATGGTCATCCATTAAGAGTGGATCTGTTAGCAAATGGCTAGCAAAGTTTCCTAATCAATAGAGATGGAGAAAGTCATTGAAGATACAGGTTGTATCTAAATATTTGGCTTTAGCAGAAGAGGGCCTTGTGTCAAAAGTGGAATGTCCACTAGACCAAGGCCTTCTAATGCCTAATCAAACAATTGATGATAAAATTTACCTATACTGTCTTTCTTGTGAATACAAAAAAGAAATAGGATTGGACTTTTATGACCGAATGGATAAAGCAGTTAGAAACTGACGGCGGACAGATAAAAGAAACTGACGCCATGGGTAGAGAAAAATTCTGGGAAGATATAGGTAGACCATGACAGAAGAAAATAAAGAAGATCTAGCACAGAACCTAGATATGGTTAATTATATTATGCTACACCGTATCTATGATGTTATGACAATTATTGCCAGCAAATTGGTGGGGGCAGAAGAAGTAGATAAAATGATTAAATATCATGATCAAGGATATCTTTTGGGCCCCGCCCCATCATATACTCCACAGGAAGAAAATGAATAGATTATATATCGATCAAATTACACGATATATGAATACTGCAAAAATAGAATTTCAGAATTACTATGATGATCAAGCTATGGCAACTGGCGCCTTACGCTGGATGGTAAATAGGCTAGAAAAAGAGCTAGGAAATTGCCACGGCGTCGAAAATGGAACCTGCTACTTCTACTGGAAGCATGAGGACTGCAACCGTCTAATGGGCCTTCTAGCCGATTTAACAGGGGATGAAAAATATTTACCAAAAACTACTAGAGGTAGTTCTTGGGATTAAAAAGTAGTTGACTTAAAAAATAATATATGTGATACTTAGATCTGTACGGGTCGTAGCATCCCACCGTTTGCTCCCCGTGCTTACGCTTCGGCGTAGCAAGTCCCAATCGGATCCGCCTCTGGTTGGGATTTGTCCTTTTATAGTGCAATTGCAACGCATTGCGAAAAATAAGTGCAAAATGCAGTGACTCGGCGGAAGAGAGATAGCGGTATAATATCAATATGATCAGAACTCGTAATCTTACATTGTCCACATCTACGCCAACAGAGCTAACAATTGTAGATTCGACACAGTCTGCCAATACTTTAGTTGTGCAGAATAACAATGATTCTGGCTATATTTATTTGGGCACAGATTCTGTGTCATCTAGCAGCTATGGCTTTAAATTATTTCCAGGACAAGCATTTACAATTGAACTCTCCGCATATAGTCATTTATATGCAGTATGCTCTGCCAATACAATGACGGCGGCGGTAATGGTAATAGAACGTGCTATCTAATTCAGTAGGCTTTACATCTCCAACTTTACATATACCACCTATTAGATATAGTCCTGTATTTCAGGCAACTGGATTAGTATTTACTGGAGCTAATTCTACCTACCCCACCTATAATTCCTATTACGTCAAGAATGGATATCTAGTATCGTTCTGGATAGATATTAATCTATCTACTGTGACTAATTTTGGAACTGGACAGTTTAAGGTAGATCTTCCGCTCCCGCCCCATAATAATTCATCAAATCACTTTTCAGGTTGGGCTTGGGCAGATCCAACACAAGCACCAGATGCATTGAATGGACATGTCCAGATACAAGCAGATCATATGCCTGGAAGTCAAACTTTAGATTTACATTGGTTAGGTGGAGATACTCCTAATCCTAAACCAGTTATTGAACATTTGTTTTATCAGGGATATCCGATTACTCTTACTACCGCCTCAAAAATTTATGTAGGTGGTACTTACTTTACTGATATATTATAGTTGACTAAGATACTTTCTTTTGTTTTCTAAAGTGAGTTCGTTCTCTATGACAATTTGAACACACGATCTCGCATTTTGCGATTTCTTCATCAATCTTTTTTCTGGACAGTGTTGGAACAAGTTCCATAACATTTTTATGCTTCCGCCCACGAACGTGGTCGAAGTCCATAACATAATATGGAAAATATGATCCACAATCAGCACAAGGAGAGTTCTCCTTAAGGTTTCGCAGATACTTATAAAGTTCTGCTTTCCTTTTAGCAACTGAGAGTTTCTCACTCTTCATATGCCATTATTTTATCATGTAATGTTTATTAACTACGTTTCACATGAAACACTAGTTGACTACTTTTTTACTCCATTGTATAAAGGTACTGAGTCCATCAATTTTACTTTGCGGGTTGTGACATATCCGCCTTTATCATCTAATTGCATTCTGGCGGTTTCTTCATTTTCCGCAAAAACTTGTACGATCATTTCGACCTTATAGCTGTAGCAGCTTGTATCTTCTACTTTATCCATGTAGCCAGTATAGCATTTATTATTCTAGTTGACTATAATTTTAGATTTCTAAAAATGTTAATATATTTTTATTTTGTATGATGCACAGTTTTACAATGTCCGATTTGTCCTAATACTGCGCCCATATGTGGTCTATATCACAGGATAATCGTGTGATTGACATCACAAATGTCCGAATTGAGACATTTGTCCCCTTGAAAATGTCAGACCCCCCTGTTATTATTTTAGTATTAGAAAAAAAGAAAGGTAGGTCAGAAAATGACATACGAAAAATTTCACCCAATTTGCCCAACTTGCGGACATGTAGACCCTGAAGGTTGGAACATGATTTGTCCAATAGATAAGACATACAAGGTTAGACAGGTTCTCACCTTCGATGAAAATCTAAATCTTGTGAGATAATTCACAAGCAACACAGGGTCCGACCCCTTGTAATTGTCGGCGGCACCTGGTAGATTATCAGTATTAGAAAGAAAGGACATAAGAATATGTCACTAAAATATGAATATACAGTAAAGAATTTCACCTGTGATGAGTGTGGAGAATTCTCCGATGAATTGTCCAATATCACTAGCGATATTGAGGATACCACTATCACCGCCCTATGCTGTGATACAGAGTATTGGGTCTATGACCTAAACCAATTAGGTTATGAGGTTATAGAGAGTGTGAGGTAACTCACACAAAATATAGGGTCTGACCCCTGAAATTGTCAGCAGCATAGGATATGCTTACAGCATACAAGATAGAGAAAGAAGATAAACAAAATGGATAGATACTTACTAATAGAACTAGGCTCTGAGGGAATTGCCTTCGAAACCGCTCAATTTGATTTCTACGCATCATGGCTAGGAATTGGAATTGCTATCGTGTCAGTGGTAGCGTATAAGATTTGGAAGAACAGAAAGTAAAGGAGAATAAATAAATGTATTCGTTTGATAGAACAGATAACTCATACAAATATGAAAGTATTCAACACGGCTATGAGGTTGAATACTATGATGAAGAAGAAATAAACCCTATTGAAATCTCTCTAGATGAAATGCTAGAATTAGAAGATGAGGCTTTGGCAGAATTGGAAGAGGCGGTCTAAAATGAAATGCTCTATGTGCTATGGTAGAAAGGTCATCTATGTAGGTGATCGTCATGAATATACAATAGAACCATGTGAGAGGTGTGCTAAATGATACACCTACTCCATGCCGCCGCCCTGTTGTCGCTCTGTATAGGGCTAGGGTTTCTTGTGGCGTATCTCACACTAACCTAACGGCGTGTCGGCTTGACAAAAGCTGCGGCAACCCGCACAGTTGTGCGGGCGATTTATCCTTTAAGTCCATTATGTCCGATTTCCCGAAATCCTGCGACACGCCCGAAAAAAGTTTGACCAGTCAAATTTATTTTAATTTATTTTTGTGATGATTATCACAATGTCCGATTTATACCGATTTTCGATTTGAAAATGTCAGTCCAATTTGATAAACTCACGGAGTAACAAAATGAAAGGAAAACTAAATGAAAACTTATTCAATTCCCGACCTTCTTGTAGGTCAGACTTATTACCCTCGCTCTATTGCGAGAAAATACCAATTCGGCGAAATTACTTTCGCAGAAAAGCGTGAGGATATTTGGCTTGACGGCTATGAAGCCTACGCTATCCGTTTCAACGGAAATAAATGGGCGACTGTCGCCGTGAAAGTTGCCGACTAAATGTCGGTGGCTTCCGCTATAATCTGATTTACTACGAAAGGAAAACTAAATGACTACACTTAGAGAAATTGAAAATCTAGGCTTTAGCCTTCAGGATAACATCTGCGTATTCTGCTCAAAAACTTATGACCGCTGGAATAGCGTATGCGTATCCTGTAATGAATATAAGGGAATGATGAACATCGTTTCCGCCGTTGCTTATTATGGTCCAGACATTCTCCCTAACTAGGGAAAATGTCAGACCCCCACGCTATAATTCAACCAATAACAAAACGAAAGGAAAACTAAAATGGATCTAAAAGAATTTAGAGAATTCATTATCGCCCAGCGTTTAGCGGAAGTAAAAGAAAAACGCAATTCTAATCTATCGGCAATTTTGTCGGTGGCTAATGCTACAATTACCGAAACAACACGAAAGGAAAACTAAAAATGAAAACAATTCATACTCTCGCTTTTGACTGCGATACCTGCTACGGAAAAGGTTGGCTTTTCTATGGCGGTGCTGAGGATTACAACATTGAGCCTTGTGACTGTAATCCAACATCTCACTATGACGGCTCTCTATTTGATAAGGAGAATGACTAATGAAAAAAAATGTCTTGATTAGTTTTGTTACCGAAGCAGAAACCGATTTACAAGCGGTTTTTGCGCTAAACAAAATTCTATTTCAATTGCCAGACTCAGACTTGGCAAAATTTGATGTTTTTGATGTTGTTGAGTGTGACGGAGTAAAATCGTGATGACTCGTAAAGACTATGTCGCTACCGCAGAAATTCTGCGGTATGTTTCAGATAAAACTCACCCCGCTATTTTTTCTAAAATGGTTGTTGATTTTGCGTTGATGTTCGCAAAAGATAATCCTAGATTTGATGCGAATAAATTCTACGAAGCGAGCAATTATCGTGTTCCAAAATTTACCACGAATTAAAAAAGTTTTGGAATTGCGCCGTAGTAATGCGGCGCAACCAATTCCGTCTAAAAAAATTTACAAAAGAAAATCAAAACATAAAAAACGTTTTGTTGAATAATCAACTAAATTGGTTGAACTTTCAACAAATCGCCCGCAAAGGAGAGTGGGGCAAACTCCTGTTACGAGTCAAGTTTAAAACCCCTGGATTTTTGTGATGTTTATCACAAAGCTGGCGGGCAGAATAAAACTAATTTGTCAGTAGCCTACGCTATAATTGCGCTAATCAAACAAACGAAAGGAAAAAATGCTAAACACAGATAACTGGGCTTCGTTCCCGTTCTCCGTTAATGGAGTTAATTTTGTATCTAAACTAGATACTAATGGCTCTTTCTATCCACAAATCTCACGCATGCCTACCGAAATGGTAGAGATGATTAATCGTGACGCTATCTCCGAATTAGTAGGCGACCCTACTAAAATGACAACCGAGGAATTACAGGCAGAATTAGATGCCGTAAATCTAGGTGCAACGCAGGCTATTTTAGCCCTTGCCTAAATTGTCGGTGGGTAGGTGTATAATCTACCCACCACTAAACGAAAAGGAAATAAATAAATGATAGCAACCGCAACCGCTCTTATTCAGGCAACTGAAGAAACTATTTTTGATGACGAGGCTATGGGCTTCGCTCAATTTATTACACACTCTTACAAAGAATTAGATGATGAACAAATAGCCAAAGCCTTGTTCGTCTATGCTTCTATGCTAGCAAGCACCGCAGTAGATAAGGCTACTAAAGTATTACTAACTGAAAGCCAAGTAAAAGACCTAATCGCTACTATTGACGAAATTGAAACAATGAGAAACGAGGTGCTAAATGGGTAGCACCTTCGCAACAGAATTAGCCAATGGCGAATTAGACTTATCTACCGCTATTGGTATTCACCTAACTTCTAATCATTACCCGCCCGTTCCTAAATCTATGGTATTGCCGTGTATTGAGGCTATTGAGGCTTACAACGAAGGCGAAACTGATCGTGAGATACCAATGCCCGAAGGCATAACTTATAAAGGTTTCAATACCGCACCCGCTTGGGCTATCGTAGAACAACACCACCTAGAGGCGTGGCTCTAAAATGTCGGTGGGCTATGCTAGGATAGCCTTCCACAACAACGAAAGGAAAATAAATGGCAACTCTGGAAATCGGACAGACCTACACAACCACTAATAGTGGCGTGACAGGCGTTATCAAAGCAGTAGATAATCACCCTTCAGGTGTAAATCGTATTCTGCTTGATGTCAATGGCAAGGAACGCTGGACTAGCGCACCTGCTAAATAACTAAATAGGTGGGGGATACAATGTCAGTATCCCCTGCTATAATTCTTGCTCATAACTAACGAAAGGAAATAAAATGGCTAGAAATGGTAAATCCATAAATGTCAAGATTGCTACAACCAAAGTAATCAAGGCACTTGAAAATAAATTGGCTCAACTCCAAAAGGATAAGGCTAATCAAAAAGTCAATGAGGAAAAGTTCTCAAAGGCACAAGAGAAATACAACAAGGAAGTTGCTAAGTTAGCACTTGAAAAAATTGCTAAGGCAGATGAACTGTCTGCCAATGTCAGATACAATGGCAAAATCTATGTTTCTTTTGAATTACCAGCAGGAACTATCACGCTTCCTACTGAACCGCAGAAAGACTTTGAGTCTTTCCATGATTGGCAATATAAGGAAATGGTAGAGGAAATTGAGAACGCTATCCGTATTCTCAAGATGACAGATGAGGAAACAGTTTCCACATCTACTTACAACTCTATCGCTAAATACTTATAGCAAATTGGGGGCTAGACAAAATCTAGTCCCCCATGCTAAACTTCTCCTAACGGAAAAGATACCTGACCTGAGCAAGTCAAGGCTAAACTGCTCAACTAAAATCCCTACTAACAGAAAGAAATAAAATGCGTAATCGGTATCGTATCGAAATATATGATGACGTAAAACAAAATGATTTGACTCTTTTCTCAGATGACGGAGTAGATAAAGAACACCTAACAGAATTAGTTTTTTCTAATCTAAACCAATTTTCTGGAAATGTTCGTGCTTTTGTTTATGATAAACTAAAGAAAAGAAAAACTGTGGCTCTGTTTCTACCAATGGAAACAGTAACTAAATATAAGCCAACTAAACTAACTAAAGTAGAAATTGGTTTAGCATAAAGCTTGGGGCGGGTTTGAACTGTGTAATCATCTAGATCCCCGCCCCATCTTCCCAAAATGGCCCGCAAAAGAGTGGGGGCGCCGAGCTTGTTACGTCAACTTAAAAATACCCCTGGATTTTGTGAGATTCCCCACAAAAATAATTTGCGACACGCCCAAGCTGGAATGGAAAATGTCGGCGGTTTAGTTTATAATGTCGGCATATCGAAAGGAAAATAAATGAAAGACAGAAACGATATTCTAAATGACCTCCTAGCCTACGCAAAAGAAAAAGGCTATAACGAATACGCATATTCTTTTGGCGTAATCTCCACCTATCTCACAGATGATAACCTAGCAGACCTAGAAAAATATGTCGCAAGGTGGCGTGTCGAAGATAAATTGTCAGTCTAATCTGTTATAATATCCGCATAACGAAAGGGAAACTAAATGATAAAAGTAAATTGTTTATACTATGAAATCTGTGGTACTGCCACCTATTTTGTCGATGAGGCAGAATACGAAGTCTATGGCGATGATTGGGCATGCGCCGAATGTCTAGATACTGTTGCCGAATTCGCTGTCGGTATGTGGTGATAGAATTACCCATATGAAATTGAAACGCTCTAATGACCGAAAAGTGGCTAACGCCGTTAGCCCTAACGGGAAGACACCTACGATTGCTAATACTTTTGGCCTGCCTGCTGGTAAGGCCTATTCATGTCCTGGCGCAACTAGTATCTGCGAAAGTGTCTGCTATGCTGGTAAATTAGAAAAGGTGTATAAAGGCGTTAAAGCCGTACTGCTCCATAATTGGGAATTGATACGCAATGCCAATATCGAAACAATGGTCTCTCTTCTAGATGAAATGATTGTAGAATTCAAGGCGGACTGTGATAAGAAAAATGCCGATAAATTATTCCGTATCCACTGGGACGGAGATTTCTTTAATGAGACATATGCCTATGCGTGGAAGAATGTTATTGAGAAACACCCTGATGTTCAATTTTGGGTCTATACCCGTGTCGCTTCCGCCGCCGTAATTCTAAAGGGAATTGCTAATCTATCTCTTTACTATTCGACGGATGATGAAAATAAAGATACTGCTAAAGAATTGCGTACTAATCACGGCACACGCCTTGCGTATCTCGCTAAGAATTTTGCGGTGGCAGAAACTGTCATGAAAGAATTAACTGGCAAAGTAGGCGCAAAGTGTCCTGAAAATGCTAAACGAATTCCGCTAATATCTACTAACGGTTCAGCCTGTGTATCGTGTGGGCTCTGCGTATTTAATAAAGCAGACATAAGATTTTCTGCGAGTAAAAAATGAGCGGTCCATATGCGGTGCACGAATTGCAGCAATTAATTTGGGAAGATGTTATGGACCATGGCGAATGTTTCTGCCAATTGTGTAATGCGCTGGATGTGATCAACGAGTACATGAGCTGAAGGCCCGCACAACTGTGGGGGGCGAAGCCCCGTTACGTCAAGTCTAAAATACCCCTGGATCCTGTGAGCTTTCTCACAGGGTGTCCGATTTGCCCTATATTGGAACTAACTATTTACAATGTCGGCAGCGTAGTGTATAATTCAGGAACTAATCAACTATCGAAAGGATAAATCTATGGCTCATAACCTAGAAATAAATGGCGACGAAGTCGCTTTCGCCTTGCGTGGAACTCCCGCTTGGCACAATCTCGCAAACAGAATCTTCGCACAAGATGAATCTGTTTCAACTCAAATGATGTTAGATGAGGCTAAACTTTCTAATTGGAATGTTTCGCTTTCACCTGTATCTGATTTCATTCCAGAATCTTGGAATGATTCTTCTAATTCACAACTCGTGACTAGAACTAACCCATTCAATGGCGGAACAGATGTTCTCTCAACTGTCGGTGCTAGATATAAAGTTGTTCAGAATGAAGAACTATTTTCATTCGCTGACAATATCCTAGACGGCGATTCTCGCTGCGCTTGGGAATCTGCTGGTTCTCTAAAGAATGGCAAAGTTGTATTCGGTTCTCTTACTGTTCCCCGTGAAATGGTGCTAGACCCTAAAGGTGCTAACGATAAAACTAAACTTTATCTTATCGTATGGACATCACACGACGGCTCTGTTGCTGTTCAGGCAGCGATTACACCTGTTCGTGTCGTATGCCAAAATACGCTAAACCTAGCGATGAAGCAATCAAAGCAATCTTTCAAGATTCGCCACACTCAAACGGCGGAAGGTAAGATTCAAATTGCTCGTGAGACTCTTGGTCTTACTCTTGGCTATTTCGACGCTTTTGAAAAAGAGGCTCAATCTCTATTCGCTGCTGAAATTACAGATAAGCAATTTCAGGATATTGTAAAAACAATTTATCCTAAGCCTGCCGAATCTGATTCTAAATTGGCTAAGACAAAATGGGATAACAAGGTTGTTTTGCTAAATGACCTTTACCATAACTCTCCGACCAATGCTAATATCAAGGGAACAAAATGGGGCGCTTTCAATGCGCTTACTGAACGCCTTGATTATTTCCGTCCTACTCGCAAGAGTAATTCAGAATCAAAGTGGGCTTCTGCTTCTGGTTTTGACCCAATTATTACCGCCGAGAAGAATAAAATTCTTCAGGTTGTAAAATCATTCTAAAGAATGACGGGCCCCGCAAGGGGCCCCCTATTGGCCCATTGGCTTAGCATGGTTAAAGCGCCACCTTGTCACGGTGGAGATCACCAGTTCAAATCTGGTATGGGTCGCAGCTCGCCCGCATACGTGAAATCCAAAAAAGATTGTTACGACAAAGGGGCGGGACCCCTGGATTTTGTCAGTCAGGTCCGCTATAATACGGTCAATAACAACGAAAGGAAACAAATGGAAATAGTATCGCAGGATTCATATAATCCTCATGCATTAACTACTGTTCGTGAAATTCAGCCAGAATCAAATGACAGTATCTATAAACTATATAAAGCAACTGAATTGGAGGATTTGCTCTTCGCTAATCCAACAATCAAAGCATATGAACACTTGCCAAATGGCGAACTTAGAGAATGGACTCTAAATCGTGCAGACATCAGCGAGATGTTTAGAAAAGCACAATATCGTGATGCCCGTCTTGAATCACAAGAAAAACAAATCGGTCAGATTATCGATAATTTAACTATTGATAGTTGGTTCTCAGATACAGTCGACAAGGAAGAGGTTCTTCGTGACCTTTGTGTAATCCTTGACCATGAGCCAAAACAAACAATGAACTGGACTGTAACTCTTACAGTATCAGGAAGTACTGAGGTAGATATTACCGAAGTTAATGACTTTGATATTCGTTATCATCTCTCTGACAATCTTTCAGTCGACTCAAATGATTTTACTACCGAAGTAGATTCATGGGATATTGATTTAGTTGATAGTCAGGACTGGAACTAATGTATTATCAACTACGTGCTCCTAATACTGCCGCCCTCAAAGCGGCATATTGGGACGCTGAATTCGCTGGATTAGATCCATATTGGATAGATTCAACTGTATTTGATATTGGGACGGGAAATATTGAAAAAGTTTCAGCCTTGATATCTAAGTATAAATTGGATATACTAGTGGAGACAGATTACCAGCCAACAGGCTACAGGAGGTAACATGGACTACAAAGATGGTTTTGAAGATGGTGTTAAATTTACTCGTGAAGTAATTATTAACAATATTCGTCAATGGGCAGCCGATGCTATTTTAGGCGAGGAAGGCCAAATCATGGACGATATAGCAGACAAAATCGAATTTGGTACATTAAACAATGACCTCTGAGTGGATTAAATGCGATTCATGCTCAGCTCAAGCCTTATTCCTATCTAGAGGAACTAATGGCGAATTGTATTTCTGTGGCCACCACCGAAATAAATATTCAGAGACCCTTGACAAGTGGGCCTATGAAATTATAGAATTAGACCGTAAAGAAGAAACACCAATAATAGAAAAGGAAGAAATAAATGGGTGACAGAGCAAACTTCGGATTTGTACAGCCGAACGGTAACACAATTGTACTGTATGGACACTGGGCGGGCCACAACATGCTTGCCAATTTAGCAGAGGCGGTTGCAAAAGCACAGCCTCGTTGGTCGGACCCTTCATATGCAACACGTATCGCAATCAGTCATATGATTGGCGACGGTTGGTCTATGGAGACTGGATGGGGCCTGCATGTAAATGAGATTGGCGATAACGAGCACAAGATTGCTATCGTCGACTTTACACAAATGACTTTTAGTCTTCATACAGAGGATTCATTCTATAACTTGGACAACAAGGTTCGTGGTATGAGCAATGAGCCCCTCTTCGTAATGGACCTACGCACATTCGTAGAGAAATATACCGACGTCCCTCTTCTGGTATAATTAATCTACGGCTTAGGCCCATTTAAATGTAGGGTGCGGCTATAGGGATTCCCCAAGTCGCTAAGTAAAGCAGTGTTTACTTAATTCCTTTCGTTTGACTAGCAGCCCTACGTGTCAATATCCCCCAGTTGGTTCCTGGGGGATTTGCTTTTGCCCGCATGCCTGAGGACCATATAGCTCTGTTACGAGATCTAATGTAATTTCCCGAAACTTGGGGGATATTGTCAAATGTCGGTGGGGCATTGTATAATTGGACCATTCAACCGAACGAAAGGAATATATAATGCCAAATTGGTGCTATAACGGTCTTACAATTGAAGGTTCTCCTGAATTGGTAAATGACCTTGTAAAACAAATGAATAAACCATTCGTCATGTTACATGATTCATGGAATAAAACTACTGGAAATATGGAAGTATCTCAGACTACATATCCTAATCCTGTCTTTGCTTTTTATAATATCTATAACCACCGCCAAGCAGGTATAACTGATTTAGAATATGTTGCACAACCAACTCGTTCTGAATTAGATGTATCTGACCCTAATTGGTGGAATGATACTGAAAAACTTAGATTAGAAGATAAGTCTTGGTATTCATGGAATATAACTAATTGGGGAACAAAATGGGATGTGGCTATATCTGATAATAAAGAATATTCAGATACATATATGGAAGGGCCTACTGAAAATGGAGAGAACTTAGTAGTTTATTATAACTTTAATACTGCTTGGTCTCCTCCTGTTCCTGCCCTCCAAAAATTATCTGCACAATATCCTAGTTTATTGCTAACTCTATCTTATGAGGAAGAAACAGGTTGGGGCGGAGAAATGGAATTACTTCGTGGAGAAGTTATATCTATCTCAGAGTATGAGAACAAATGTCGTGATTGTGATTCAGATAATACAATGGAATATTGCGATAATGATTGTGGAGAAATCTGCTCTGCTTGTAATTGGCTTGGGGAGGCAGACCTAGATAATGTCAAAGAATGTCAGACCCATAAAGTATACTTGGATTCCGACCACGTACCTGAATATAGAATGGAGAAAGCATAATGCAACACTCGGTATTTGACGATATGACTGAAGCAGATACAGGTGAAATTATTCATGCTGTAGCAATGGAACTGTTTGACCAATTTAATCAGTCCAATTTAGATGAGGGAACCATGTATGCAGATTGGAAATTAATCCAATTGTATGATGACCCTTTGCTGAAGAATAAATTCAATGAGTTTTATAATTTAAATGAGGGAGATGAATTCTACTTCAATGTGTAATATCTGTTATGACTATAAAGTAATTACCGTATCGGTAAACAACAAAGAGATTTGTTTTAAATGTATAGAGGAGAGAAATGGAAACTGAATATATAAATAGGAAGACCCAATTAGTTACTTATCTTCAATTACATATACAATCTTTGAATGAGGATTTGTCTCAGTTGTCTACTCGTATGGATTCCTTGGACCCCGCCTCAAAAGATTATGCTGAATTAGACTTTGAGTATAACTATACAAGCGGCCAAGTTTCTGCTACAATTCACATCCTTGAATACGTGGAGGAAATACTATGAACACATTAGAACTGGACCCATATCTGCAGAAGCAGGTCGACGCTGGGTCTTCTGGCACCGATATCTTGCACGGGCACCTAAAGGTCCTCATGCTAGACGCAGAGCGTGAACTGGAGGAAGCACAGCGTATTGAGGAAGAGAATGATTATTCCGACGCCATGGAATCTATGGAGCGGAAATACTGGGAGGGCCAAATGGACGCTCTCACACATATTTACCAAATGACATATGCATTAGCATTTGCAATTAACGAAAGGACCAAGAATGCAAATTGAATCATTAGATGTGCATAAAGCACAATTAGATCTACAGGACCAAACACGTAGGGACGACGTATACAATCAAATGCTGGAGATTAACAGATTATTGTCTGATGTTGCCGCATTTCCCTCATTGTTGTGGGCATGGACATTTGATATAATCAAGGACATCTACGACAATTGTAAGTATGAAGACCTTGCTGTTAATGACTATGTTGACGAGGCTGTGCCAACTGGCGTAACTCTTAAACAAATCTGGGATAAGTTCTGGGATGATGTCGACGGTCTTGGTATTAATATGGACCACGGCGGCGAAATCCTGGAAGAGGTAATCAGAGATTGGATGAGGGATAACGACTTCCTTGTATCCCTGGATGAGGACGGGTGGCTAAATGAGCAAGCATAGAGTCTTCGGAGATAAACTAATTGAATACTATATTGATGTGGAAGCGGCAAATGCGGAGGAGGCATGGGATATTGCCTCCAATGCCGCAACACATTCTTGGATCCAAATAGAAACTGATTCTACAATTCAGGTTCATTATGTAGATAACGAGCTTGAAGGAGATACAACAGATTTGTTAGAAGATGGATATCCATCCATGTCTAATGATATTATCGTAGTGGACAAATCGGACATATCCGACTAGGCTGCGAGAATGCGGGGCCAAAGGCCCTTTTACGGGGGTATTTACAAATTCGTGGATACCTGATAAAATATATACCTATCATGAAAGGATAGACAAAATGACAACAAAGCGTGAATATCTAGCAAGCAAGGGAATTACTGTTGGCCGCCGTGGCCGTTTCTCAGCTGCAGCTAAGCAGGCCCTGTCAGAGGCGGAAAAGAATGGCGTAAAGTTTTCTGCTGAGACCAAGCAAGCAAAGAACTAAATAAATAGATCAGACAAGGGCTGGCGCAAGTCAGCCCTTTATGATATACTCTCACAAAATAGAAAGGCGGAACAATGAGACGGCGGACAAAAGTAGACAAAGTAATCGACCAATTAGAAGAAATCCTAAATGACCACCATTTTCATCCAGCATTATTTGCTAATATCATAACAACAACATATCCACCATATACACAAGCAAGACTAATTGAACTAATTAGTTATATCAAGAAATATCACGATAAAGAAAATGAATTACATCGTGAAACTCATACAGCGCAATATCGCAACTAAATAAACATAATACACCATTGGGGTGAATTGGACTATATGTCCGATTTGCCCCTTTTGTGTTAAATAAAAGCGGGCAAGAATGCGCTTTTACGAGAACATGTAGAAAATCCCTCAAAGTTTGATCAATATCTCAAAGAATATAACAAAATGTTATAATAATAGATCAAAATAGATCCAATTTAATCCAAAATCTGTCAAAATTTATCTCGTATTTGTGGGCGAAATCGCCTATTTACGAGAGCTATTGACAAATCCTGGAACATATGCGCTATTGACAACATTACGACCATATGATAAATGGGGTTCAATTACTCATATATCAATTTAAATATAATACAATAACATTTCGTTATTATATGATAACCACTTTGCTCCACAATGCTCCACTATACACCACTATAAAAGGGCTAGAATAGCCTTTATAGGCTCTGAAAAGGTGGGGGGAATAGGAGATGTTAGGTCTTATTCTGGTGAATTTTTTGGGACAAAGCTACCACCTATATTTGGATCCATCATATCTGGATTTACTGGCAAACCCTGTGGATATACTCTATGTACTACATTAGGGTTATCTGGTATATAGTGATTATTACAGACGAAGATTATTCTGTACCCGTCCGAATTTATTCCAGTTGACTGAGATTTACAATATTCACATACTGAAGCCTGCTTAATATCTCTCTCTTTCAGATGCTGTAAGTAAGCAGCAATTTGGGGATCTTTGGGTAATGGATAACTCATTGTTGTAGCCATGCAAAGTAATTAAGGATAATGAATATAGCTAGGAGGATTAATAGGGCGTATTTCATTCTTTCCCGCCAAAATTTATTACCTTAAATGCATCGCCTGTCTCTTCATCGATATAGTCCCAGTGAAATTCATCATAGTCATAATCTGGGTCTACCGTCCCAGTCTTTTCCCAGTATGGAACTCCATTCTCATCATAGTCATCCCAGCCAGGACCAGACATGTCCATATTTAACCTATAGAAGGTTCCGTATTTGCTGTAGATTGGCCAGAATGTATCCCATAGCCATCCATAATACTTATATCTAAATCCTTTATCTAAGCCTTCATCTTCCATATAGGATAGCTCTAGCATATTCTTGGACGCTATTGATCCCGCCCAATTTGCGATCCATCGCAAAGGTGGTCTTGATTTATGCTCTACAATCGAATCATCAAGAAAGTTTCTCAATATCCGCCTCCACATTCATTTCTCGTATGATATAACCGATTGGTTATAAAATCTGCCCTAGTGGGCGCAAAAAGCTCTTTACGACAGGAAGCGCAAAATCCCTGCCATTCTCGTCCGAAAAAGTCATACCACATCCACTTAGACATTTGTATCCCTTAATTTATTTACTAGTTGACTAAAAGGCCTAGCCAATTCTTTTGGAGCTAAATAGAAATTATCCTCATGCTTGCGATATCTGTCATATTTTCTCTCCACCCGCCAAGATTTGGCAAAGGCTGTAGGAAATATAAACATGCCACCTGTTACCTGACTAACCATAACATAGGCAATTGGCTTTGGATCTTTTGCCTCATATCCTGAAACTGTATCTATGATCAAATCATCATATGGAAATGAATCTGGGTTATCGCTAAATGAAAGATTACGACTCTTGACCTCAATGACATTATCTCCGACAATTACATCCTTATCGTTGAGAGTATAGTCCTTTATTTCTTCCTTTGATTGAGCAAATGAGAACTCTGGAACTTCCGCCGATATTCCTTCTGATTCTAGTCGCATAGCGACGATCTTATTGAAGGCATGGCCCGATTCCATTGCCGATTTATAATCGAACATGTTCTCTCTTTCGCCGCACTTGCCGCTTCACTTTTGAGCGTATTGAGTAGTATATAATATATATTAGGATAGGTCAATAGTTAAATAGACCACCAGCCACGTATTGTGCCGCCTTCTATTGGGCATTTGTAGGCTTTAGGTGCGTCTGAGTCGTAGTACTCCTTGAATAAACGGGCGTGGAGGGCCCCATCTGTCTCGTGAGTATCTCTACCGCAATCTGGGCAGATAGGCTCTCCTATAATTTCGTAGACGTGTCTACACGCCGTATTTGTATGCATCCGAGCCCAGCCAGTCCATTCTTGACTTTCCGCATGGACATGGTGGAACTAAATGAATTTTGCTATCTTCAAGCTCTGTTTCAATGGACATAATAGTATTGCATGTCTTACATCTAAATAGATATTTTTTCATTTCTTTTTATTCCCTGCGGTAAGCATTTCTTGAACTAGGATCTTCATTCCTAATCCATTAAGTTTAACTGTATCTATTTTATCAAGTTCATCTAATATTCTTTTCCGCTCTTGCTTTACCGCCTTTGCACATCCATTACAAGGACATGCCCAATCCTTTTTTACTTCCGCCTTATCATCTCTTTTGTGAGCTGTTTCTGCCGCCTGCAAATCCATTATAAACCTAACGCTTCCGTTACATCTATAGAGTCATCGATTGTTTTATCGTGCTCTTTGCTACAATTACCACATTCTTTACACATAATAAGTTCCCCCACCACAACCAAAGGCCATTAGCGGGGGAATCCTTTATACTTTCTTAGGTCTGCTTTTCTTCGGACCTACGGTAGTTTCTCTGCGGATACCATGACGATTGCGATCTATTTTCATAGTTCTCTTATCCTGGATTCCAGACTTAAATCTACCTTGACTTGGATTTTTCCTCGTTGCTTCTTGAGAAGTTACAGCACCTGATGGTTGGCTGTTTGGAGGAGTCTCCATTCCTGTACCATTATTCATTAATAAATCTTTCTCTTTGTTCTGGGGTTGCAGTCATATTTAGGGTAAGACCTGCTTCTCCATCCCTTGTAACATCTAGCATACCGCCAGGAATCTTTGCCATTCCTGTTTGGCTACCGACGTTTTCGCATCCACATTCAACGCACATATTACTTTGGGCCTTGTGCTGTTGCTTGGTTTGATACATCTTTAGCTGGAAAAGCTGAAGCTGGGTTTGGAGCGTACTTGGCATCGATATTATTCGATCCTGATTGCTCTCCTGTCTGGTTAAAACCAGTCATATTCATTCCGTCTGACATTTTTATATCTCCTATAGGTTGTATTTAAGCGGGTCTAGAAATCCGCTCATTCATCTATTATATCATTTTCGTCATCTTCAAAGTCGAAGAGGTCGTCTGGGAGGCTATAGAGTTTTTCTACAGCCCTCCAGATCATATTCGATATTTTATCTATCATTTCTTATACAATTCATGCCAACAGTCGTCACAAATCAAAATATATTTAGTTTCTGTGCTGCTGATGCGAGTTGCCTCGTTTTCACAACCCTTCAATTCACAGATCTCTACATATTCCATTGCTATGATCTCTTAGCCTTTACACGGTTATATCCAGTCTTCTTTTTATTCATAGAGCCTGGGACTTTACCGCCTGGACCCTTATGATTCCTACGGCGTATTTCTAGAGATGCCGCTATTTTATCGTGGTGCTTTCCCATTTACTTCTTCTTTGGGGTTGACTTCTTTACAGTCTTCTTTGCAGGAGACTTCTTTGCAGGAGCCTTCTTCTTTGCTGCTGGCTTCTTTGCTGCTGCTTTCTTCACGACTACCACCTTTCTTTCAGGTTCAGCCTGAACTAATACATTATATTTAAACTCTTCCTCTTTTGGAAGTAGCCAATTCTTTATTTTATTCCACATTATTTTTTATTTATCTTTCTGATTATATAATCAATCACTTGTTGTGGCTTCCATTCATTTGGAAGTTCAAGATTACTTATTTCTTTTATTATGTCCCGTCGGACTTTTTCTTGTAAGTATTCTTCCACCATATTATTCTATCATTTATAAAATAAAGGGGCAAGACCTCAGTCCTGCCCCAGTATTTAATTAGATTACTTTACGAGAGCAACCTTGGCTTTTGGATTAGCCTTATTCCATTTTGCAGCAAGTGCATTGAATGCCTTTTTAATTGCATCAAGAGCAGCAGAGTTATCTGCTTTTAATTTTGCAATTTCAGCATCTTTAGCAGCAACGGCATCGGATAGGGCTTTATCAGCAGCAAGCTTAGCGGTTACTGCATTAGCCTTAAGTGTTGCAACCTCTGCCTTAAGTGTTGCAATTTCTGCATCAGCAGTAGCCTTGGCAGTTGCAGCAGCAGTTGCAGCAGCAGCAGCGTCGGCAGCACGAGCAGACTTCTCTGTTGCTAAAGCAGCCTCAGCAGTAGCCTTGGCAGCAAGCGCAGCAGTAAGTTCTGCAGCAAGGTCACGAACTGCAATATTCTTTGCAACAGATGAAGTAACGGTATTAAAACCAGTTACAGCAGTTGCCAAATCAGCAGAGTTTGTGACTGAAAAAATTACAGCAGCCGAACCATTGGTTGGAAGTGTAACCTTAAAATCACGGGCACCAAAGTCTGCTAGACCAGTGCCAGTTGTGGCAGTTGTCGTATCAAGAGTTCCGTTAGCAACTACTGCTGTAATTGACTTTCCAGAAACCTTATTACCGAATACATCCTTAGCGGTAACTGTTAGCGTCACCTGTGTACCAGAAGCACCGACGTCAAGACCAGATACTGAAATATCATTGATCTTTCCGACTGCACCTTGTACATAATAAACCTTAGTTTCACCTTGGTTTGTAATGGAAACAGTTCCTACTGCGGTGGTCTTTGTAAAAACAAAGAATGTAGCAGTTGTTCCTGTTCCAGTTGCAATTGTTGTTGAAGCAGATCCACTAGCAGCAGTTACTGGAGCAGCAGCAGTTGCTGTTGCGAGTACGATAGAGGCATTTGTTGCAGAAACCGCAACGGCTGTACCTGTATCTACTGTAACTACAAACTTTAGAGCATCAGCAGCATCAACAGAATTATCTGATGGAACTGGAAGCTCCACAGCAGTTGTTGTGGCTGTTCCCGCTGTTGCAGGGGCGCTACCATTAACAGTCAAAGCAACTGTCATAGGGGCGGCATTTGCAGGTGCCACTCCAAGGGTGCCCAGTGTCATGGCTGCAACCATGGCGAGAGCTATTTTCTTAAATGATTTCATTTAATTTTTTCTCCTTTTTTATTCTGACCCATTGTAGACCAGAAATCTATTTTATGTACGAATTCCGCCAATTTGATGGGGAATGGTTATCCTCTATACTTTGTTTCATCTCAATGTCTTCGTACATTCGAACAATATGCATGCAAGGATCTTGACCTTCATCAAACTCTGCAAACTCTTGCTCAGACATTGGTAGTCCGTCATGGGTATAACATACTGGGGGTCCGCACCAACCTTTTTCAATCCCGTATGTCATCCATTCACTAAATGTTATATCCATCCTTCAAACTCTTTCACGAGTTTGTGTTTAGGCTGTGCGCCAACCACTTTTTTGACTGGTACTCCATTTTCAAATACCATTAATGTTGGTATTGTAGATATGTCGTACTTTGTAGCCAAATCTTGTTGTTCATCTACATGAACTTTAGCAATTGATACATTGTACTCACTTGCTATCTCATCTAATATTGGAGCAACCTTTAAACAAGGCCCACACCAATCCGCCCAAAAATCTACAATCAGTATCTTGTTGTCATTTAAAGCTTTACTAAAGGTTTCACTAGTTAGATTCATCTGTATCCTCCGCATGAGTTGGCCAGTAGTAACTGCAAGATTCACAGCAAGTATACCCTAGTTCACGATAGTCCGCAAACTCCGAATAGAAATAGTACTTTTCTGGGTCCTTTTCGTATAACCTTCCCTTATGAGAATAATGTACACGCTCATCTCCTAGCCACCAAGGCTCATCTGATTCCAGCATAAGGAAATTTTCCTGATAGATCTGGTCGAATGTATCTCGTGTACTATTCTTATAGCCACGCATAATGATTTCTTTTACGATGGCTTCATTGTATAGGAACAGCCAATCTTCATGGCCCTCCCACATTTTGACGGCTGGATGATTCACCCATGCGCCTGATTCATTATAATATCCTGCAAGAGACTTGAGGACCTGAAGATTTTCTACGCTTTGCTTAATAAGACGCTTACGATCTAAATGTTTAGCAGTCTTTGCAAAGTCCGCCTCTGGTAAAAATGTTTGCATAGTCCTATCTTACTAAATAGTATAAGGCTAGTCAATACTAGTCTTGATTTTTTAATTCTTCTGCTGCTTGGTTGAATTTATCCATAAACATTTGGATAACAAATAATGTGCTTTCTTGTGCATTTTTCTTCAACGCTGCTTCTGCCATTTCATTTCTTTCTTCTAATGGCATTGCGTTATACCATTTCTGATATAACGCAATTGCAACGTCTCCGATTATTCCTTCTAATACGGTGACTTGATTAGCCATTTAAAATATCCTTGCTTACAACATACCCTGAAATAGTTTTACTTTTTACTGGGTAGGATTTTGATTTAATCAAATCTAATAATTGTTGTTTTGTGTATGAAGGATATTTTGATTTAAGTCCAACATAAACTGCTGCTGCAACTTGTACCGAAACAGACGTGCCGTCTTCGTTGAAAAAATATCCACTAGGATTAATAAGTCTTAATCTACCAAGAGCAAACATATCTGTGATATTAGAATCGTAATTAGAATAAACTGCAATTCCGTCTGTAACTGAAGTTGCAGATACAGTTACTGCTTGACTAATACAACCTGGCCAAGATACACGCTTTTGATCACGCATATTACCAGCAGCAATAAAAACAGGTACTCCTGACGAATCAAGTGTTGATATAGCACTTACAGTATTTGGTGTTGTTGGGCAATAATTAGCCAAAGGCGCTAAATTATGATGTCCTTGAGAGATTGCCACAGCCTGAATATTAAATTTAGACTTGTTTGCGTTTACCCAATTTAAAGCCTTAACAAAAGTTTCCTCATTGTATATCTGTCTTACGCCAGTTGAAGTGGCTCCAACAATCCTTACGAATACAATTCCAATATTTGGATTAGTTGATACTGATGCATGTGCCATTTTAGTTCCATGATCAAAGCCATTTGCCACCATTTGTGATAATGGCATATATGCTGCTCCTGGACCCTCCATAAAATTAGATCCATTTGGGCATGAATTCCATTCTAAAATACATACTTCATAAACAATTCTATCTTTAAACACTGGTAAATTTGCGTTCAAAGCTGTATCAAGAATTGCCACCGTTGCAGGAGCAGGCTGATTAGCCTGAACCATATTGATTGATGTGATAGTTGTAATTAAGGCTACAACAGCCGCCATTAGTTTTTTATTCATGTTGCCTATTCTACTAAATGACAACTAGATCGTCAATACTAGTTGTTAGGAATATCTGGTCTATTTGGTTTCTTTGCGTACCATTTTCCAGCATCCATCTCTGGGGCTTTCATTCCGCCAACCTCAATGATTGCTGACAACATGGCTTTTACATATTCTATTTCGTAGGTAAGTCTAATTATTTCTAATTCTGCAATTCTAAGTCTTTCTGATTTTCTCAATTATCTAATCCTTCTATGTAGTCTACTGGCGTTGGAGCAGTAGCGAGACTGCCGCAATTTGCACATTCCATGTCAAGGAAGTAAGTTGCGATTTCATTCTCATTAAAAATTACTTTTAAGTTGAAGATGTTACATCCGCAGGCACAGACATGAGTCGGCGTTCCACGAAGATCCATGGCATTATCATAGTTATCTGGTTTAAGATTTAATATGTCGTCCACTTCTTCATCCTCTTCATCTTCTTCCTGATTGTCAAATACAATAACAGTATGCTTATCTAGGAAGTCTCTTATTAATCCTACTGTAATTAATCCAAACAGTAGGGCGGCTAAACGATTCAGCCACTTCATATGTCTATTATACTCCTAGACCTCTATAATTGTAAAGGGGCCTCTTACGCTCATTATGAACTTGGCTGATGCCTCTAAAGCCATCCTTACACGCTTTCGTGGAGTCTTTATTGTAGACGTGGAAAATAAAGATCCTAGCGCTACTTGCTGTCCGCTTCCTTCTGCAAGATATTCAACATCAACTTCAGCAACATGATAGTCTACATCCATAATAAATATTCTTCCAGTATTTTGTACTGCAATAATTATAATTCCACCTTCATCGCCATCTTCACCAGCGCTTGTACCAAATCTTCCATATCCGTGTTCTTGATAAGCTTCTTTGACAGATTCAACAAACTTAGTACGCATAAATTTATCTAAATTTTTATATCCTGCCGTCGGCTTATAAATTGGCGGAGTCCAGTTGTATTGTAAAATTTGTCCCATTCTAAAAGAATCAACAAAGCCTACGCCAAACTGTCCCACTCTAAAAACTTTAGGATCTGTTGTTTGAAGTATTAAACCAGACTTTTCATCTGATGCGGCAGAATCTCCTCCAAGAAATACCTTGTTCCCAGAAGATAGGGCTACGATACAGGTCATATACCCTATTGTACTATTTCTAATATTCCGAGTCTACATCCTGCAATTCAATTATATTTAATTGTACAAGGGCATTTTCAAGCTCTGATTTAACCTGGATTAATTCCTGGATAGAGGAATAATATTTATCCTTCCAGTCTGTCAGCTCTTTTTCAAGCTTATATAATTCAATTTTAAGGTCTTTTACCTCTAATTTAAGATGATCTTGTTCCCGCTCTTGCCGCCTTGTTTTTTCCCTTTTATTTTCTTTTAGCCCCGCCACAATTGCCGTACCCATACCGCTTAATACGGCGGCAGAAATAGCCAAAACAATAGAGGTATAATCCATAATAGATTAATTATACCGTTAAATAGGTCTAAACTAATAGTTCAGACGCAGATATTTCATTTCCTATATAGCGCTTTTTAAGAACAAATTCCCTGACATGATCGGCGCCATTTGATCTTCCCGCCAAAATAATTACCCAGCGTGGCTCCAATTTAGAATTGATGCAGGTCTCGCACATCAATAAATTAATCGGAAGCAAAGAGGACTTCTTTGCATTTAATTTATGCTTGCTCTTGCTACAGCTATAGCATAATATCTTATCCATTATCTTCCTCTACGTGATGAAATACGATTTCGTCTACTATAGCGAACTCGTCATTTTCTAATAAAACTTCGCAATCTATTCCGTCTTTATTATATTTTACCAAAGATGCAAACGCTCCAAGCTTATCCACTGTTCCGTAAACTCTTTCTTCATATATATATACAATGTTAATTATCTCATAATACTCTTGCACTTGGTACCCCCTCTAGTTCACATCTTACACCAAATGATTCTATTACTTTTTTAACCTTATCAACATAAGAAATTACTTCTTCTTTTTTGCTTCCGTCAAACTGTAAAAAATTATCTTCGTATAATCTGATCGCTAGAAAGTCTGGGTACATTGCAATATCCATCATGAGCAACATAGGTTGCCTTATCTCTCTGATCTTTTTTTTCATTTCGTCATTATAAAATACTGGTTTATTTGGTTCGCCCGTCCATTGATTAATGCCATGTTTGAAATGGCCTTTATCATAAAAATGACTGCTATTGCTAAGCGACACCTTTACTCCTTAGTTTCTTCCAAATTTCTGGAGTTTTGTGGAGATTCTTAGATTTATCTATTTCTCCTGATGACATATAGACGCCACCCCATACTCCATACTCTGCTTTTTCTATGCCTGATTCATAGCACATTTTAAGTACTGGGCATGACAAGCATGCGTCGTCTATATTTTTTGCTATGTTGGCGTCTACTTCATACTTATCATAGAATAGATTTGTATCCATTCCACGACATACTGCTAGATGCCACCAGTCAAAATCGTCTGTATCTACACCTAAATCATTTAAAATATTTGACATACTTTATAGGAAGCTTCCATATACCATTATTGTTGACGGCTATTCTTTCTGCCGTCCCCCATGTATTCTTTCGAAACATGCCGTTTTTGCTTGTATATCCGTTGATATTTTTATTCCATATTAAAAGATCATAATTTTCCCAGAAAGTATTTATTTTTTCTGTCTGCGCTTTTTTTATGAAGATTTCAACACCTTGTAAATTTAGGTTTAACATTTTCCCTTTTATAGACTAAACCGCAGCATCCCAATATATATATTATACAGGAATTACTGCGGCTATGTCAATACTTATTTCCAGTTTTCTGGAATCATATCTGATGCGCCAAGTGCCTTTGCACGACGCTTAATATGTGCTTTTACCTTTGGATCTGCTCCGCCACGTCCCCATGAACGAATTGCATTCATTAGGTCTGTGCGGTTAGCAATTGGATATGACCCATCTGGCATGGCCTTGCCTTCTTCTGCCATGCTACGGCGTTGCTCTGCTGTAAATTTACGCTTTACAAGATCAAATGGATCTAGTTTATCTGCAAATAAAGATTTCTTAACGCTGGATGATGGTACACAATTTGGTACCATACGTCCACCCTTTTCTTTCATGCCAACCTGCGTATACCCAGACCAGCACTTTTGCATTTCATTGTCCCATTTATCTTCATCTTCATTATCAGACTTATATACTTCTTCTTTATCCTCTTCGTCATGAACTTTCGCAACAGGATAATTAATTTCATTCTTCATAGGGTCTCCAACAGGAGGAACGCCATTGTCTTCTGCTTCTGGCGTTTCTGCATCAGACTCTGAGTCTGGGGACTCTTCTTCTGGCACTTCAATCATTCCTTCAATTGCTTCCATAAGATGTTCAATTACCATGCCAAGCTGTTCTTTAGTTACTTCTGGACGTAAAGCTTTTTTGATTTCTTCGTCGTCATCAATTTCAACAACAGTATCAAATGGCTCTACTGCATCTGTTAGCATATCTTTAATTTCTTCAATTAGGTCTTCTTGTACATATGATTTTTTCATATTCTTTTCTCTTTCTACAATTTTGCGAGACCAAGAGAAACCAGCATCTCCACCCCATGCGTCCCACATAATCCGCCCATTTGAGGGGTTAGAAGTATTATAAAAATCTTTACCTTTTTTGTCTACTTCATGTCTGGAAAAGAAGGAGTACATGCGCTTAACAGTAGAGAGGCTTAGTGTTTCACCTCTAGCTAATTGTCCAGCACGAGTCCAGCCAACTGCAGTTCCTGCACCTGTTGCTTTACCCTGTTCTTTCCAACGAATAGCCCGCTTTGCTGCGGACTTCATTCCTGCCGTTGGCGAATATCCTTCTTTAGCCATCATTTCTCCTTTACGCTGACAACTTTGACATTTCTGACTTCGTCATCAACTCCGAATATATCGTTCAAATAATCTACAGCGTCATTTTCATCGAATGCCTGTATTTCTGCTTCAATCTCTAATTTTACCTTATATGTGTTCATTATGCTTTAAATTTAGGGCGTCCAAATCCTACTATGGTAATTGGCACCTTTTTACTATTTTTTTTGAATGCACGGAGTTGTCTGCAGGCTTCTCCGCCATTTCTTTGACTACCTTTTTTATTGCTTGATGTATTTCCCTCTACACACCAAACAGTTCCGTCTTCATTATCTTCAATAACAATTCCAACGTGAGAAATTCTATCTACTCCATCTGCAGGGAAATCAAAATAGGCAATGTCTCCTGGTTCTGGATCTGCTAGATCTCCGTCAATCCAAGCGTTTTTCTTTTTAAATGCTGCTGCGCCACCTGGAGTATACACGGTGTTTGGAACTTTAACTCCTGCTTGATCTGCACACCACATTACAAAAGATCCGCACCAAGGCTGGAAATTAGCTTTTGTGAACGCACCATACTTTGTCTCATTGTCTTTTGGACCCTCAATATATCCAACCTGAGATTTAGCAACCTGAATTAAACGAGCAGCGCTACCTTTTGGAGCTTTTGGTGTTTCTGCTGGTACTGGAAAATTATCTGACATGATTAGTCCTTATCCCAATCTAGATCTATTGGTTGTTCTGCTGGCATCTGGCCATCAGGTTTTGCAGCAAGACGTGCTCTAACTGCATCTGCTTCGACATCTGCTTTCAATTCATTAATTTCTAATTCTGACTCAAGTTTCTTATCCGCCTGAGTATTCTTAGCGTCCATTTCTTTATTGTCTAACTGTGCCTTCATAATATCTTTTGCACCAGACTGTCCAATTAGTAGACCCGCCAATGTTCCTGTAATAAATGTTGCAACGCTTCCCAATACATTAAAGAACATCTTGTCATTTTCTGACTGTGCTCCTATTGGTTGTGTAACAAACAACAATCCGTAAAGAATTCCAATTGATGTTAGGAATAGAATTGATCCAAGCGTAATTCCTAAAATGAATTTTAATCTTGCATCAAGATCTTGCGGAGTTAATCTTTCTTTAGCCATTTTTTACCTTTGTCTTTTGGTACTCATCCCATATTTCCTGTCCTACTAAATCTCTTGAACAGGTTCCAGTAGTCTCACAAATTGGAGGATTACACTCTGCCTTTTCCCAATTTGATTGGTCTTGGCATTCATAACGGAATGAACCATCAAAATTACACGATGTAACTGTGAGGGCTAGCATCAAACTAGCTAATGAGGCACCTAATTTTCTCATGCCTCTATTATAGCATTTCTATTCTTCTTTTCGAAGAGGGATGGTAGCAAGCCAAATAACAGTAGAAATTACTGTTGCTATACCTACAACTTGCTGGGCTGTCCCTGTAAGGGTTAACCATGCTATAAAAAATCCAAGTAGGGTAAATATTTGGGCAATGCTTTCTTTAATTACCTCCCAAGCATAATTCAGGATTCCCTTAATTATTTTCATTATTTCCTCCTTGTCATGGCTGCTGCCACAATATTACTTGCAATAATTACAGGAATAACAACTTCCTGTGCTTTTTCTCTTTGGTCATCTGTCATATCTTTACCCCATTCTGATGGGTCTAAAACTTTTTCTAAATCTATATCTGTTAATGTTCCTATTGGATCCGCCAAAAATTTTTCTGTTTGAACCTCTGTTACAGCATCTGCTAATGTATATGGCATTGGGGCATCAATATTTTTATTTGCCCTATTTCCAAATTCCTGTAATGCTTCTGCTACTGCCTCATTTGTTTTTGCTAATTCCACTACTTTCGTAACCTCTTCAGACCTAATGCCAAGAGTGGAAGCGACTGCAGCTTTCTGTTCTGGACTTAATGTTGCAAGAGTTTGGCTGCTTGTAAGATCGGCAAGTAGCCTGGACATATCTTCAGACACTTCTGTATTTTCTGTTTTATCTTCAACTAATATTACAATATCTTCTTCTGGAAAACGTGGATCTTCTGGAGTAATTACTTCTGGCTCTACTACCACAATTTCTGGTTCTGTGGTATTATCTGGAGATGGTTCTGGAGAAAGTTCGATTGGAGATGGCTCAGGTGTTGGCTCTGGGGTTGGATCTATATCCGTTGGCTGAGGTGAAGGCTCTGGTGAAGGCTCAACAGTGGGCGATGGCTCAGGACTTGGAGTTGGTTCTGGTTCAGAAGTTGTTTCAGGTGTTGGAGTTGGAGTGGGATCGATTGGTTGAGTTTGCTCAGGCGATGGTTCAGGATTAGGCTCTACATTTTGTGCATTAGCAATTGCATTAGCAATTAAATTTGCAGTAACACGCATTTCTTCTTGTACTGCTAACTGTTCTTGTGTTGGTCCAACAACAACTGGCTCTGGCTCTAGTGTTGGAGTAGAAGATCCTGGCTGTATCTGTGTTGCTCCCCATGCTTCTAAAGACACAATAGATCCATCATGTAGCCTAACGCCAGTTCTCATATTATTATATTCTGGTCCTTGATAACTATATGATACTGCAAGACTTCCAGTATTAGTAATAGCTACTAATATATTTATAGTGCTTGGCTCAGCCCCCCATTGACCAAATGGAATAGCCTGCATATTTAATTGAAATCCGCCTTCTGAATATAATATGTCTAAAGTATTTGGAGCGCCATACCAACCAGTAACCCAATCCATAGAATATAAAGAAATTGACGGGGTTTGTGGATAATCCCAATACGTATTATCTGCCTGTCCAAATGTAATTACTGAGTTAGTTGTTGCGTATACATTTGAATACTGTACACCGTCAAATGTTATTGTTGTAGCTATTGGAATTTGATAAGATGTATCGTCGCCGCCGCATGTATCCATCGTATTGACTGTTGGGGCTGGGTCGCCCTCGTAGGCGGCTGCTATTGTTTGTGACTGTAAATAGTTAACGCAAGTTGCGTATGCATTTGATGGAACAAGAAAAACCCAGCCAAACATTAAAATTGCGGCTAATGATAGTCTCCATAATTTAGTTCCAGTCAACTTAAACTCCTTGTTACAACTTTTGTAACAAGTTAATTATAACATTAAATTATTTAGCGTTGTCTGTTTTATAAAAGCCTGTGCCCTTGAATTGAATGCCAAATGTACCGTATTGTTTAACCATTGCAGCACCACATTTTTCACAAAGCTCAACCATATCAGCTTGCGTTATTGGCTTAGGTATTTCTTTTGTGTATGAACATATCACACACTTGTAATCATACGCTGGCATTTATCTCCTAAATTTAAGGAGCAGTTTTTTACAGTCATGCTCAGGACTATACCAGTTATTTTTCGTCGCTGTCTTCCCCGACGATCCTAGGCTGCGATGCCCAGGATACCATTATACTATTTCTTCTTCTTGCGTTTCAAGAGGCCTTCTTTTTCTGCCTGCTCAAGCATTTCATCCTGCTCTGCGCCAGAAATTGCGGCTAATTCATCACCATCAGTAATTGAAAACACTTTTGGTTTTGCTTCCTCTGGAACCCTCTTGATTAAATTAACTATTAGCATTCCTTGTAGCATTATAGCGCTATGTACTTCAACATATTCTGCAAGAGAAAATGTTCTTGTAAAATTGCGACCTCCAATGCCTCTGTGAATGTAGGTGCTACTGGTGTCTGATTTGCTTTCACCAGTAATCGTTAAAACATTTTTTTCCTGTTTTACCGTGATGTCTTCTTTGCTAAATCCTGCCAAAGCAATTTCAACAGCATAGGAGTCTTCTCCAATTTGTTTTAGATTGTATGGCGGGTAATTAGTAGATGCACCCATAAGTTTTTCAAGATCTTTAATATGGCGATCCCAGCCAATAAAAAATGGATCTTTAAAAAGATCCAATGATAGGTTTGTAACCATTTTATTCCTCCTTCAAGCGAATAAATTAATATGTGGGCCCCTGACGGCGACCCACATATATTATAGCAAAAAGCTTTTTAGATTACAAGATGCGTTTTTTCTTCTCTTTCATCTTTTCTTCATTTGCTGTTGCGGCATATAGGGCTCTTTGATGAGCCAATGCTCTTCCTCTGCTTGGGTGACATCCTTTAAGTTCGCCCTTATCATTAACTACTGCAAACCCTCTGCACCCTGCTACATTCTGTTTAATATTGTATGGCATATTATCTCCTAATCATTTGGGGGCTCTGGCATATCCATTTGGATTAGCCCCAATTCTTTTGCAAGCTTTTGTCCTTCTGGACTAAGATGTAGTGTTGCTTCAAGATTTTCATCATATTCAACCTCCATCAAACCTTTTTCATATAACTTAACAAGAGTTTCATCGACATAACTTGTATGAGCTTCCCATAATTCTGGTGCTATGTCTTTAGCTTTTTCATCTATGGCAAATATAAGTTCACCATTTTCATCCATGCCTTCCAGAGTTATTGCGCCTATTTCTAAATAGTGCTCTAGCTCCATTCCGAACTCCTCTTCATCCATATCTTTATTATACTCTCTTTTGTGTGGCGTGTAGGACTTGAACCTACGACGGCCAAATTATGAGTTTGGGGCTCTGACCAACTGAGCTAACGCCACCTAGCCCTATTGTATTGTGCCATCCTCATTTTTGTCAATGGTTGTCTCCACTAACTGCTGGACGTAATCAGAGAAATGTTTTCTGACGCTTCCAGGTGGTCTTGATCCAAGAGATTTCCACAATCTCTTATATTCAACTACATTTGCAAATGTGGTAGGGCAAAGCATATATCCCGCATACTCTTTTAGGGTAGTAGGCAGTGGTACATGTTTTCCACAGCATTTACATTCTTTAGCTTTATCTTGATATATGCTCATAGTATTTCCATTCCATCTAGTACGTCCGCCAATTTTGAAGGCATCTTTGGTGGTCTAATTACATTAAGTCTAACGTCTTCTTCCTGTCTATCATTTCTACGTGCAATTGAGTCGTATGTATGCACATTTATTTCCTGATTAGTTTCAAATTTACTTCTGCTTATGGCGTTATATATTGAACCACATACAGCATCCGCCAAGTCTTTTGATCCTTTTCTTGGATGATCTACTCTATCACGCATAATTTTCAGCTGCAAAAGCTCATCTACAAGTAATTTAATATTAGGCCCAGAAAGCCTTTCTTCCGCCACTACCATAGCCATATCATCATAATGCTTTTTGGCAACTGACAAAGTCTCCGTATTTATTCCGTAGGCTTTTAGCTGCTGCATCATGTCATGCGAATTCCATCTATCAAATGTGCAGACTCTTATTTTAAATCCACGAGTTCTTAAAGACAAAATATAATCTTTTACCTCTGTAAAATCTACAGATTTATCAGCAGTAGGAGTCCAATATCTAACTGCATCTACTTCTACGATTGGCGCAGGCTGGGAGTATGTGTCGGTTACTTTTACATTTACCCACTTTTGAACATGGGCCATAGATACGGCACAATGGTCATGCTTTTGTGCCAAGTCTACATGCAAGAAGTATTCCTTATCAGGGTCTGGTGCGAACCAATTTTCAAATCTACCAAAGTTGTCTACTGCCAGCGCCATATTATTAAATGCTTTTTCTATTTTCTCACGAGACTTAAAGAAAGCATCCACTGCTTCTGGCGGCATACAGGCAAAGCGACCTAATGCATCTGGCATATTTTTATAAAATTCTACCTTAAAGTTTTCTATGCTTTTAGTTGGATTGATTTCCCATGTTGGTCTTTTGAGAGCATAGACCTTTGGAATTGTATAAGAGATGATATGATCTTCTTCCCATTCAACTACAAATTCATTTCCCTCTGTGCCGTCTGGCAACTCTTCATCCATCTTTAACTTCTTGGTTCTAATTGTTGTTTCTTTTTCTGCTATTACAGAATCATAAAATTTTTGTATTGGATCATTTTTAAATCGGGGGAACGACAAAAGAATTACTTTGCCGTAATCTGGAAAACGAGATACGACAGATCCACGATACATATCGTATATAGCATCTGCAGTTTTAGCTTGGTCATGTCCAGTAGTATTCTCTGTGGCAAATCCAGAAATTTCATCTAGGATAACGGCTATTACGTTATAGCCTTCGAATGCTTCACGCTCAGAGTGTCCAGAGTATACGTTTACATTCTTGTTAAATCTAACTTCCGAAGCTTTTGGATCATACTTTCCAATAAACCATGGTGATCTATCTATGCGTGTTTTAAATCCCTTAAAGAAAACATTGTTTGCTTGCTGTGCGTTGACAGCAATATTAAGAATATCAATGGTATCTCCAGGAGGCTTTCCATAATATGTAGCAGGATCTTTTAAGCATAGTAGCAAATAAACTATATAAGAAACTGAGATAGTAGAGCAGTAATCTTTGCCGCTTCCTTTTCCTAGTTGTGCAATAACTTCATTACATGTTTGCTTGAATCTACGACGACCTTCTTCTTCGCCAAACAATTTTATTAGGGTAGACTCTTTATAAATCTGAGACGACTTTTCAATTAATGTATATTGATTTTCAGAAAGTGGCGGTAGTCCAAGATAGTCTGGGCTTGTTACAAATGTCTTAAGATCAACTGGTCTTTCATCAAATTCTTCTCCGTCAAGAATATCAATGAGATCATTAAAATTAAGATCCACTTGCTTCCTCTGCATCAAGAATAACTGGTTCTACTACTCCAGTTATTTGAGACAAACGTTTTGCAACTTCCATTTTACATTTAGGACAGGTTGCTGTTACTTCTTTTAATATTTTAACTAATACATCTTGCTTTCGTTCGGTCTCTGCTACCTGTGATGCCAATTCTTGATTGTCCAACAATCCGACTTCTTGTAGCATTCCAATACGCTTGCCTTCAATATCTGCAATTAGTTTTAATGCTGTTGCTTTTATATTTAATTGTCCCGCCTGATCTGCATCCTCTACGGTCTTCCAGGCCTCTTTAATAAGCATGGCATAGTGTTGGTCTGCTCCAGAGATGGCTTCCTTTGCCCTATCACGGGCTCCAGAATCGCTTTTAACGACCTCTTTCCACTCGTCTATATATCCTAGGACATCTGCACGTTTAAAACCCGTTATAGAGGCAATCTGAGTGGGATTGTTACCTTTGAGTAATTCTTCAACAACCTTGTTCATGCGATCAAAATGATCAGCTAATTCAATTTCCATATGTAATTATTATACTCTTAGTCGACTAAAATATCAACTTGATTTAGCTATTTTGAGCAGTATTAAATAGCCAATTAGGTCATCAATGTCATTATCTCCTGGATAGTCTGAGCCCTTCATAAGTCTACTTAATTTATCATCTATGCGAACATATAATTGTTCTCTTGGTTCCGCCTTTGAAAATATACGAACTGGGGATAGGGCAGAATCGCCATAAGATATATTCTTATCTATTAACATCTTTGCAATTTCATGGCAGGAGTCTAAAATCTTTCTACCAGAAGGAGCACCTATTGAATATAGGTAAAGATCATTACAGTCAAATCTATTAGCGTCTGGGAATATCGGTTCAGGCATTATCCATCTCCTTGTATAACTGTTTAAGTCCTCTTAGCGTTCCAATATCCATATATCGTCCGCCTGGTCTTACTGCCCTAATATTTGCACCATCCTGTATCCAATCTTTTAATTGTTTACCTGGATGGTCCAATTTTGGATCTAGATATCTTATCATATTTTTGCGAAATAGCATAGTGCCCCACATATCTGGATAATCGCAATTATCTATTTTATCTTCTGATCCTACAACTTTATCGTCAGATATTAATACCTGTCCAACTCGTCCTTTTAATTCATTTGTACATTCCCACACCCCAAGAACAATATCTGCGTTATTATCTTTCATCATTTCTTTATAAATATTTACTGGAGCGTTTAAAATAAATGTATCTGGCATTCCAATTATTACAGTATCATTATATTCTCCAACCATGAACTTAACTGCATCAGACATAGTAGATGGCTCACGAACAATTAGCTTAATATTCATATCCATATTTTGAACAATCGGGACCCACTCTGGTCTAGTTGCTACACGAACTTCATCGCAAACTTCTAGCATTTGCTCTACGTGCCATTGAAGTAATGATCTTTCATCGGATACTGGCAAGCAAAACTTTGGTATTCCGCCAATTCTTGATGCCTTGCCAGAGGCTGGCAAAACTCCTATCGTAGCCATTCGTGATCCCTCCTTCTTGATAAAGACCAAGGTTTTGGTTGTTCGAAGTTTGTAGTTTGTTTGTATTTATAGTATTCTTGATTTTTTACAAATGTCTCGTGGTTTTTATTTTTTAATTTATCGTCGCTATTTATTGTTTGGCTTCCAACTTCGGGAGCGGTTTGAATTGAAGTTGATACTATTGTGTTTTCAGGACAAAACCTTGCTACTCTTTCATGAAAGTCGTTGTCTTCAAAATATATGGGATAAAAATATTCATCGAATAATCCCACTTTTTCTATTACGTTTTCTCCTACAGAAAAACATCCGTACGCATCATTAGTTAGTATTAATTTATCTGGTCCACTGATGTTATCTATTTCTTGTAAGGCTGTTTCTGACCATTTAGTATCTGCTGATGCAAAAAGCCAATACTTGGCATGGGGGAAACATTTAATTGCTAAATTCCATGAAGCTGATAGTCCTAGATTAGCTGGCATATTTAAAACTTTTATATTTCTATCTGTTTTAAATTCTCCACCGTTATCTATAATTAATATATTATCTATTGGATAATTAATAGAATTAAGCATATCTTCTAATAAGTCATATCTATTTAAAACTGGAACTACTAGTACTGGTATGCTCATTTAATTAATCCATTATCTTTTAGTGCCCTATATATGGTCATTGTAGTAACGCCACATTCTTTTGCTATTTCTTCCATGGTCTTTTTTTGCACAATATATCGTCGATACAGCCAATCTTTACTTTTATAAAGCTTCATCGTTCAGTTAACACCGTATTTGAATAGTGGGCAATGCCGAATGCATCTGCCACATCAAAATCATCTAGTTTTAAATTGTACTTACTGTTAAAGTAATCTACAGTTCTTTGCTTTCTAATCTCCCGCATTTTTGCTTTATACCAAGAGTCAGCATATCCTGGATTTTCAAACCTAAGTTTGTCCTTCTCCAGCTTTGTTGGGTTCTTGTTTCCAATATAAGCCTGCCAAGATGTAGGAGATATAGTGATAACACTAGCGCCACTAGACATAAGCTCAGCAATGACAACACCATAGACATATGATAATTTTATCACGGCATCTGGGGATTTGACAAACACTGCTCCTTCTACAACAATATAATCAGACTTTAATTCATCTAGCATGGCATGCATTTTAACTTTAGCATCATGTATTTTCTCATATATGTCTGATCCAGAAAATTCTACTTTGCCCCATTTAATTGGTTTATCATTTTCCATAAGGCAAAAGGCAACAGAGTTTGTTGAAGCATCTATGCCAAGGACTCTATTAGCTTTAGTTTTAATTAACTCACCCAATCTCATCGATCATCCTCAACAATTTGTTCTTTTGATTTATATCGATTTTTTTCTGACAGCCAGAACATACATTAGATTCGTTATATCTGCTTAGCCTAGCGTTACATTTTTTGCATAATCTTTTTGCCCCACCTCTAATTGCTTTTTTCTCATAATATTTTTCCATGATTCTACGATTAGTAGCAATACGGCAACACTCATCTGAACAATACTTTTGATTATGTGTTTTTGCCTCAAAGTCTTTCGCACATTCTTTATTAGCACAAATCATTATTTCTGCACCTCATATGGCTCTATTTGAACTTCTCCAGTTGGTCCTGCCCAGCATTCTTTTTTAATTGGACACCCTTTGCAGGCATAACTTGTTTTTACAAACGGTCTTATTGGAAGTCCGCCATCTTTAAAGTTATCATAAACTTCACATAGCCAAACAAATAAATTATCTATAACTTCTTTATTCTTATCATTCATTTGAATTGGAATCAAAAGAATTTCCTGTGTATTTTTATTTTCGTACAAAAAGAAGGCTTCTTTTACATTCCTCAATTTCATATATGTAAGCAACTGAAGCATGTGGTTTGCTGATGGTGACATTTCTGCCTGCCTTGTATCCCATACCTCCTGCTTAGCCGTTTTAATTTCTCCAAGAACTTCTTCATCATCCCAATTAATTACGAGATCTATGAACCCACGAATTGGAGGATACTCATTTTTAATCTCTATTTCAGTCTGTACTGACTTTATTGGAGCTCCCATTTTTTCAATTAGGCCTTGCAATCTTTCATGAGCCTGAGTTCCTTGAGCCATATTTGCGACTGCCTTTGCGTCGTTGTTATCTACAAAAGTTGCTCCGCTAAATGCCATATACCAATAACGTGGACAGTTTCCATTGCCATATCCAAAACTACTTGGGCTAAATGTATATTTAGTCATTTCTCCATCTGCACGTTTTGTAGCAAGATAGGCATCGTCAAGCATCTTAGCAAACTCTTTAGGATCAAACTTGCCTTCATACTTTTTAAATTTTAAATTCTTTACTATGTCTCTAGCCATTATAACGAACAACATACTTGAGGGCATCCACAAGCTTGTCTATCGACTCCTTCGCTGAATAATAAATATTCTTTTTATTGTTGTTTATAGAACCAGCTTTATCTTTTGCAATTGTTGAATATACTGAAGCCATCATGGCAAACTTTGTTGACATTGCTTGTAGTTCAATAATAAGATGTGGGGCTTTTGCTGCTGGTACATCTGGGTTAAGCAAAAGTTTTACTACTATGGCAAGCGCTCTATCAAGTTGTTCATCTTTCATATATTCGTGCAGGTCATTAAACTCTGTTATGTCATTAATTAACTCTAATGTATTTTTCTCTGTCATGCCAATACCTTTGTTACTATAGCGTATCCAATCCATAGTCCAACGATTCCCATCAATCCAGCAAATACTGGGGGCGCTGGAATTGGGAGCTTGAATGCGCTAAATACTCCACCTACAATAGCTCCAACTAATGTTGTCATAAATATATCTCTCACTCGTGCCACTTTTCTACTAGCTGTTCCAGTAATGACCACTCAATTACTGCTAATCTTGTCTTACTATTGTCTTCACCTATAACTAATTTTAATACTGGATAATATGCCCTACTTACCTTAAAGGTATCTGTGCATACTTTTGCCCACATTTCTTTTGACACTAATACAGATTTACCAGACTCTTTATAGTCAACAACAAAGCCATTCCAGATAGCATCACCCTTTTGGTAATCTCCCCTGCCGCTATTCTTTTGTTGTTTTGCGCCGTCTCTCTTTGCTTCTGATCTTTCTGACATTAGTTTATCCTGTATGAATTTTTATGACCGTCTGGGCATGTCCAAGTCATTTCTAAATTTTGTGCATTCCAATAATAAAAGTCTGAGTCCTTGCTACATTTTGAGCATGGCCTAGACTCTTCAATTTTATCTAGGCCTGGGGTTGGCTCTTTGTTTTGTATGAATTCATTAAGACTTGGCATCTATAGCCTTAACAAGTTTGTCTACTACTTTTGGATTATCACGAAGGAATTGCACGGCTTTTGCTCTTCCTTGTAGCCGCTCACCTTCCACGGTGTACCAAGCGCCACCTTTTTCCACGACTCCGCACATTTCGGCAACATCAAGTACTTCTCCTGTCCTATCAATACCAATGGTTTCTCCTTGGTAATAAAAATCATATTGTCCTGCAAGATTAGGTGGACCTAGCTTATTATAATCAATAATCCAATTTACTGGTCTTCCTACCCTTTGTTCAATAATCTTATCGCCAACTTTAACGCCAGCCTTGATCGCATTCGCTTCAGCTTCCGAGCTCCATAGTTTAATAACAGTAGATGAGAAGAATTTAACCGCCATTCCACCCGTCGGAATATGCGAAGCATGCATAGACCCAAATTGATTACGTTGTTGTGATATGAGGACAAGAAGCGTGTTCTTGTTTGCATAATTAAGCATCTTAACTGCATGTGTCATATCCTTTGCTTCTGCGCCGATCTGTTTGGTATCTTCAAGTTTCTTTAATTCTGAACTATCTTTTTCAAAATAAATTGCTGGAAGTAAGGCAGATATAGAATCAACTACAATTAGGTCGACTTCTGCCTCCATCAATTGTGTAGCAACGTCAACCATATCGTTAATTGTTTTTGCTGGGGAATAGATCAATTTAGATGAGTCTACCCCAAGCCGTTCCGCCCAACCTTTATCATAAGATGCTTCTGCGTCAATCCAGGCACAAGTCTTACCATTCTTTTGTGCTTCTGCTATCATCTGTAGACAGAAAGATGACTTGCCAGCAGACTTATTACCCCAAACTAAGACCTGTCTTCCGAAGCCGAGTCCTCCCTTTAGAGCAAGATTCAAACCAATGCTAGGCGTTGGCTGTCTTTCTACTTGAACATCTACTGCTGACTGTACTCTTGATCTAGTTTTTGGATCTAATTTTGCTAATATATCTTCTATTACAATTGTCATTTATACTCTTTCTTTCTACTATTATATCATTTAGAATAGGTTGCCGTGAAGCTTTGGACGTTGTTTATTTTTTTTCATTTTATTATTTAATATTTCATCAAGGCTGTGTAGGACTGCCTCTTCATTTCTCATAGCGGCATATACATCTAAAATACGAATAATAATATCTGCTATTTCTTCTACTACTTTTTCTGATCCTTGACTTTTACGAACCGCTTCTAATACTTCTGTAACTTCAGAATGTACTAGAGCTAACTTATTTCCAATTTTGTCATGTGTGTATTCTCCATCCCAAAATCCTTTTTCTACTGCCGTCTCATGCAGTACTGCGGCCAAAGCATCTAGACCATATTCAGTTACTATTTCATTGCTGTTCATTTTTACTCCTTAAACTAAATTTAAACGTAAAGTCCGTATCATCGTACTCTACAACTAATTCTTTATCTTCATTTGCTGCCTCTACAAATTTTGTGGTTGGAACCGTGAGACTACCATATTGTTCCAGCAAGGCAACCAATATTTTATTCAGGCTCATTGACTGAACAATATCTTCTGTCATTTTATTTCCTTAATCATCAATGTGCCATCATCTAATTTTGATAACACAGGCTTACATTTCATTCCGTCACGCATTTTTGCTAATGTTATTTTATACATTGATGGAAATGCAATTGCTCTAGTAAGATTTTTATCCTTATCAGACATTACAATATGAGACATAGTCTTTCCATTTTTTGTCTGGTACGGGCTAAAGTTTACCACAATCTTCTCATCTTCTTCAAGACTATACTGTTTTCGATATAAGAAATCTACAAATACGTCTGCAGACTCTGGATTAATATCGGCAACGTCCACATATCTTGCAATACGATTATCTCCTACAAGAATAAAATACATCTTGCCAGATTCAATTTGCGTTTGTTCGTGGTGGAAAAGACCGATACTTCCAGTCTCATCTACTAATTCGACTCTTGCCCAGCCTTTGCCACGCTTTATACTTTTAACCATACCAAACATAACAAACGATCCCAATGGATCAAATTGATCTATTGTAATTGCCTGCGCTTTAATTCTAGGGGGAATATTCTTTAATTCAAAAGATGGTATGCCTAGGTATTCGTAGTAGTTTTCTTTTTCTTGACCGCTCCTAGCATTATCCTCAAAGGCAGCACCGCCAATAGCATTAAGAGAGCTAATAGCCCTACTATTAATGCCGCTTCCTTTTTTTGCGGCCTTTTCAATAAATTCTTTATAGTTTGCATATGGTCTTCCTTCTATGATTTTATTTGCGATACTATCTGATATAAATTTAATTTCTGCCAGCCCGAATCGCAGGGAGTCTTTCTGTAAAGAAAAGTATACATCAGACTCATTTATATGTGGCAGTTGAACTCTTAGTCCAAGTCGCTTTGCTTCAATGAGGTATTCTGTTCTGGTGTCTTTGTCTCCTTCATTTTTGAGCGCTGCGAAAATAAACTCCAGAGGATAATGTAACTTAAGCCAAGCGGTATAATAAGAAAGCATAGAGTAAGCAACAGCGTGAGACCTATTGAACGAGTATCCAGCATGTGCTTCAAAGTCGTGCCAAAGCTTTTCTGCCTGCTTTTTAGAAATGTGCTTTGAAGCGCCTTCAACAAATTTATCCTTGAACTGGTCGAATTCTTTTGCATCTTTTTTCTTTCCAATAATTTTACGAACTTTGTCTGCCTCAGACCAAGTCATTCCACCAAGGTGTACGCAGGCCTGCATGACCTGCTCTTGATATATAATTACGCCATATGTATTTTTTGTGAAGGGCTGCATAATTGGATGTACATATTCAACCGCTTCTTTGCCATGCTTTCTATTGATATATGATGCACCGACAGTATTCATAGCTCCTGGGCGAACGAGAGCATTAGATACGATTAGATCTTCAAACTCTGTAGCCCCCATCTTAATCAAAAGGTTTGTGTATGGTGTTGCTTCCGCTTGAAATACTCCTTTAGTATAACCTTCGCTTAGCATCTTGTATACTTCTGGGTCATCAAAATTCATTTTAGAAAAATCTATATTCTTCCCAGTACGCTTTCTAATTGAAGCAGTTGTATCTGCTATAACTGATAAACATTTTAATCCAAGAGCATCTAGCTTAATTAGACCTATGTCTGCGACGGTGTCCATGTCATATGCAATAACTGGAATACGACCAGAAGCTTTATCTTCACGATCTTCTCTTGTTTCAACTGGACCGTAGTTACGAATATCATCCTTCGCCACAATAACTCCAGCAGCATGAATGCCTGTACTTCTAATCTTGCCACGAAGCCTTTCTGCAAGCCACGTTACTTCTGGATACTTCATTCTAAATTCTTTTGTATTCGGAGATGTAGCATACTCTTCAAATGTATCTACAGATTTAAGGGCATGATTAACATCTGAGAGCGGCACAAGGAATGCACGAGCAGCATCACGAACCACACCCTTATCCTTAAAATAAGTAAATGTAGAAATAGATGCAACGTGTTTAAACTTTTTCTTTAGATAATCTTTAACCTCTTTACGACGGCGGTCCTCAAAGTCTGTATCAATATCTGGGAAGTCATTACGCTCAGGATTAATAAATCGGAAAAACAGTAGGTCATATTCAATTGGATCTACATCTGTAATACCTATGGAATAGCAGACCAAAGATCCTGCTGCCGAACCACGTCCTGGACCTACCATAATTTCTTGGCCTTTGGCCCAGTTAATCATATCTGCCACAATAAGAAAGTAGGAGGCAAATTTCTTATCCTTAATAACTGCCAATTCTTCCTCTAGGCGGGCTCTATAGACCTCATCTGAAGCCTTCCCAAGCCGTTCTAAGCCCTTTTCAGCCATGTCCCGTAGCTTTTCATCAGCATTAGTCTTTGGGACTGGCAGAAGGTCAAGGTTCCGATATAGGTCATATTCTCCTATTTTATCTGCTACCTCTAGGGTATTATCAAATATATCGGTTCTATTTATTCCAGCCTTTTTAAAGTCCGCCTCAATCTCTTCACGAGTCTGCATAAACAGGTTCATGCCCTTAAATGACATACGACGATCAGGATATAAGTAATCAAATCTATCTGCCATATCTTTCATCTGACGAGACATGTCAAAGTCTGCATCTTTATTCATCTTAGGGTTTGTGGAAATAATTAGCAACGCTTCTTCCAACAACCTATCTTCCTCTTTGGCATAATGAAGATCTCCTGTTGCAACCGCCTTAATTCCTAATTCATCTGCTAGTTGTAGCAGTCCGTCATTTATTTCTTTCGGGTTATGAGATTGAACTTCAACATATAAATCTTCGCCAAAGGTTTTACTAAAATCTTTGAGTATAAGTTTGGCGTCAGATAGATCGCCTTTTTCGATACACTTACTAATAAGCCCATTAAGACATCCAGTAAGAACAATAATACCTTCCGCATATTCTTTTAGCACCTCTCTATCAATACGTGGCTTGGAATAAAATCCTTCAGTCCACGCTATCTCCTGCAACTTGTGAATATTCTCTAAACCCTTTTTATTTTTAGCAAGCAGGATAATGTGATTATAGGCTTGAATACTTTTATCTTTAAATGATGATCTATCAAATCTATCCGTTGGCGATATATATGCCTCTACTCCAAGGATTGGCTTTACGCCATATTCCTCACAGGCAATTTGCATTTCACGATGTGATGATAATGTACCATGATCTGTAATAGCAATAGCAGGCATGCCAAGTATCTTGGCCTGCTTTACTAACTCATCTGGTGAATTTAGTCCATCCATTGTTGAATAATGGGAATGGACATGCAAATGTATAAAACTCATAACCGCCTTTGTATTGGGGCCCTTTCGGGCCCCAAACTATTACCAATCTAGACTGCTGCTAGTTGCAGATTCAGCCTCTTCTGCTCCGCCTTCTCCATTAAAGAAAGCTTCCTGCTCTGCGTATGGCAAGTCACGCACAGCAGTTTCTTCCAACTTATACAATTCAATGGCTGAGGAATCGAATGGAGTCTCATCTTTTGCCAATGGGATAATGGTATAACTTGTTTCGGTCTTTAGACCAGTTCTCTTGATACGCCACATCAGATTTGTGATTGAACCCATTTCTCCTGCGTATTCAATTAGTGTAGGTGTAACGGTTTTGCCGCTAGAACCTTGTGAAAGAATTGCTACGTATGGCTCATTCTTTCCATCATCAACTAGGACATTGATGTAAAGTCGTGAACGACCCTTCCATCCCGCCTTATAATCCTTGCGATGTTGATCGCAACCGTGACACTTGCCCTGGTCATCCATGGTGCATAGCGCCTTGCGACGATAATCTTTAGGATTTGTATGCTCTACTGCAATAAAACCCAGTCCGAGCTTTTCATTATAGTTTGGTGAATCTGGATCAAGTTCTTGAAGGAAACGAATCTTTACGCTTTCTCCATCTTCAAGCTTTACCCATTTTGCTTTGCTACCTTCGCCAGATGATTGTGGCTTATCTAGCGCTTTGTTTAGGTCTTTTAGACCTTTTACGATACCCATATAGTTTCTCCTTTATAGTTGACGGTATAGATCCGTCTGTTCTTTCATTATATCATGGGTTCCAAGATCGATATTCGATATCGGAAACTGCGTTTTTAATACAAGCGACAATTTCTTTTTCAGTCATATCGCCAGCATCTTTTGCGTCATGTGGATATATCTTACCATATTCATACGAGGCCCACAAGACATCCTTATTCTTTAATCTATTAGCTATGCTGAGACCTAATTCCCTGCCAGCCAAATCTGCATCTGTCATAATAGTTATGCGATTAAAATATCTATTTAGTAATGCCAAATTTTCTTTTGATAAATGTCCGCCTAATGTTGCGACAACATTTGGAAATCCCGCCTGATGAATTCTAATTGCATCAAAACTTGATTCAACAATAATAACATTCTCGCCAATTCTTTTTGCCCTATGAATGTTAAACATGGTCTTATTCTTTGGCAGATTTGTGCTATTCTTAAATTTCTTTTCTGTAATAGATCTGCCGACAAGACCTACTGGCATACCGTCTGGGCTATGTACTGGCACAATGACCATGCCCATTTTACTAGAATATCCGAGTTTAAAATGTTGCATTGACTCTTCATTTATTCCTCTAGACTTAAAGTATTCTTTAGCACTATCTGAATTTCCTAGTTCTTCATAAAGATTATCTAATGTCTGCTGCGGGAATTCCTCAAAGTCTGGCTTATCGTCAAACAATGAATTTAATGTATCTTCAAATACATCATCTGCTTCTGACTTTTTTGACATAATGAATCTCAATACTTCAAACTCATTCTTGCCTAGTATTCTTTTTACTAAATCTTTTAGTCCGCCTGCTTCTCCGCATGATGGATTAAAGCAAAGCCAAGCTCCAGTTTTTTCGCTGATATAGAAGCATGGGGTATTTGTGTTGTTATGGAATGGGCAATAAAGGATTAGATTATCGTTAGATTCGCCAACTATATTTAAGCCAAGGCCTTTTATTATTGCCTTGACGTGACTTGGCGTATAGAACGAGGTATCAGCTTGCCCTGTGTAATCCCCTCTGATTCCCATGCCTTCTTCTTTCCTACATAAACACCATGGATTGTCATTATGAACTTCCATGTCTCGCCTGTGAATTCTACCGAAAATGCTGGGTCTATGTCAAGAACTCTTGCGTATCCCCTGCTCCTCATATCATGAGTGAGCATATTTTCATATTGATTTTTAATTCTAATCATATCAGAATCGTCTGCAAATTCTACACGAATTTGAAATCTTTTAATTTGTCGATGAGTCATTCTTCATATTTGGTAGGTTTTCATAGATAGGCTTGATAATACCTCTATTAATATCCCAGTCTAAATAGAAATCAAACTCATGTCCATGACGGTTCTTACGGCTAACTACTTCAATCATATTTGTATTTGGATATCTGTGGATAGCCATAGCCATATCAGCATCGTATTCAATCGCCTTTGACCAAGCAACTTGGCTCATCATTGGCGGCTCATCTTGGTCCGATATGTCGTCAGCCGTTGCAGCAGTGATGTCGACAATCGGAATATTATTTGAAACTGCTAGCAATTTAAACTCACGAGAAATATTACGGTTACGCTCTACTTCGGAGTTGCTTCGCTTATTGTCATTAAAAAGCTGGTGGTAATCAAGAATAACCAAATCAGGTTTATGTTGATCAATTTTACCTTGAACAGTTGCTGGCGTTACGTCAGCCAATCCTTCATTTGATACAAGAATAAATCCATTCTTATTCTCAAACTTCTTTTTACCCCAAGCCTTGAAGTCATCTACATTTACATCACCTTTTGAGAAGTCGCTGTTCTTAAATAAGCCAGAGCCCATAATTGTGTAGATACGGTCACGCATATTCTCTGGGGACATCTCAAGCGAGATAATCATAGGTTTGAATCCTTGTTCCCATGCCTTGCATGCAAGATATGATGTGAACCAAGTCTTACCACGTCCTGGCCAACCAATTGCAACAATTAAATGTCCTGGGGCCATGCCTGTAGGATATGCCTTGTCGATTGCTTCAATACCAGTAATAATTCCTGGACTGCCGCCCATTGCTGCTGAGCGTTCTTTAACTGATGCAAAATGTTGCTCTGCTAATTCAATATCTGTAAGATCAATATCACGAATATTGTTTGTATGCCTGCTCAATCCAGCAAGTTTACTTTGAATATCTGCTAGTACTCTTGATGCAGAATCTTCTTTGAGCGATGCGCCTGCCTGCAAAATAATAGATTTAAGCCTGCTAGAAATATATTCATTCTTTAATTGATCAAGATAATATCCAGTCTCTGCTTTTGCTGATGGGTCTGGTTCGAAGTCCTTGTGTCGTTCCATAATGATTCCGACTTCAGGAACAGCCTTAAATTTGTAATAGTAATTCTTTAAGCTTTCCCACACATCACGATAGGAAGTAAATAGCTCATCAACGTTAGCGGCAAGCAATGTACTAATATCTTTATTGTTGCATACTGCTGTGATTACTTTTGCTTCTATATTCACTCTTGTCCGCCTTCTACTAGTTTCTTCGTCTGCTCTCTTAGCATCGCTCTATTCGCCTTATCCTTTTCAATGTCTGACTGAACCTGATCTATTCTATCAAAATTATAGAAAAAGAAATTAAGCGGATGTCCAGATTTGCTAGTCTTAAAATAATACTCAAGCAATTCTTTGGCACGGTCATATCCTACACTATCTATAACATCTTGCATAGCCCACTTCTCACGAAACTTATTTATACGAGGCTTCTTTTTGTATTTCTCTGTATACAAGTTTTCGTATAGAGATATTAGAATGTAAGGTTCTTTACTTTTTGCCGCCACTTAATTCCTCTTCCACCTCACGAGTCTTTTGAATAAGCTTTTCTTCAACAAACTTATACACACGCTCTGTAGCAGAATCTACATTTTCTCCACTACGCACAATATCTTCTACGCCAATACCAATCTTAATACTTTCATAGTTTCCTAAATTTCTGGTAAAAGATAGATCTACTTTTACTTTTGTCTCTGACATCACTTATGCTCCTTTAGGTGTCTATTTAAAGTATCGTGAGCAAATATGCCCCAACGAACCTCTGTTTCTTTTTTACATACTGGACAAATAACTACCTTGCCTGTCATTCCTCCGCCTTCCATACTGGCACAAACTTGCCATCGCTGGTCTTAGTATACAATATTAAATTGTGTTTGAGAAGAGCCAATAATTCTGAGCGGGAAGGAACCTCAGAAGTATATCCATCATCTAAAATAAACTGATGTATCTTTAATATGTCTTCTTCAGTAAGCATATACATAGACCAACCAGCATCATCTGGATTACTAATTGGATATATTTTAGTTGGCTGCTGGATCTTTCCAGCCAAAATATAATCCTCTACAGTAATCTTATGTCTATTTAAAAGCTTTGCGGCTTCACGTAAAGTATATGCCTTTTGCATATGTTTATTAACTAAAGAGTAGTTATACATGACCCTGCGCCTTTCAGGGTAACACCAAGCGACTATCTCATCTCTTGCACGAGATATTCGCAAAGACTTATGTATTTTCCCGTCTAAGAAAAAATAGAGAAGTCTTTTAGATGTTCGAACTCTCTTTGTTCCAGCCATCGTCCTAATGCGCTTCTATCCTTGTTAATCATCCAACGCTTTCCACACATTATGCAGAACAGCTCTACGTGTAATTTTTGCGAAAAGACTCTGTCCACAAAGACTCTTCCGCCACACTTTTTACAACTCATCATACCTTAAACACCTTGCCATCTACAACGCATGAGTAGTCTGGGGATACTTCAATAATTTGTACATGCGGCCATTTACCATTCTCAATATGAGCAATAGCGAATCCTTTTTGCCAGTCGTGGTGCTGTGCATACTTCATGCCAGAACTCTTTGGATCGCACATATGGCCAATCTCATAGCCACGAATGGTTTCGCCTTTACCTTTATTTCGTAATTCATAAGTCTGGAAATGCGAAGCGATTCTATGTGAGTGTCCACGAATCAATGATATCTGTAGATCATTCATGTCTTTACGAACTGCGCCCGTATCTGCTACAGATAGACCATGGTGAACATGGATATCACCGTAGCGCTTCTTAGGCAACTCGTCGTAATAAATATAATCATATCCAAGACTATCCAAATTCCATAGCGCCTCTGGCGTAACAACTTTAATATGGTCTGGCAATTTAGCATCTACATAATTAAAGATACGAATATCATGATTGCCAAGAGCAGTAAACAATTCTGCATTCTTGCCAGCGACTTCACGATTCATGGCATAAAAATCTCTTGCGCCTTTTGCTTCATGCTGCATGAGCGGCATGATTGAATGTCCGTTTTGATCCTTGTACATTCTTAAAAATTCTGCAGATCTACCTTCTGTGTATTTGCTGTAGCATGCCTGGTCGTCGGTATCTCCAAGAATATCGACTACATCTGGCTTCCACCATTTCATTACCTCAAACCACAGTTTTATCATTTTGTTATCCTGATAAGGGAACTGCTGATCTGACGATAACATCCATTTGAGATCGTTTGTCATTATTTCCTTTTATTAATAAAAACTGCAGGTAGCAGTTTATATGCTACGAATTGTAGCATTTGATTTCAGATTGTCAATCGAATTGAATTGTTTTCATCTGAACAGCAATCCAGTTGACAGAAACCTTTTTGCCATTTTGTTTTGCAGCACCAGTTGCTTCAATAAAAAACTGTGTTGTACTTTTTGCTGCTGCTGAGATTGTAAACCAAACCTCTTTGTCCTGATTATAATTAAGTGATGCTACAACTATAGGCGCCTCTGTAAAGTTTATATTTGCAAATGGAAATACTTTTTGTCCTGCATTTACCTCTACTTCTTGTGTTCCTTTATCAATTACAGGAAAAACTTGAATATTTTTTTGAATACCAGCAATTGAAGTATTTTGGCTTCCTAATGTTTGAACAGCAGACGCATTTTGTTGATATACACTTGTAATGTTATCTTGAAGCTTATTAAGCTTATTTACATCAAGCGGAGCCCCAGTATTAAATTTTACTGATGAGTCAAATGGTGCCATTATAAATTATCTCCTAATTCATGCATATTTGCTTCCGAATCGGAGACCTCAATAACTGATTTCCGATCCAACCCGTATCTATCAAAAGCATCTGGGTCAACTATATGCCGCTTTTTATTTTGCGATATTAAATACATTTTACCATCCGCTATATTCTTTATCAAAGTACCATCACGGAATCCTAGTTTGCCTACCACTTTGATTCCTGCTACCGCCTGCTCCGTGGCATTTACAGTTGTGAATGACCACGATTTTGCGGCACGATCAGAAATAAGTTTATATCTCTTATTGTCTTTAATCCAATATACTCCCTTATCGGTCTTGACTGCAAGACCTGATGGGAGCATAGTAGGACTAATTACTGTCGCTGTCTTCGTTCTTCGTAGCATTTTTCTCATTAAGAAGTTGAGTAATTTCTGCACGTAGAATTGCAACTTGAGTTTCATAATTTGATACAATCTCGCCGATGCGTTGTTGCAAGGCGGTGATTACTAGTTCTGCTTTATTTTCCATTATTCTCCTAATGTAGACCTAAAGGATACCATTATCCTTCAAGGGCGTCAAGCCTAGACTCTATGCTTGAAATTTTTTGCGATAGCTCCTGTATTGCTTTCACAATAGGAGAGGTAAATTGCTCATATGATAAGGATTGATAAGATTCTGGGTCGGAAAGATTATCTTTTACCCAGCCAGCAAAATCATCTACTCCAGCATCATCTATTGCTTCTTTTACCTCTTGAGCTATAAATCCATAATGTCTACGAACTCCAGGGATAGAAATAGTTTGATAAATTGGCTTTCCATAAGAATCGGTTCCAATTTGTATTTCATTTCCATCTTCATCTTTTGCTATTTCTTTGCTTCCCTCAATCCATTTATAAGCAACTGGTCTTAAATTATTTATAAAGTCCAAACCTAGGGGAGAATCAATAACATCTTTTTTCAATCTTATGTCTGATGTGCTTACAGTTGTATTATTGGCATACAACCTTCTCCATCTTATGTTAGAAGAATCGTTTCCTGGGCCAGATGTAGCTAATCCTAAATCTTTAGAGTTATCTGTGTTTGGAGACCAATTTGTATCTACTCCATAACCTCCATAAATGGACATAAAATTAGTAACATTTAAATAGTCAAACTGTGATCTGCTTCCTGAAGTACCTACTCCAACAACTCTACCTCCAGCCGATATTGCTCCTCCAGTAGTAATCGCTATTGACGATGGAGACATAGCTGTTGCAATAGCAATTCCTCTTGAATTTGTAACCATTGCATATGTGTCAGTTGATTTTCCATATAAAAATACATCTAAATCTTTTCCAAAAATAACGCCGTATGATGATAATTGTGAATTTATTCCGACCCTCCAGTTTCCTATTGAAACTGAGCTTGCAGAATATGTTATGCCAAGTTGTCCACCTAATTGAAAATCTCCGTTCGAATTCCAAAAATCTCCATTTGATAAAGATATTGCACTAGCGGTTAAAGTTCCACCAATTGAAACATTTCCAGTAGATGTATTAATTGTTACTGGGTTTCCAGATGAACCTATAGTTATATTGCCAGATCCAGAATAATTTATTCCACTATTTCCTCCGAGCCTGAATCCGCTACTTGTCCAAAAATCTGTACTAGCATTAATAGTTACTGAGGATGCTGCTAAATTTCCAGCTATAGAAACATTCCCATTTGTCGTATTAATTGTTAAGGCATTTCCAGTTGACCCTATTGATACTGTGGAGCCTGCAAATTTTATACCACTTGCTCCACCTAATTGAAATCCGCTTCCAATATTCCAGTAATCTCCATTTGATAAAACTATGGAACCAGCTACTAGCGTACCTCCGATAGATAGCGATCCTGTAGAGGTATTGATTGTTATAGGATTTCCACTTGAGCCTAAAGTTATAGATGATCCATTGTAATTAATTCCAGAGCTTCCGCCAAATCTAAATGTTCCGTTGCTATTCCAATAGTCAGAACCATTTGTAATTGTTCCGCTAAAATTTCCTCCTGTTGCTGTTAGGATTCCGCCAGAGCTGACAGTAAAGCTTCCACTTGCTGTTGAGCCGCCATTTGAACTATGATAGATATAAGCAGAGCCAACAGAGGCGGCTGGATCAATAATTATTGCGCTACCAGAAGAAGAGCCAAATCTTGCTTTACCCCCAGAATCTAAAGCAAATGTTCCTCCAGAGTTTGTTATCGAACTTGCAGATAATGTTAAACCACCAATTGTTCCAGATATTGCTCTAAGCACACCGCTTGAACTTACACTAAATGGATATAACCCTCCGCTTGGAGTTCCAATATTTAATGCTCCAGTAAATGTTCCGCTAGCAGCGCTTAAGCTTCCGCTAAATGTTCCGCTTCCATTTATTGTTAATGTACCTGCATCAATGTCAAGATTGAATATTTCTGTATTACCGCTTGAATATGCAACTAAACCTTTTTGAACTGTGTTGCCACCATTTGTAAAGTCAGATACAGCACTTAACTCTATTCTTGCACCGCCAGAAGTTCCTGTTCTTAACCATGAAGAAAATTGTCCATTACCAGCAACAAGATTCTCAATTGATATAATTCCTCTTGTTAAATCTACAAAGTTTGCTTTAGTTGGAACAAGAGCACTTGAATTAATTCTGGTATAAGTAGGTGAGCCAAATCTTGTCCCGTCTTTATTACTAGCATTATAATACAAATATATCCAGGGCTGCGGGACACCATTTGCGTCATCATTATATACAGCAGAATTTGAGCCTAAAGATAATGCTTGTCTTAAATTGTCTAAGCTTATATTTATTTTATTTGGCGTATTATTTACAGTAAGGCTACCAACAAGATTTGTTGAAGTTATGCCAGATGTTACAGATGAGCCAAGATCTGATCCTACAGCATAAATATCTATTGATCTGAATCCCGTAAATGTACTTGTACTATATGTTCCGTCCCAGTTCACAGTAAGAGCAAAGGGGGCTGTTGATGAAGATATTCCAGATGGCAAAGTTGGAGTTTCAATTGTTTCACCAGGAGCAGTTACTGTGACAGTTCTTGTTGTGCTAAAAAATGAAGATGCACCATTAAGTCTATATGCTTTTAATTGAACTATATATACTCCAGGAGTGGCAGCAAATGTTAATGTGCCAGCCTTTTTAAAATTGCCTGATGGGCTAGTTCCGTCTCCGAATGACGATCCAGAAATATGAACATCAACTCTATCAATATTTGTAATCGGATTACCGCTAGAATCATTTCCAGACCATGTTACTTTTATAAATCCAGCATCTCCAACTACATCCGAAACTTGTAATTGAGGAGTATTCGGAACAGTAGACGTACTTGTTGGAACATTGTATACCGCAGACCAATTTTCTGATGGCTTTCCGTCCTTATATTTCCATCTAAATTGAATTGGATATGTTGTGGCTAAATCTAAATCTACAATAGTTACAAGAAAATATTCATTGTCAGTACCTAATGGATTGCTAGAATCTTTAAGTAAATCTGGTACTGATGGATTTGCCATATTAGAATTCCAATTCTAATTTATATTCTACGTCTACCTGTCTTCCAGCCAATTTTGAAATTGGAGTAGTCAGGTGTGATCTGCTAATAAGCCCAAATGCAGGATCAAATGTATCTTCATCATTAATTCTAAGACCGTCTAAACCAACAGTTGTTGACCCTCCAGCGCCTGCAGTAACAACTATTCCAACTTGATTTATGTTTGTAATATCTGGGGCTGGGTTAGTGGCGCCAGAAAAAAATGTAGATAAAGGAATGTCTGTTGATATTTTGTAACCAGTCCCAGCAGATGGAGTTATAGTTGCTTCATAATATTTAGAAGCTTCGCTATAAAGCCTAACTTTAATTGTAGAAAGATTTGCATCTTCTCTATGGTAAGCCAAACGAATAGTATCAGCAGTACTATATCCAGACATGTCTATTGAAGGTATTGTAGATTTATACTCATTCGATGAGTTAGTCGAAGCTGTCATTCTAAGAAGATTGCCGCCGATTCTATAATTAGAGCTTGTAGTTAAAGGATTTACCTGCAATGAATCTTGCCAATCAATTATACTATTAAAGTCTGTAATAAATTTACTATCAAAATTATTGATAGAAGATCTTGTTGATGGGTATAAGCCAATCTCATAAATTTGTGCTACAACGTCTTGAGGAATAGTTGTTTTATAAACTACAAAATATGTAGTAATTCCAGAAGTAGTTTGAATATCTGTTGATCCAAAAAGAACTGGGAGCCTATAGAACTCAAAACCTAGACGAGTGTCATTTTGTGTTGCGGTAGTTGAATCTATTCCGAATGCCATATCTTTTGTTGAACTCAATATGTTTCCTGCAATAAAATTAGTTAAAAATCTTTTGCCAAATTTAGTTATAACATTAGACTTTTCTGCTATCTTTTTTCCATTTTCATAAAATGTATATGTACCTTTTATCATCATATTCCCTTTGGCTGGTAGATTCTAGCATCGACACCAGTTACATCTTCTTTAATTTTGCTAGAGTTTTTTACTTTTAATACTATTTTAGCTCTTTCTTTACCAATTTCATCGAAATATTTTTCATTTGAAATTATTTGAATATCAGAAATCTCTGGAACATCTGGCCTTGGAGCAAAAGCCTCTGCAATTATTTTTGCTGCTGCCGCTGCATTAGCTGCAGCAGTCTCAGCATCTCTTTTTGCTGTTGCGGCATCTGCAATAACTTGAGCATTTAGAGCTGCGGATATTGCGTCTGCTTTAGCTATTGTTGCAGTAGCTTCCTCGTTTGGATTAAATACTCCAGCTAGCAATGATCCACTTAGTGGCACTCTAGATAAAGGAACTCCAGAATTTAAATATTCAAATCCTTGAAAAGAATAGTCTGCATTCTTTCCAACTATAATCGCCCAGTCTGGTCTATACCAGAATAAGTCTGGGTGTCCTTCTGGCCTTACTGGTCTGCCAGAGGATGCTATTTGGGATTCATTTATTTTAGAGACCATTTTTTAATTATACCATTTAGTTGAATTAAAGAGTTCTTCCAACTATTTGAGTTTCTAGCCCCCTTTCAAATCTTTGAGATACTTTAACTATAATGATTTTTTGAGAAGTTGTAAAGCCTTGATATGGATAGTTAACAGTTATTATGTCGCCAACTGATATAAGCGGATTGCCGAATACTGTCATGGTTATAATTTTTGCTTTATTTACAACTCTACCTTTAATCCATTCTGCTAAAGATTTAACATCTTTTTGATTTTGAAGCCAAGATGACTGAAATATTACTGGTTCTGTATTTGAATATTCAGCAGCAGGAGATGTTGTATATTCTATATCTCCAGAAAATCCTATATCATATCCAAATATAGATAACTGATTTACCCCTCTGTCAGATAGCGGTACCGATATAGAACTATTGTTTAAAACTAAAACCTCTGATTTAAAATTATCTTTTGTTTCTGCTAGAATCTTTGTAAGTCTATTTGCTCCAGTTGTCCATTTTACTGGAATAGATGGAGGGTTTCCAAAAATTATTTTTTCTTTTCTTAATTCTCTAACAACCGTTCCAAACTCTTCAAATGTTTTTGGTTTTTTTGTAGAATCTAAACCTTCGTTTGAAAAATTGTATAAAAGATCTCCGTATGATGCATCTAGAAAATCATCTGCCAATTGTCCATTATATAAATTTAAATCTAGATAGTCACTGTTATATTTATTTATATCTATTGTATCTGCATACACATAATCAAATTTACTAGTTCCTTGTACTCCAAGTAATGCTACTTTGGTTGTTGGATATAAAATTTGATTATTGCTTGATCCTGTAGTCGTGTCCGTTGCCTCAATTTTAAATCCATTAATATAGGCAGTTATTGTAACTGAGAATCCCTCTATTTTAACTTTAACATCTATATAATAAGTTTTACCAGCCAATAATTCATCTAAAGTTGCCCTATTACCTTGTTGAGAATCAGCCAACTTTTTAATTTGTTTACTTTCTAATTTAAATATTTTTACTGGTGATGTTTTGGAGGCTGCCGCCGTAGCAGTTGTTTCTATAGTAACAAAATATCCAGCATCATTAGACGAATTAAGAAAAAATCCTATTCCTGCTCCTTGTGGTTTATATTGAAGCAATGGGTCAAAAACAATTGAAGTGCCAAATGAATAATATCCAGGGCTATAACTTCTACTAGATCTTGCAAACTTATCAAAACCAACAGTTGAATTTACATATGTTCCAAGCTGTATTGAGTCAAAATTAGAATATGCAAAAGAATATTTATTTTTTTTAGCAGTATCACTTGTTCTTTCTGGGACTGTTATAGTTAAAAATGAAGATGCGCTAACTTTATCACCCACATTTTTAGAAGATCCAGACTTTGCTGGCACCTCTTCGGAGGCGGACAATTGATAAAAAACTTCCATGGTTTTCCCATATCCAGAAGCATTTTGTAGCTGTGTAATTATTTTATAAAGACTTCCTGTTGTAAGCCCAGAGATAGTTATTCCGTTTGAAGCAGAAGTTTGTGTTTGCAATGCTCCATCAGTTGTAGTATAGTTTGTCATTTTTTGATATTTTACAATGTAGGTAGTTGGAGTTCCAACTACTCCTATCATGCTGATATTTACTAATATTGATGTGGCGGAGGCTTTTTGTATTGTAGGTTCGTATATCTGATCAAGATCCATAAATGGATCTGAATCTGGGACATTTAGTCTTCTATATACCATTAACTCCACTCCTCAGACGACAAAAGATACCAACCATTTATGGTACCACTTGTTGCTATATGATCTGCTGCTACTGTTCCAAATAAAGCTCTTGATTTAATTCTATATTTTCCTGATGGTTTAAAATTTTGTGATCCAACTTCAGACAATGCTCTATACTGAGCCCAATCTGCCTCAGACCCTATGTATGCCTTTTGCTTGGTAGAAGAATTTAATGGAAGGTATTCATACTCTATAGCATCATATTCAAATACTTCTGAGTCTACAAGAAAATATCCATTAAATTTAAATGCTGAGACTATTTCATTAATTGGGTCTAAACTGTCTAGATCTATATTGAAATCTATTAATTCTGCTGGGGTGGATGATGATATAGCTGGAGACTGTCCATTGTCTCTTAAACCGCCTGCAACTAAAAATGATGGTTCTGACGACCATAGATCTTTTGCGTTTTGTGTATATAAAGAACTCATTGGAGTTTTCCAAATAATCTTTACTTGATTTGCAGAAGGAAGCTCTTCTTTTTCAAAGGACATTATATTTGGCAAGATATCACCATTAGCAGCGTATGTAAATTCCCAATTTACTGTAGACTTGCTATATAGAAAATCTCTTGTATAAAATTGTAAGATATTATTTTCATCAAAATATGCATTCATTTGTATATCTCTACATAACTCCTGAATACAATCCCATACAGTTTTATTATTTTCGCTCCACCATATTGTTAGAGTAGGAATCGATGTATCTGTTACCGTATTTCCATTTGTTACAATATTAATATTATAGTTTGTAAATCCTATTGAATCTAAAAGACTCATTATGATTGAAGTGACTGGTGAGTTTTCATATATAAGATTTGGCACCAAGGCTTCCATTAATTGTTTTGATCCATCTAATGCATTTATATTTACATCTCCATATTCTGATATCGAATGTGAATCAAGATAAAATACGCCTTGCTGAATCCTATCATGCTTTGATGCTCCGCTTCCTACCGCTCCGTTGATATGGTAAACTTTTATGTACGGCTTTATCTCAGCATTTTTAGTAAAATAAATAACATTATCTGGGGTTGGAGATATCGTCCAATCGTCGTCTCTATTATATGTTAAAACTTTTAAATTTGTATTATCATATCTTACTAAATTTAATTGAAGACTATTTGCAGTTATATTTCCTACTGGTAGCAAGTCAGAGGAGTTAGACGTAGACTCTTTATCTATGCTAAACGAAACAATGTCTGCCGATATGTCTTTAATCCATCTTGCGGATATTTCTGTAACCCCTATTACTGTTCCTGCTCCTGTAGCTGGAGTTGTTATTGCAATAGATTTAATTTCTTTTGGTGCTGGATACGATATTTCTTGTGATGAACTAAAAGGAGAACTTGTAGACCAAGATGTTCCATTATAATAAATTATAACTCTACCATTAGACGGAACAGATATTGAAGAAAGTATACTTGTTGTATTATCGCTATATGTAATAGTAAAAGAACATGTTGAAGGAATGGCATGGTATTTTTCAAATGCTACAACAATTTTGTTTGCTAAGGCTGGTTTTGTTGGTGTAGCGACCCCAGAAGAATTAACTAATGTTGCAGTTTTAGACAATCCAGATGAAGAGACTTGAGATAATGAATTTGTTACAGAAAATGTTCTTGCATCTGGAACTGCTGTTATGATTTGATTTGTTAAATTTAAAGAAGAAGTACCTGGGCCTGAGACAGTTACTCTTTTTCCAATTGTAAATCCATGATCGGTTGTAGTTTTATAAACAACCTTAGATCCTGTTGCATAGGCCTCGCTCACAGTAGCTGTACTTTGAATATACTTAACTGTTACATTAACTCCAGTATTTTGTGGAGTAAGCCAATACTTATAATAATTATCTACTCCAGCATAATAAACTCTTGGAGAATTTGATGGGTATGGGAGAGTACGATAATCATAAAATATATTAGAACCTTGATTATCTGCCGTAAGTAACACATAATTTTTAATTCCAGGATTTACTGGTCTAAATGGCTTAATTATAGAATCTAATGGAAAAAGTTTTTTAAATGGATTGATTCTAACAATTTCACCCTCAGAAGGAGTTATTCCATTAATATAATTTTCATCTGTGGCTGTTGTGGTTATTGTTATGTTATCTAGCATAGCGTTCATATTGTATTCAATAGTACACGCTGTGTCTGAATTTACTGTGCGGGATTTATAAAAAATATCCTTTAATTCTTGACTAGCAGATATCACTATACTTGCTCCATTGACATTGACACATTATAAAAAGGGACTTCGCCTCTTTTTACAAGAGTTGCATTAAATCCTGTGCAAGATACTGTATACTCCTCATAACCTGAAGATTCTTGACTTGTTCCGCTTTTTGCAAAATTTAATCTAATAGTAAAAGTGGACTGCCCTTCGCTACTATTATAAAATTCAATTAAATCTAAAGCGCCCCACTGATTATCTACTGTATAAACTCTAGTTCCTGGAAGCATGGTCCATGAAACACTAAAACGTTTTTTGTCTGCGACAAAGAATTTACGCAATGAACCATTAGCCATTCTTTGCGATTGTTCAATTCTTTCTATATCTATTCCGATATCGCTTCTGTTATGCTCAGATAATTTAATCCAAGCTTGCGTTGTATCTGATGGGTCGGCATATAAATCTCTTGCATATACCTGAATAGCAGATCCTCTAGGCAAGTATGTAGTTCTTTGGCCATTTGCTACATATGGGCTCATTAGTATCTCCTACTCATATTAATCTGTGTGCCAGATTTTCTTTGATCAAATTCCATTGCTGCCTTGAACTCTTCAAACAATTTTCTGCCATCGGCAGGAGCTTCTGCAAATTGCATTGTAACATTTCCAACATTATATACAGATCCGCCTGAAGCTGTATTATATGCTGCCATCCCCACTAGCTCTCCGCCATTATCATATCTTGGTACACTATAGTTTAGCATAAGTCCGCCAGATTTCATACCATTAATTCGGTCAAAGAATGGAACTCCTAATTTAGATACAGTATCTGCATTTACTATATATTCTCCATTGGATACTCTTACCATTCCGCCGTTTGAGTACATTCCAATTATAGAATCTGATGTGCCAGTTCCTGGTCCACGCAATAGTCCACCAGATGCTTTTCCTGGAGCTATTGCTATAACCTTTTTTGCCGTGGTGGTGGTTGCTATAGCTTTTTGTCCATCGCTACCATACTGCATTGGGTCGGCGTCTATCCTATAAGAATATGCCCCATACTTTACAAATTTACCTTTAAGTTCTGCAGGAGTCATGCCAGATTCTATTAATGCATTAATTAATTTAGCTTTAGATTCATCTGTGAGAACTCCTTTATCTTTTGTAGCAAGTCCTGCGGGTAGGTTAGTCATAAATGGATTATCTTTAGCACCAGTTCCTGTTGATTGTCCTTGTATTTTCTTGCCACCAATAACAATATCTCCAGTAGCATTTACAGTAACACCTTTTGTAGCCATAACTGTATCTATATTTTGACCATACTGTTCTAGTAAATCTAATGCAGTTTTACCTATATCGTTTGGAACAAATGTTGAGCCTTGGTAAGATCCTCCACCTGGTACATTAACTCCTGCATTTTTTGCCTCTGTTAAAAATTTTGCTGCTAAATCTTTAAATTCTTGACTTGTTTTATATGCTTCAAGATTATCTTTATGCAACTTTATTGCAACTTGAAGATTTGTCATTGCGGTGTTTACTGAATCTATTTTAGTTTTTTGATTATCATACTTTTTAGATATGCTGTTTAAGCTCTCAGATGCTAATGCTGCAGCATCTGACATTTTCTGTTGAGCCGCTTCAATTCTAGCTTTTTCTGCTTCAAGAGGAGCAAGATCTTTTAGTCTACGATCTTCTATTTGTTGTTCAGCTAATGTTACCTGTTGTTCATTTTGAAGTTTGCGAAGCTCTATTTGTGCCTGTGCAGCACCGCCAAAGTCTCCTGAAGCAACTGCTTTTTCGTATTCAATCTTCTGCTGCTGAATGCGAAGAGCCATATCTTGTGCTTGTGCCTCTTCACGTAAAGCTTTCTTTTTAGCTTCTGCAACTTCATTAATTTTTTGAATTTCTTTATCAAGAGCTTTAAGTCTATCCCTTGTATTTATTTGCTCTTTTACGCTTTGACCCTTTGTAGCTTTTTCTAAATCATCTTTTTGTTTCTTAAGTTTCGCAAGATTATCATATTGAGCTTTTAGCATTCCGCCTTTATTGACTTCTGCAACTGCTTGTGATGTTGCTATTTGTAGTTTATAAACAAGGTCAACCTGCTCTGCATTCATCTTAGATAAATCTCCAGAAAAGCCCATAGCAACAAGTCTTAATTTTTCATATACGCTTACGGCGGTATCAGTTGATCTTACAAACTTTTCAATTTCTGGATTTTGTTTTTTAAGTTCAGCAAGAATGTTTGGTCCAATTTGTTCTTGCTTAGACATACTATTAGCAATTTTATCTAATTGTTCTCTTTCAGCATTATATCTAGCGGTAGTTTCATCAAAATTTGTTTTGTTTTTTTCTGCAGCTTTTTTGCTTTTATTGTAAAGGTCCTCTACTCCTGTATTAATTGCTGTTAATGCAGTATTTAATTGAGCAGCTTGATCTTTTGTACTTTCAGTACCAGTAGATCTAATTTTATTAAATGTTTGTAAAGCACTAACTGCGGCAGTTTGAGCATCAATAATTGCCTGGAAGTCCTTTGTATTAATTACTTGATTAGCCATGCCAGATTTATTTGAAAGTGAAAATAGTGTATAAATTCTCTTTGTTGCTTCTTCTGCGCTTAATCCAGCGGCCATTAACTGTTGTTTTAATTCGACAGCGACTTGACCAATTTTTTGTTTATTTGTTGCATTAACCATTTTAATTTGATCTGACATTGTTTCTTTAATTTCTTTTCGTAGCTTTTTATACTCAGAAATTGTCATTTTAAATGGGGTATTAGCTGACGCCATATTTTCATAAGCTGACCTATTTTGATCATTCATTAATTTTTGTGCGGCAATAGCGTCTTTAATTTTTTCTTTATAGTCTGTAAATTGAAGGCCTGCTTTTGCTGCCGCCTCTTTTGTTAAACCAAACTCTACAGTGCTAAGCCTTTGAGTTTCATTATAGTTTTTCCAAACCTTTATACCTGCAGCAACTACTGCAGTTCCTGCTGCTAATGCAAGATTTAGTCTAGTTACTCCCGCTAATGCCTTGCCAGCTATGGATGTAAATTTGCTTGGACCTTCTGCCATATTTGCAATTCCACCTGCAAAACGAGTTCCAGCAAATACTGATTGACGCATTCCTAATCCGCCAATTGGCATTGATGGTCCAGATGGAGTAAGTCCCATTTGCTCTGCAAGTGTTGGTCCATATGCAGATGGTCCTGGCAATCCTAATCTTTGTGTAGCAGATATTCCAGAACGACCTGATCTTCCCATCAATAGGTCTGGGATCATGTAGCCGAGCATTCCGCCAATCATTGATCCGCCTGCTCCAAACCTAGAGCCAATTGTAGATCCTGCCATTGAACCTAATGATCCAAGCAATAGGCTTCCTAATATTCCTCCACCTCTTATTCCGCCACCAAGCTGATATCCTGGAATCATTCCGCCACGGTTTCTAAATACTGTTTGAGAAACTTTAGATAGATATGGGGCGGAACCAACAGTTCCCGTTAATGTTCCTCCTTTACCAGAAATTCCTTGTAGTATTGCCATGTCTTTTTCTGATAACCAACCCTTATTCCATGTGATTGCATTAGATGCAATTGTTGGCATAGCAGTAAGTAAAAATCTAGGATTGAATGTTCTCTTGCCGCCCTGTAGATCTCCTTTAATTATATTAGAATTAAAAAAGTCTACTGTAGATGCATATAGTGCTCCTTTTGCTTTATCACTTAATCCTGGAATATGTCCAAAGAATTTTTTACCTCCATTGACATCAAGTGATTTAATTCTATAAACTCCAAGAGCATCTTGACCTTCGTATGACTTTCCTTCAAATTTAAATTTTGCTCCAAGTCTAGCAAGAACTGTAGCTCTTTGAATTCCTCCGCCGCCAATGTAACCAGGAACTCTTCCTCCACGGTTAGCAGCAAATGGCATAGTGTATTGAGATAGTTCTCTTGCATTTTGTACAATAGCAGACTGCTCTGCTTTTTTAATAGACTCTGCCCAAACTCTTTCGTTTATACCTTTTGAAGGCAATATATTTTTTAATTTGTTTGCTGCAGCTGATGCTATTCGTCTTGCGACTTCAGGTGGAATTCCTTTGGATGCTAAGAAGTCTAGCAAATTGGTCATCTGGTATCCTTGCATTCCAGCAAAATCTTGTCTGGTTGCTGTACCTGCACCTATCTTTGTATTCAATGCGCCATCAATATGTACAACGGAGCCAGGTAATACCTGCGCTACTCTTCCTTCTTGGATGTATCTTAAAGCATCTTTTCTACTTCTTCCAGTTGGAGTAAATGATCCAGAAAGCTGAAACCTGCTAAATATATCTTCAAATGTGCTTGTAGGATAAGATCCTTGCGATGTCCTAGAGCCAACATTTCTTAAGAAATCTCTTGATACTCCATGAGCACCTATCATTGAAGATAATGAAGATAACTCGTCATCTGTCAAATATCCTTTTTGTTGTAATCCTGGTAGTAGAACTCCGCCTCTTGCTGCGCTTCTTGACATAGATTCAAAATTAAGTTGATTTGGAGTAAATGCCTGCCGTCCAGATCTTTCGCCAGCAACCCTTAATCCAGAAATTGATTCTCTACGCATTTGCAATGCTCTAAGCAAAGGTATTACTCCGCCGATATTTCTTTGTACTGGAACAACTACAGCTCTTCCTTCATTTAGAGCTCTCATTCCATCTGGATCTGATTGTGCTACATCTCTACGGATTACAAATTCGCCTGGTGTAAGCATTGCTGGAACAATATCAGCATTTATACTTGGTCCAGGTACCTGATCTCCATTATTATAAAATACTCCTCCGCCAGCATTTCTTTGTATAGGTCTTGTAGTTTCTATGCTGTATGGACCGCCAAATGTTTTAGTTTGTGTTGCACGTCCAACCGCAGCCATGACATCTTGGAATGATCCTTGACGGAACATACCACGAAGATTTGGTTTGCCAGAGACGTCCACAACTGGCTGATCTATAAGTGGAGCTTTTGTTAAATCAATTGTTCTGCCACGTCCAGCAGCATATTGACTTACTTGAACTCCCATCATTCTTTCAAGATCAGCATTTACTGCAATAATTGCTGCTCGTGCCTGCTCAACATTTAATTTACCAGCACGAAGGTCTGCAACAATTGCAGCAGATTGTGTTGCAGCATTTTGGGTAAGTCTTTGCGTTATAGGCAATATATCATCAAATGTATCAATAAATTCTCGTGAGACTTGTCCGCCCAAAGAAATTGTTTTCTTTAATTGTTCAATTTCTTGTTTGCTTTGCACTCCAAGTGTTGCCATAAGGGCGGCATATCTAGCATGTTCTCCAGCAACAACTCCTGTTGAATATCCTCCAACTGATGTAAGGCCTTCGATGTTTGGAAGTCTTTCTGACATCATTATCTGAGGGGTTCTTCCAAGCTTTCTATTTAATGGAATAGGTTGCATGGTTAATCCAAATATTGTTGATGGATTATTTGGATCTCTAGGATTTAGATGCGCTGCAGCTCTTGATTCTCCGCCAAGAAGTGGATGCTCTGGATCTACCATTCTTGGTCCACCCATAGTCAATATTGGAGATCCACCAACTGTTGTTACTACTTTGCCAGCACCTGTTCCTGCTGCAGATATTCCTGTAGCATTTTTTTGTAGCAAAACTAAATCTTCATTTAATTTTTCAATTGCTAGGCTAAGAGTTTTTGCTGCTGCTGCATCTGAATAGAATTCGTCTGATAGTTGTGCGCTAGCAGCACGAGCTGCCATAAGCTCTGGTGTTAAAAGTTTAAATCCTTCTGCACCTTTAAATAGAGCCTTAAAGTGTCCAAGGCCTTTAATAATATATCCAAAGAAGTTGGCAAGAACACCAGTAAGCATAATTACTGGTCCGATAATTGCTGTAAATGCACCTCCAAATGCCATGATCTTTTTAATCGGATCTGGGAGTTTGCCAGCAAAATCAATTATCTTGCTAAGAACATTTACTAGCTTTGTTCCAATATCTAGGAATTCATCTCCAACACCTGCGAGTTCTGCCTTTAGTCCTTCTACTGCTCTACGATATCTTCCTGAAGCTGATTCTGTTACTGCCGCCAATTCTCGTCCTGCCACAGCTTCCAATTCACCAGCACTTGCTTTCATCAAGTCTAGTACTTGAAGAGTCTGGCTTCCCTGACGTCCTAGATTTTCAAATAATGCGTTAAGACGTGAAAATTGGAACTTACCAAATAATTGTTCAATTGCTTGCTGTTTTGATAATGGATCTAATCTATCTAAGGCTGACTGTAGTGCTAGTAAAGTTCCTGTAACATCGCCAGCGTTATTCTTAACAATACCTAAAAGATCAATTCCAAATCCCTTAAATTTATCCACTGCAACATCTGTTGGGTTAATTAAAGATGCAAGGGCAGACTTTAAAGCGTTTGCACCTTCTGATGCATTTACTCCGCCTTCACGCATAGCAGTCAAATAAAGAGCAAGATCTTGTACGCTTCCGCCTAGTCCCTTAATTACTGGTCCAGCTTTTGGAATTGCTTCCACCAAGTCATTTAGAGTTGTTGAAGTTTGGTTTTCAACTGCGTTTAAGAAGTTAATTGTTTCTGCTAATTCTTGCGTATTAGATTTAAATGCTGATTGAATTGCTAGTGTTGCCTTCATTGCTTCTTGACGATCTACTTCACCAAGAACTGCAAGACGTGTTGTTTCAGATACTGAAGAAAGCAGTTCATCTCCAGTTTTTCCAGTAGCAGCTATATCAGCAGCAAGACCTATTGTTTCCGCAAAATTAACACCCATAGCAGAAGACAACTCTTTTGCAGTTGCAGCAACTTCATTTCTAATCTTAGTTAATTCTTGTGATGATGTTCCTGCGATATCGCCATATACCTTAGTTAAACGAGTTAATTCTTGATCTGCAACTTTAAATGCATCTGCTGCTGCTTTGCCAAATGCAGCTAATGGTAAAGTTAATCCTACTGTTAACTGACGACCTGCCCACTGAGTATTTTTACCCCAGTTAATAAGTTGAACTCCGCCATCTTGAATAACCTTATTCATAATCTGAAGTTCTTGCTTCAGTAATGCTGCTTTATTCTTTGTTAAATCTAAGCCTCTTGGAATATGAACATTATATTGCATCAACCCCTGTGCATTTCTGCCAAGGGGTTGCAATACAGCATTTTGCATTTGTACCTGTTGTTTTGCCAGGTCTCTTATTAGTCCGCCATTTGTTCTTGCATGTTCTTGATATGTTCTAAAGTAGTCTCTAAGTTTTAATCTTCCGCTATCTAAGTTGCGACCAAATTTTTCTACATCTGATGTTAGGCTGACGAAATGTGTAGAAAATTGACCAGTCTTACGCATTGATTCTGAAAACATTGCGTTTGTAGCATCGATCTGACCAGCAAGCGCTCTATTGGCGCCAGCAAACTCTTGTTGTAATCTAGACAGGCTGTTAGTAACTCTCTGCACATCTGCAATGAGTTGTGAAAAATCAGAATTAGCAACTATACTAGTTACTATTTTTTCGTCAGCCATCTATATTACTTTTTACTCCTTAGAGTATCCAAGACCTGCTCCGATTCCGAATCCAGCTTCTGCTGCTAATGAACCTTGTAAAGAAACAACATCATCTCTTGATGCTTCTATACCCATAGCCCTTAGTCGGATATCATCAAAGGTTGGACCTTTGTTTTCTTGATCATCCTTAATGTCGACTCCTTGTAAAGATGCCAAGAATATTCTGTTGTCTTTTTCTCTCTTGTGTATAGATTCTACTGTTTCCAGTAGCTCTGGTAGAGAGAGATTTTCTTCTAGCTCTTGGTAATTCTTCCAAGCTCCTACAAGAAAAACTTGTTTTACTAAAGCGGCAAGGTCTAGTTCTGACCAGCCAGAACCGCCGCCGCTATTAGATTTGGGTCTTCTAGTTTAATTCCTCCACATACTTCTAGAATTCTGTTAATTGTTGGAACATCTAGAGCCTCTTCTAAAGCGTCACGATCTTTTACCAAGTCTGGTAGTTGAGTCTCCAAAGCAATAGCACAAGCGTCGATTAATACGCTAAGCGATTCATTCTCTGTAGTAACTTCTTGAGCTTTATTCATGGCTGTCATGAATTTTCTTAGTTGTTTAATTGATAATGGCTTCAACTGTACGGTTGCGCCATTCTGTAGTTTGATATCTTCTACGTCGTATACTGTAGTAGCCAATTTATCCTCCTTGGATAGTTATAAACATTATAACAAATACATTTTATTAATACAAGCACAAAACCCCCATAAAAATGGGGGTTTTGGCAATTAAATTGAATTAATTATGCGAGTACACGATCAATAATCTTGCCGTATTCTGCTCCGACGTAGTTAGCGTCTGGAAGAAGACGGAAGGTCACTGGGAATGTAGTTGGGGTATTACGTGCAAGTGTGAACTGAGTCTGTTGTACAGAGAGAACACGACGAGCATAATAAACACGCTCAGTTGTTGCTGATGTTTCTGGTGATCCCGACTTGTATGTTGGAGCTTGTCCAACTGCAAATAGCTGGCGCTCTGTTGGAGCACTACCTAGTGCACCTGCTTCAAGACCTAGGGTTAGGTCTGCGCTGGTGCCTGCATACTGATCAGTTGATGCTGATCCGCTCTTCTTAAGAGTATCGCTCTTTTGTCCGAATACTGTAAGAACGTTCTGCAAAGTTCCTTCTGTCATTTCAGTCATAATCATGACCTGCATAGCAGACTTGAACAATTTAGCAGCATCTAGAAGCTGATCCACTGTAACATCTTCGTATGTTGGGTTATAAGTGATCTGGAGACCATTGTTTGTAAAACCAACGTTACGAACTGACGCTGCAGCGTTCAAAGTTGTTGCTGCAGTTGTACCATTTACCAACGTAATTGTACCGCCATCAAGAAGATTTTCGGTATATGTTGGGTCTGTGGAGTCCTTTACAGAAATGTAAACTGGAGCTGCACCGACAATAATGTTTTTGGCATCATTAATTTTTGCCATTGTTTCTACCTCCTAATTTAAAAATTTAGTTGTTTGAGCTGGCTAGGCTCTTTCCTCTTTCCTCTATGTCCAATTTTAGGCCATTAAGGGTCAAAAGGCAAACCTATTAAATATACCTGCCTGATGAGTTTGTGCTACGGGAATATTGAGCCTCAAGAATGATATCTGCAGAATAAAACCCTTGTAGCTCCTCAGAAGGAGCAGTAGGGGACATGTCTGCGACATATATACTATGGAATTTAAACTTTTCTGAATTGAACCCAGCAGACTTATTTATATCTTTTGCAGACTCATCCATTCTTCGAAATTCATCTATCATGAAGTTTCTAATCTCATTTATCTCTGAGAAGTCTGTTGAGTACACTGTAAATAGAATTTGTTCGGTGCATATAAGCCATAAGGTATCATATGAGACGCCTATCTTATCGTAGACTATATGCTTCTTCCCGCTCAAAAATTGATTCATTTCTGGAGTTTGTTGAACTGGGAATATTGGAATTATGTTCTCTCCTAGATTATCGCTCCAATATGCATCTGCATCAAATATGCCCAAGGTTGTCATTCTGCCCCATAGATATTTACGAAGCTCAAGCATTGAATCTAATTTATAGTTTACTGTCATAGCGCCCCTCCAAATGCTGATGCTAGTGCTGCGTCTGCTTGAACAGACAAAGTATTAGGACTAAATGAATATTTAACTGTTCTAATTTCGGCTGGTAGTTTAAGAGCCTTCGACATAGATCTATTAAATAATTGTTGGAACCCAGATTTTTTTATGGACGCATTAACTAGATTAGATTTAAAGAATCTTGAATAAGTCATCATAAATGAATTTCTTACACTAGCCCCGCCTGGGCTTTTAACGGTCACAGAGGCGCCTTCTGGCATAAAGACTGTATAATCATTAGTTTCAAATACTAAGCGCTTAGAATGGCGTGGAGCAATTTTAAGAGGCATTCCAGCTTCCATCACAGAAGCTTTTTTAGTAAATACATGTCTACGATTACCTTCTGTTGAGGCAAATGTTTTTGAAGGCATAAATTCATATGATACAGAAAATCCAAGACCCTCTGTATTTAATTTATTTAGTTTAAATAGTCTAGCTGATGGGTCTCCAGTCTGCCGCCATTCATAAACATGATGCAAAGATTTTGGCTTTACTCTAGCCTGTGCGTCTACAAATTCTGCAAAGTCTTTATCTATTTGATTAAATATAATTTCTCTAAATTTATTTTTAAATGCTGCGTTTGATGATAGTTTACTCACTACTTGAGCATTATAATAAACATAGGCAGATATTTGAGCAACCAAACTTTCTTTAAATACCTTACCTTTAGATGCAGTCATTAGTGATCTTAATCCACTTGATGCTTGTACTAGGGGAATACTATAGTCCAATGTTCTGATTCTCCGATCTCTTCAATACGGAGTTATATGATATAACATTTCCAAATCCATCTGTAACTGGGGTGCTGCCTATTACCTCAAATACTGTTGGAGTATCTGAAGGGTAGTTTAACTCTACCCAAATTGGATTATTTTTTGAATCACGTATGTTTGTAATTTTCTCTCTAAAGGTTAATCTATCAGCAGTTCTTACTTGAAGAATCTCTTCGTTTGTATATTTAGTTCCAAAAGATTGGATACTATTTGTTCTTGTAGAAGATGAATTGCTAATAACTCCTTTTGCAGAGCAGTCTATAGTTTTATAATACTGCCACTCTTTTACTATAGCACCAGTATCTGCATCTTGTAAATCATTTTGTCTATAGACGTCCATCTTCATGGACAATAAAGAATCTAATAGGTCTATCATATTACAACCATAGTGGTAAGCACATATGGGTATAATAGTTGGTCTGCATAGGCGTTACCTGTTCCTTTATAGGCATCTGATGAATACTCAAAATCCCAGTCGAATGTAGAAACGCTTTTAACATATTTGTTGGTCCATACTTTATCTTTTGCAAAGTAATCGCCCATCAATTGAATGCATGCTTGCTCAACATTGTCTGGAACTTCCGCCCATCCAAATTTGCCAGCGACTTTATAGCGAACATCTTTTCTAAATGCTCCGTATCCAAAATTATCATTAATTGTTGGAGGTACCATACCATTCGCAATATATACAGTATTGTCTAGAGCTTGACTTCTGTCTACTCTTAGACCAAAACCAGTTTCAGAAACAAGCGGATCAAATATCCAGTTATTTTCATTATTGATATTATCAACAAGCAAAATGTCATTTCCATAAAGCTCATGTAATGTATCTAATTTAAATGGAAGCGGTAGCAAGTCTGAGCCTGCGCCATATGCTATTTGAACATCATCGTACAAATAAAATTGCTGACCTGTATGATTTTCAATTACTTTACGTGCATACTTCTCTGCCATTATAAGTTCATGATATGACTTATAGTTTGGGTCTGCTGGATCTACCGCTATTCCTAAATCTTCTACTGCTTCGGATATTGAAGCATATGGCGTTACAACGTCTACAAAAGTATCATGGCTGACATTTGAAGAGCTTATCGCATATTTCCATCTTAATTTAAGATTTTTATTTCTATCTGTTAAGGCAAAAGGAATACCAATTTCGTATGAGCCAGGATCTACTTCTGACTTTGCTGCAACAACATTTGTTGCGACTGGAGTAGACGGGCTTATTGCAGGTGTTACTGCTGGATCCTGAGTTATATCATAGATATCTACTAGGACTGATCCATCTGCATCTACTATTTGTCCGCCCCAGAATATTTTAGTCTTTGCTGGTGCGTAACTATTCTTATAAACCTCTGCCATTTAATTGGCTTAGTTATAGAACTCCTGAACTTCTTTTGGAGTAGCCATAACAAAACCTTCCTCCTTATCAAAAATTGCCTGGGCTGTATCTTTGTCCATAGCAACGAATGGGTGTTCTTTTGTAAATGTGTGTCCTAGAATATCGTATCTAAAGTTAGCACGAGTCATTTTAACTAGAACTAAGTCTTCTTGTTTGACCTGTTTTGCTTCTGGCTTTTTCAATTCAGCAGCATTCATCTCTTCTTCTTCTTCCTCTATGCCCTTGGCCTTTTTATAGATGGCCCAGGTTACGCCTTCTTCTGCGAGTGCAGCAATAATATCTTTTTTACCTTTTTGGTCTGTTACGTCTACTGCAAAGTCTTCCGCAATCTGCTTTAACTCTGCAACTTTTAATGTATCAAATGACATTAATTTCTCCTTTTATAGGTTATTTAATTATAGCATTAGTCAATTAAAAGGAAAAGCCCCCAAATTAATGGGGGCCTTTCAGCAGATCTAAATCCTAAATTAGGAAGCGACCTTAACGTTCTTAACAACAACCCATGCGTCTGCTTGCTCAATTTGAACGCCAACACGAGTATAGAGTGTATACTCAATTGCGTCCTTCTTTGGCCAGAAGAAACGGTAAACGGTTACATCACGCTTGATACCAATAACTACGTTATTTGGGAATGTCAAGTGGACGTCACCATGATTGCCAGTTTCGCCTGAGTAATCGCCATCTTGTGCTTCTGGAAGAAGTGGAACTTCAACAATCGGAATACCGAATGCGAATGGAGCCACATATCCAGCTGGGCCACCTAGAGGCTGTACGCCTTCTCCACGGATGATCGACGATGCGATATCTTGTGGGATGGTCTGGTTTGTTCCAATGCTATTTGCATACAGGAAGTCCTGAATCAAATTGGAACCAGAAAGGAAGCGAAGGTCGGAACGACGTTGCTTGTACTTACGTGGGAGTGCCTTGAGGGCGCTGTTGAAGAGTGCACGGCTGATACCAGCACCTGCAGCGTCTACAACGTGACCGTAGGTCTTTGCCTTCTTGACTACACCATCAAATGCCTTATAAAGGTTATCTGATGTAAGGGCGGTATTACCATTGAGGAGTACATCTTCAATGTCATTACCTGCCTGTGTTGCCATCATACGGGCAATATGATCTTCTAGATCTGGACCTTCGATATTGTCCTCAAGAGATTCTGTTGAAAGCTCCCAATCCAAGCGAAGCTTCTTTGTTGTAAGAGAGATCTTGGAGAAGGATACAGCAGAGTTTGAACCTGTGTTATCTGCTTCTGTAGCGAGAACCATAAGTTTCTCACCAACACCAATACGATCAATCTCGGTGGTGTCTGCTCGCATGCGAACAGTACGTGCCACCTTACCAATTACTGTTGCGTCAAACATGTAATCTAGGAAACGTGCGGACTGCTCAGGATTGAGTAGACCACCTTCTCCTTCAGACCCGATGTGGATACCAGTAGTAGCTACTGCTGATCCAGTCATGCCTGCTGTTACGGTTGTGTTTGCTGCAACTGCTTTTTCTAACATTTCATTGCTCATTATATTTTTCACCTACCTTTTATTTTAAAAGTTCATTCACGGAACCGAGGAAAGAACCGTTCCATTTTGATTTCTTTATTGTTACTTCCTGAGACCCGCCAAGGTCTGAGGACTTCTTAACTGCGGTCTCTGATTCTACCGCACCGACACGCTTTTCTACGCCATCAATCGTGTTCTTGATATCTTCTACAGCCTTTGAAAGTGCTGCATGTTGTTCTGCCAATTCTGAAATTCGTCCATCAACGCTCTTGCTGAAAGTTTCAACTGTGTCTTTAATAGCTGTAACTTGAGCAGCATTTGCTTCTGATGCCTTATTTAGAGTTTCTGAGAAAAAGCCTTTTAGATCGCCAAGCATCTTTGCAAAATCAGGTTCATCAACCTCAACTTCTGATACGTCGGCTGCTTTTTCCAGAGTTTCGGCAGAAGCGTCTTCAGCAGGCGCTGCTTCTTCAGCAGGTGCTGCATCTTCGGCAGGAGCTGCTTCTTCAGCAGGTGCTGCATCAACGACAGGAGTCTCTTCGACTGCTGCCAATGTTTCTGTGTTTTCTGACACTTCATTACCTCCTTCTGCGTTTGCCTGTTTTGCAATTTTGTTTGTATCAGGCAACGTTAATCTTGACTTGTGTAAATCAAGAATTCTATCTATTTCCTTTGCTTTGTTTGTATCATTTGATTCTACCCAACCGATCAAAGTTGCTGGCTTACCAGAGACTGGTGATACATATTCTGTGTCTGTGGACATGAATACAGAATCACTGTCTTCACAATAAAAAATATTCTCTACTTTTGTTTCTGCTGCAATTCCTTTAAACATTAATTGTCCATTCATCTTCTGAATTGACAAGATGTTGCATAGCTCATTTGCTGGAGAATCTACAACTGATAGCTCCATCAATGCATACTCTTTAATAAATCTTACTGGCTTACCTGTTGACTTATTGACTTCATTTTCTGAATCAATAATCTTTCCGCCGATTGAGAATCCTTGTAGAGTTCCGTCCAAAATCTTTTCCCATGTATCTTGTGCACCTTTTGAAATATATGCATCAACATAAACGCCATTGTAAAATTCTTTTGATTCTGGATCATAGTATGTTTCTGGCTTGAATGAAACCATCTTGCCAACAGCATTTGATCCATGCATTTCACGAATGTTTCCACGGAAAGATTCGAATGCTTTTAATGATGCATCTGCTGTAACTACATCTCCTGTTTGATCAAGATTATCTAGCGTAGCAAAACCAGAAACGGTGCGCTTTTCACGATTGACTTTTGTGAATGGCACCGACAAATTGATATTGTCGCCATTTGATGACCATAGAGATTTCTCAATATTCATATGCTTAATTTTATAACGTTATTATATATAAGGCAAATAATCAGTTGAGTAGTATTACTCAACCTGTCTGCCTTCACCT